TCTACGAAGCATGGCCGGATCACTTCCCCGTGGTGGACGGCAAGCAACCCGAGCCGCTGGGTACCGATGACATAGATACCCTCTGCGAAGAGCTGAACTGCGGACCGGCCCAACCCCCCGCCCCGCCTGATAGCAAGCAAGCCGCCTACATTGCCCAGGCGCGCTCCATCTATGCTAACGATGACCTTGAGATCGATGACCAAGCTGCGTTAAGCGAAGTCAACGAAGCTGGCCAGCCGAAAGGCGCATGGGTTGCGGCATGGGTGTGGGTAAACAAAGAAGAGGCAACCCCCGAGCCGGAAGACCTTGACCATCCACAAACAGATGAACATCTCGCCGTCTGCCCGGAGTGTATGCGGAATGCTGTCAATGCCGCTACGGAGACCCGCTTCGGAATCTCACAGCCGGAAGAGGACCCGGAGGTGGCAGCGGCAAAGGAGCGCGCCCGCGCCGTGCTGGACCCCATCAGCGAACCATTAACCCTACCGGCCCCGCCCCGCGCACAAGTGGTTATCGAAATCAATGAAGGTGTAGCAAACATTCACACCTGCCCGGAAAACATCGACGTGATGATTGTTGACTGGGATATGTTCGAGTGCGGGGATCACACCCTGACCGGCGAGAATGCCATCGACGAAGAACTCCGCGCATGGATCGAAGCGAACGAGCCGGAATGGTACGCAGAGCAGCTCCAGCGGGAAACGGCCATCGCAGAGGAAAAGATTCCGCTGCAAACCCGCAAGGCCCGCGCCGGGATGCTCCCCCATGATACCCAAAACGATGAGCCGGAAGAGGCGCAACCTTGCCAATGCAGCCATAAGGGATGCACCACCATGGTCAACCCGGAAGACCCCTACTACGCTACCCCGTGCGGCACCTATTGCAGTACGCACATGCGCGAACACCTGAAGAGCTGCGAAATCTGCCGCAATGAATTCACAGACTGAAAGGCTGAAAACACTTGCGCAGATCCCAGCGGACTCAATCATCCATGAGGGCCGGGTGACCGGCCCGCAACCCGCAACCAACCCCGGCCCCAGCCGGAGAAACACGAGGATCGACATGGAGTACAGAGTGAAGTGGGAGATTGATGTAACGGCGGACTCCCCGGAAGAGGCCGCCCGGCTGGCCAGAGCAATGCAGACCAGCCCGGATACAACCGCCACTGTCTTTGACGTGACGCCGGTATTGGAGCGCCCCGCCAAAACGCCCACAACCGTCCGCATCGACCTGGCAGAGCTGAGTAAAGCCCCCGCGCCCGTCTTGTGCCGCCATTGCCACAAACCCATCGTAAAAGACGGAGAAGACTGGGTGCATGAAGACGGGGCGAGCGGTTGCCTTATCACATGGCGGTCGACAGAGGAGTTGGCAGAGCCGGACGCCCAACCCGCCCCCATCCCGGCGGAGCCGCCCCCGGCCCCGCCCGCCGCATCGGAAAACGACTTTGCGGCAGCCCTGGTAGCCTTTGAAGCGGAGCAAGCAAAGCGCCCCGTGCATCCGATGGGCGATGGTGAGCCGGTATGGCTCGACATTCCCACCCCCGGCTGTGCCACGGATGACCCCAATGCATCTTGGGTACCTATCAAAACCTTCTCCGATATGCCCCAGGCCATCGCATACGCTCAGGAACACTTTGGAGCCGATGACCAGGGCCGCGTCTCTCTCTTGAGCGGCGGTCCCTACATTGCCCCTGTCTGCCCCAAGTGCGGGGGAACCTCCATTACAGCCAATGCGGGCGAAGACAATAGACCCGGCTTCCCCTATTGCCAGACCTGTAAACAACTGTTTGGAATCGGAGCGGATTACACCGGCTTCCGCGAGACCGAGCGCCGCATGATCGAAGGCCGGGAGTTGGTATTGATGAGGCGCGAAAGTGAGCAGATCATCGTTAACGCCAAAACCGGCCTAGTCGAAATGGACGAAGCGGAAAATGGCTTTGAGAGTTGGCTCAGCGAAGAGGCCAATATCCGGCAGATCGAACGCGAGACCCCGGTCCTTACCCCCGTCTGCCCCAAGTGCGGCGGTACCTCTATCACCATCCACGTGGACGCTGAAGCAACCTACGAGCTGAAGGGATGGGACCAGGCCGGCGAGATCGTAGCCGACTTCGCCGAGCCGGCAGACGTTGCCACCTACGATGACCGCCGCTACGAGTGCGACGGATGCTGCTACGCGAGCAGCGACGCCGCCGACTTCGCCCCGGACGCTGAAAAAAAGTAACCCGTCCGGAATCTGGACACTGGAGGCCCGGCCCCGCGCCGGGCCTTCCCTTGCTCAAAACCGCCATGCCATAGCCTCACCCCGCCCCCGGCAACCGCTCCTGGCGAATCCTAGAGCGCCCTTTCAGGCCGATTCACGCCGTCCTGCGGGGCCCGGCGAAATCGCCCCCGGCGGCGGGCCCATGCCGCTGGGGTGGCTGTCCACTGTCCACTGTCATTTTGATAGCCGGCCAAACCAAACGCAACATAACCGGGGCACAGCCCCAGAAAGTGAGTACACCCCATGAGTACACGGGGAGCGGTAGGAGTTGAGCGCGGAATGGCGCGGCGTCTACAACCATTTCGACAGTTACCCCACGGAGCTGGGCCGGGAACTCTATGAGCATCTGATCCGGCAGATGACCCAAGGCCAACAGACTCTCGCCGAGATCGGCGAGTCCATCCTGAAATTCGATGACTGGCGCAACTATCTCAAGGGCGGCGTCTGCGAATACTGCGGGCAGGTCGCCAGCCAGCCCCACGATATTGCGCTGGGTTTGATGAGCAAGGCCAAACCGGGCAAGGTTCCCGATCCCCATTGCAAGCATCACCAGCATACGCCCCTGGATGAAACCTACTACTTCACCCAGGCCGACTTGGCCGACACGGATCTGGAATGGGTCTACATCCTCAACCCCGCCGCCAACGCAGTACACGTCCTGGACCTGCGCCGCGGCCCCCACCCTACCCGGCATATCGGCGACATGACCTTTGATAGCGCACCGGATTTTCCCGCCCTGGAATGCGGTCCCAACCTGGAGCGCTGCGGTCACATGGCATGGAAACACTTTCCCGAGATCGAAAAAGACCCCCGCCAGAACCGGCTGAACACACAAGAGTATCTAGGGCTGGCGCCATTGGAAGACCGCCATTCTGTCTGCGCCTATCTCATCGGCGGCAAGCGCTACACGCCGGCCGGGAGCGGCGTCAACGGGGCCTATGTCTATTCCATGCGCTCCCTTCGGGCGGAGATCCGAAAGCCCGATCCCCGCGCCTGGTATGAGTTGCTCCACTGCGGAAAGATCAAGGCGTACTTTCCCGTGGCCCGCTTCACCGGCAACGGCCAGGAAGAGCCCTACCCCGGCGTAACCTGGGTCTTTCCGCCCACCCGCATCAACCCCAACGAAACCCTCAAGAGCCTGGAATCGGCTGCGGCCTGAGCCGCCGGCCGCTGTACGCTGTCATTTGATAGCCAACCAAACACACCCCCGGCCCGGCCGGGAGAAAAACGAGGATCGAAATGAACTCAGCAATCAATTACGCCGCCCGGCTCACCTTGCTTTTGAGCAAGATCGGCTATGATTCCCACCCGGTCGAAAACGGTTGGGAGATACCCGAGCACCCCGCCCGTTACTTGGCCATAGAAACAGCCGATGAACCTCTGTGGGCCATGAACTCTGAAACCCTGAAGGTAATGGCCGTTGAGATTGACGCCAGCGACACCCAGCGCACCGCTGTAACCGTCTGGGATCTGGACACCGGCAGACAGTATGCGCCCATCACCCAGACCACGGGTTTCTTCTGCCTGACCCAAGGCGTACTGGAAACCATCAACGTTGCAGACGCCGCCTCGGCAACCACGCCCGCCGACCACGGCATCCTTGCGGAGCAGCAGGCCAACTTTGAGGCGGCCGGAATCACGCCGGCCATGCTGGACGCGGCAGCGCAGTATAGCGAAGCTGACGAAGTGGCAGACGCCGCCCCGGCCAACACCACAGACCATCAATTGCTTGTCTTTTCCCTGCAAGACGGCCAAGCCTCTTGCTCATGCGGCGGGTGGAGTTTCACTTCTACGGGAAAGGTGACGAGGGAACACGTAGAAGCAGAACACAGCTTACACGTTCGCCAGTTCGCGGCTACCCCAAACCCGGCGCCGGCCGATCTGATCGCCGGAATTGCCAAGACGCAGCTCGGGATTGAAACCTTGGAGACCCGCAACTCTGACCGTCTCGACTTTCACGAAGTAGCGGTCTGGCAAGTGAAAGCGGCTCTGGAAACCGCCTACCGGCACGGCGCGCCTACAGCCCCGCCGGCGCCCGCCCGGCCCTGTGAGCACATCCCCCGTAACCAGGGCGTGATGCAGACCGTGTGCGAGAGATGCGGCGCCGAACTTTTCTACAATGCGGCGAATGACACATGGAAGGCTCTGGATGATTGCGCCCATGAAACCGTGGAGTGGGACCCCATCGAGACCCAGTACCAAGCCGATGGCACAGCGCTTCCTTGGCAAGAGGGCACCTGCTGCGAGTGCGGACGACGGGTGCAGCTCGACTACCAGCCCCAGTCACCCCACATCGTCAACGAGTAACCGGCCGAGATCCCGCGCGGCGTTTTTGATAGCGGACCAAATCAGCCCGTCCGAATTCTGGACGACCGGCAATAATCCATGCTCAAGTACGAATGTAGTTGACATTCTACTCCGAGAAGCGCACCGTATTTGATAGCGGGGTCCCCGGCGATAGGTCCACGTCGCTGGGGTGGTTTGATAGGCGACTAAACGCACCACCAACCGGCGCACAGCGCCAAGAAAACTGAGGCAACTATGGATTTAGGCAAGGAATACCGAGCCAAGGTTTTAGCCGGCCTTCCGCCGATGGCCGAAGACGCCGTCTGGCGGGCCATCGATCATCACCCCAACGATATGGACCCATCGTTGGGGACCCCGAGTCCAGACGCGCGACCGGCCCCGATCGAGTGCGACCGCGTGGGCATGTGCGGAGAGGATGCCGTCTGGGCCTCGCGGCAGGGGAGTCTCTACGTCTGCAACTACCACCGCTTCCTTCTTGAAGTCGAGCGCACCCTGCAGTCGATCGGCGCCGAAACCATCACCATCAACCATTAGCCTCTGGCTAGAAGCTAACAGCGAAGAGCTGCTCTTTGATAGCGGGCCAAATCAACGCAACATAACGGGTGCGCAGCGCCAGAAAGAAGCAAAGATGATGAACAAACCTTTGATCGTCATGGTCGTCAGTGGTTTTCTTGCCGCAACTGCCCTTCTCATCTTGGCGGCAACTGCCCTTCTCATCTTGGCGGTCGCTTTGTTGTCCAGACCAGCTCCCCGCGTCGGCTGGCGCACCAGCCCCCAGCTCGCCGGCGGCCAATGGACGATCTGGGTCCAGACCCCGCCCTGTGAGGCGCCGGCCGGGAATCTGCATGTGGACCTTCCCAAATTTTCCGGTGAGCCGCTGATCGTGATGTGCGATGCGCTGCCCGTGCCCGTGAAGCAGAGTCGTTAGCCTTGAGCTTTTAGCTGAGAGCTAGGAGCTGCCTTTTGATAGCGAACCAAAACCAACCCAGCCCGGCAGGGCAAAGCAGGGCTCCCGGCGATAGGTCTTCGTCGCTGGGATGCTCAGAAATCCGAGGGATACGAAGTGACCGAATGGTGGTACCTGTCGTTTGCCGGCGGCGGCTTTCGCGGCGCCTGTTTGGTGCGCGCCACCTCCCCGGCCGACGCGGTGCGGGAAGCCCATGCGCTCAAGATCAACCCCGGCGGCGAGGTGCTGGCCGCTCCGCTTTCCAAGCTCAATGTTCCTCTTCCGCCGCCGGAGTTCCGGGAACGTCTGCTGAGCAGGGAAGAAGTCTACACCTGCTGGCCCGACTCGAAGACGGCGGGCGAACTGGCCGACGACGCCGCCCGGCGATCCGGGCAGAACTGAGGAAGGAACAGATCATGGGAAAGGGACATCGCGACAATTACGCAGCCCGCAAAAAGCGTGGACCGGAGGCGTTCGCTAAGAAAGCGGCGCGGCGGGCGCCAGACAACAAGGTCAAATGCAACCTTTGCGGAACCCCGACGCGGCCCCATAAGTTGCAAGGCGGCCTATGTCCGCCATGCTTTGCAGGAAAGCGGTGAACCATGAGCGATCAAGTAAAGCGTAGCATCGCCCCCAACCAGCCCGACTTCGCCGCCCGCCGCGCAACTATCGACGAGTGCATCCCGGCCAATGCGCCCGCGCGGGAAGGTTGGCAAATCCCTGATGAGCCGCCCCGTTGGCTGATGCTGGTACGCGACTCGAAATTAGCCGTCACCTTCGCCGGCCTCTACGCCGATCTCAAGATCGTCGCCGAAGTCATCGACCTGATGCACCCCCAGCCCGTGCAGATCGACGTGGTGGATCTCGACGAGCACAAACTCTACCAGCCGGAGCGCAAGACGGTGGCCTTCGTGCAGCCCAACCGCGCCGTGGAGTCGAGGATTGAAGTGTGAGGAAGACAATGAAGAAGTGACCAGTGTTGAGTGCGAGTGTGCAGCGCCGTGTTTTCACACTGTTCACTCGTCGTACCGTGTAAAAACCCGGTTTCTGGAGGGCCAGCACAATGAATTGGACCATCTTTCTCGTAGCGGTTGGAGGCGCGCTTTTGGGTGCTGCCGGTGTATTCCTCTTCCAGTTCTTCGCGGCGGAGAAGTGGCCGTCCCGGCCGACCCCGCGGGATCTGCGCAACTGCGCCCTGCTTCTGGCCTTCCTGCAGCGATCATTCCGCGGAGCGGTCATCGGCGACTTGAGGATGGACGAGCTGACGCAGAGTCTCAAGAACCTTCTCGAATCCCTATGGGGGGCAGAACAGCCGTGAGCGTAAAAGTCACCACCAAAACCGTATACCGCTGGCGCTGCCAGGCCCCCGGCTGCCCGCGCCAGGGCCGGCGCTGGACGGCGCGCAAGGAAAAGCGCCCCCAAGTCTGCCCCACCTGCCACAGCCACCGCTGGGACGGCGTCGACCGCCGTAACAAAAACGCAGTCGCCGCCCAGAAACCGGAAAAGATTCTGCTGACCTTCTATCGCTGCACCTGCGAACTCCCCGGCTGCCCCGGCAAAGGCAAGCCCTGGGACACGCGGGTTGAGCCCAAACATGGTAGCCACTGCAAATGGTGCCACCGCACTTCGTGGAATGGCGTCGATCGCCGCCGCAAGGAATGGCGTCAACCCTCCCTGCCAGCTCCTGATCCCAGCGCACTGATAGTTGATCGCCGCCGCAAGGACTGGCGCCAGCCCTCTTTGCCGGCTCCCGATCCCAGCGCATTGATAGCGGAACAAAACAGTGGACAGGGAACAGTCGACAATGGTCAGGCCGGCGCCAAGTCGCCGGGGCAGCAGACGGACGCCATCGCCACAACGGGCGGGCGCGTGACCATCGCCAGACCCGCCGGCACTGGACACGCCCTGGGCTGCAAATGCACCGTCTGCCAGATGGCGAAAGGCGCCATCAAACTGCCCAGGCCGGATAAGGTCAGGAGCATCGAATGATCGCCCGGCCGGAAAAACACATGACCTGCGCCTCACATTCGCTTGAGATGCGCATTTACCATTCCACGGGCGATAGACCCACCCGTTTGGGATCTCGCTTTTTATGAGGAGGAACAATGGAGAATAGCTTCAATCGCCGCCGGCGCATCACTCCCCAGGCGGGACGCGCGCTGGTGATCCTAAGCCACGCCATCGAGTACCTGGCCGACGAATTTGTCCAAGAAGGCGACCAGCTCTCGGCACTCGACGGCCGGGTGCAGGCCATGCAGTTGCTCAAGGCGCTCAATCGCCAGGTATACTGCGAGTGCCCGGTGGCGCTCACCTTTGCCGAGCGGATTCAAGCCCTGCTTTCGAAAATCTGGCCGGCCGGCTCTTCCAGGGGACAGTAGGTAGTGGTCAGTGAACAGTGGACAGTGTGAGAAAGGAATCTGCGATGAGCAACAGCAGTTCGGGTTGTGGATGCCTGTTCTTCGGCGGCATCTTCCTGCTCTCGTTCGCTGGCTGGTGCCAGCATCTCTACACCTGCTTCAACGAACGCCTCTACGGGTTTTTGATCGCGGGAGCGATCTTTTTCCCCGTCGCCGTCATTCATGGCTGGGGAATCTGGCTGGGCCTCTGGCACTGAAATACAGTGGTCAGGCAAAAACCGGGGTCCCCAACGACGGGTCCATGTCGTTGGGGTGCAAAAAACGGCCCACGGGCCTCTTCGTTTCTCGTGGGCCAGCGCTCTTTCCTGCTCTTGTCCTGCCGCCTATCCTGCGGCTTCGCCCGCACAAAGTCAACACCAAAAAAGCGGTGAAGAAGTGAATCCGGAGCCGTTCACTCGTTCACTGTCGGCTGATACGTTCCAGCCAGCAGCGCCGCCGCGATCGTGCCCTCTGCGTCATCCGGCCAAGCCGCCCGCCGGGCCAGCCCCACGCGCAGTGCCTCCCGCGCCGGGTTTTCGGCGATCCAGGCTGCGTAGCTCTGATACTGGATCAAGCGGAAATAACCCAGCAGAAGTTCCTCCGGCGCTTGGTTCACGGCCGTGAGCGTCGCCGGCCCGAAGATCCCGTCCACCGCCACCATCCGCCCGCAGCGGACCAGCGCCTCCTGCAGGTGCTTGCTGCCCTCCGGCGTCCCCTGGTTCACGCAATCGTCCAGAATCTTGGTGCCTACCTCCTGGCTGGCGATCTGGTTGTAGAGCGGATTCCAGAAATACTTCTGGTAGAGCGCTGCGGCCTCAGCCGCCGTCGCGGGCTGCGCGATCCCCCAGGCCTCGCAAGCGGCCTGCGACCACCCAAAGGCCGTCGGCCCGCCGGGATCGCCGGGCAGAGTACCCTTGCCTCCCTCGTGCTCCAGCACCACCTCCACCGCCACATCGAAGTCAGCCATGAGTTCCTCCAGAACAGTGAAAGAGACAGTGAAACAGTGGCCAGTGCGAGTGCGAGTCGTCAGCGCGCCACACTCCACACTCACACCGTTCCTCCAACCCGGCCCGCCGTCACTTCGCCAGCAAGGCATTGACCACAGCCACGATCACCGGCCAAAGTAAGGCAATCAGGAGGCCAACAGCAAAGAGCAGCGCAATCCGAAACATCGATTTCATTCCGCCTCCGCAAAACAGGGATCAGGTTTCAGAGATCAGAGATCAGTTTGAACGCCTTTAGCGCCGGGGCAGCACAGCAATGTGCCACCCGAACTCGCCGATTCTCTTGTCCTTGCCCGTGTAGTACACCGCCTTGATCGCATACTTCGGATAGAACAGCAGCCGGCCGGCCTCAATCGCCGCCAGAATATGCTTGCGCGCCATCTTCATCGCTTGTCTCTCCCTTCTCTGTTGCTTGGTTCAGAAGCGGCGCATCCCCCGCAATGCGCCGCCGCGCGATCTCCGCATAGGCGGGATTCACCTCGATGCCGATGAAGTGAAAGCCCTCCCGCAGCGCCGCGATCCCCGTCGACCCCGAGCCCATGAAGCAATCCAGCACTGTGCCGCCGGGCGGCGTGACCAGCCGGCATAAATACGCCATCAGGGCCACCGGCTTGACCGTGGGATGGTTGTTCTGTGCGCTGCGGTCGACTCCCTCACGCTGAAAGGTTCCCGGCGACTGTGTGCCGGCGGACCAGAGCAGAGGTTTCTTGCCCAGCTCCTCGCATCCCCGGTTGCGCTCCTCCCGGTCGGCCTTGGCGCAGTAAAAGAACCGCGCCGGCGATCCCATGTCGAAGCGCCGCGCCCCCGGCTTCAGGGTGAAACTGGTGCCGCCCCGCTCCTCGTAAGTCCGCTCCGCGCTCGGTTCACCCACCCGCTGATTTGCTAACTGGCTAACCCCGCTATCTCCGCTATCAGGTTCTACCTTATAGAAGAAGCGCGCCGCCGAGCCGGAATCGCCGCGCGGGTCATGGTCGCTATTCGTCGCAAACCTTCCATAAATACCATCTGTCTTCTGACCGCTACCGCTATCTGGCCGTACCGCCCCGCATTGGCCCGGCGCGTTCGGGAAGCAGCTCACCACCTCCTCCGAGCCATCGTGGATGACGTTGGCCGGCCAGCGGCCCAGTTCCGGGGTGTTGTACGGTCTACTGCTCTCTCCGACAAACGACCTCTCGCCGCTGGTTCGCCCGTAATTGTGGTGCGGCAATTCTCCAGAAACCCGGCACCCGTCGATATTCAGTGCTCCGGTCCCGTGCTGCAGCACATTCGCCGCCACGGTCCCCACCAGCGGCTTGCGCGCCACCACAATCGGCTCATGCGCGGGTTTGAGCGCCGTCCCCCAGCCAGACCACTGCTTCGCCGCTTCGGTGATTGGCGGTCCGCTTTGTATAGAAACATCACAGCCGCTCATAAAAGTTCCACCACTACTACGCGTGGGTTTTCCGTCAAAGCGAACCCGTTTAACTTTCTCGCGCATGAACTGCCCCGGCCCGGCACCGAAGCCTCGCCCCGATGGATTCTTTTCGGAACAACCGCCTTTGAACTTTCCGTGGTTCGCGCTGGTCGGATCAGCCCCGCCCTGCGGAACGCCTCGCGCCGCCTTGTCGATTGCCTTGCTCACGTCCAGACTCTTCGGAAACCCGCTCCCATAAATCCACATAATCTGGTCGCGGATTTCAAAGCCCGCATCCTCGATGGCGCAGACCAGCCGGTGATAGGTGCGGCTCCCGCCAAAGGCCAGCAGATGCCCACCCGGCTTGAGTACCCGCAGAGCTTCGGCCCATATCGGGACAGAGTAAGCGATTCCGCTTTTGTCCCATACCTTGCCCATGAAGCCTAACTCATAGGGGGGATCGGTCACGATCGCATCCACAGAAGATTCCGCCAGCCTCCGTAGCACCTCCCGCGCGTCGCCCTCCAAAATCCGCACCATCGCTTCGCTCCGCTCACAACTGCTCTTTCAAGAACTTCTCATACCGCCTGAGCACCAGCCCCCGCGCCACCGGCTTCAACCGGTCGATAAAGAAGCGCCCCTGCAGGTGGTCGATCTCGTGCTGCACCAGGCGCGCCGGCCAGCCCTTGTAGACCTTCACCCGGCCGGCCTCCGGATCTTCCAGCGTCCCGCCGCGCACCTGCGCGATCTCGCTGCGCCAGACCCGCGCTTGGTTCTGGTCGGGGGGCGGCAGACTCAGGCAGCCCTCGTACTCCAGCAGCTCCCGGCCCCCCAGGTTCACGATCTCCGGGTTCACAAGGATTTCGACAGACTTGGGCGCCATGATGGCGATGGCCAACTGCACATAGACCCCCACCTGCGGCGCCGCCAATCCGGCGGCGTCATGAGCCCGGCAGAAGGCGATCATCTCCTGGATCAGCCGCCGCGCCTCGTCGCCGTCCGCCTTGGTCACACGGCGACACTTCTTCCCCGCCAAATCGCGGCGGTAGAGGTCGATGATGAGCGGGCCTGGGCTGCGCAGGGGAAGGCAGGGCGCCGGCGGTGGAGAAGAGAGAGCAGACTGTTCTTCGCGCTGGGGCAGAGAGATCCCGGCCGCCCGCGCCCGGCGCTCACGCAAGATCAGGGAAGGAGTTTCGCTGGGATTCCCGAGGATCGGTCTTTGATCCTTGGGGCGGTCGGAAAGGGAAGAAATTTGCACAGGTTAGCGCGCTCCGCGATAGAATGTTCACAGAGCTGCGCCAGCAGCAAAGTTTCAAGGGAGAGGCCAGACTTCCGATCTGGCCTTTGCCGTCTCTATTCTATTCTCAAACCGGGGCCTCGGCGTCTCCAACGACAGCTCCTCGTCGTTGGGGTGCTAATTCATCTGGGTGGGGGTCTGGCGGGACGGTGTGAATATCCACCTTCTGGATCGTAAACACCGCATCCAGATCCCGGTTCAGCGCCTCCAGGTTCGGCTTGAAGCCATGTTCGATGGCGATCTTCAAGGCCACGGCCGACAGGGCGATCTCCCGGAGCTGGCGGTTTTCGGTCTGCAGAAACCCGACGTACTGCTTCTGGACCTGCACAAGATTTTTCTGAGCGGTATTGCGCAGCACCGTCACCACGCACAAGGCAAGCATCACAACGCCGACGACCCATCCCTCCCAGCGATGTTGAAGACAATCGAGGGCCACAATGGCTCCGCACAGGCAGAGGCACACCACACCCATCACTTCAACCCCAGCATCAAGGATGGATTTGATCCTCGGCCGTAGACATTTCCATCCCCGCGCGCACACATCGCCTAACCGCTTGCCAACCATCGCCGCCTTCACGATTGAACCTCCCCGGATTTTTCTTCGGTTTTTGTCAAAGCCAGAGCTGAGCCTCATCCGGCACCGAGGCAAAGACTCCGTTGATCTCGCGTGGTCCTGGTACCAAGCCTACACCCGGAACCACTCCAGCCCAATGCTGGATTTCCAGAGCTTCGGTGCCCATCACCCAATCGGGGACGGAGCCACGGTACATGCGCCGCAGATCACCGGCAGTGAAGCCCATGACGCCCATCGATGGAGATACAGCCATGTCCATACCGGCGCGAAGGCAGCAACGAATCCGGGTGCCCCACAGCTCATCCCATTGCCGATAGCGGCGATCATCTCCCCAGTAAAACGGGTTCCAATACTCCATTCGCATCGTCACGATATCACAGATGAAAGGCCCGCAGGTTGAATGACCGTACTGGTCGCGCCATGTGGGATGATCTTCTGTATGATCCCAATCCACGATGCGATCACGCAGAAATTCCTGGGTGTGGTCGTTGAAATCAAAGCCCCACTTGGGATCGAGCCTCACGGGAAGCGTTTCGTTAACGGCGAAGTATTCGCAGTCCAGAGCGCGGAAAAAGTCCTTCACAAACCATGCCAGACGGCGTCTGCTCTTGCGCAGCCGAAGATTGAAACCTCGATGAGCCATGCGCAGCGAAAACTGCTTCCAGCGTCTCAATTCCAATTCACTCATTGACAATCTCTCTGGTAGGCAAGTCTCTGTGATGGCGTTTTTGCTTTTCCCGCGCCGACAGGTCCACGTCGGCGCGGCGTGTGTGCGGGGCCCCCAACGGCGGGTCCATGCCGTTGGGGTGCTCATACCCACACTTCCACAATACACGGATCGTCGTCGGCGAAGCGTCTCAGCCGGAACAATCCCGGCGGAACCTGCTTGCGGATCTCCTCCAGCGTCGTCGCCAACGCCATCTCGTCGGTCGGAACCATCACTGGTTCCTCGCTATCGGGGTCCCCGCGGACAGGTCCACGTCCGTGGGGTGGTTCGCCAGAGATTCTCCGCAGATCCCATCGCCGCAGCACATACTTGTCCGCGTAGTCGCGCGGATGCGCATAGACCACCCATTGCGACATCAGAATATGGGGCGGGACGGTCGAGTCGTTCTCCATCGTCGCTTCGCGACCTCTGTTCTCAGCGCGCGCTCAGCTCGGCGAACAGGGCGGCGGCCCGCCGGGTAAACTCCGTCTCCGGCAGATCGTTTTCGCGCGCTATGCGCTCCGCCATGCCTACCAGCCGGCCGACGGCGTAGCCCAGCAGCGCCTGCGACATCTGCGCCGCGGAACCCGCAGCAACAGGCACAATTGATCCCGCCGCATGGCCCCGCCCCGGCGCTGGGTTCTTGGTGACGCTCCCCCTGGGCCGGCCTACCGGTCTGGCTCCCGGCTTGGCTCCCGGCCTGGCCGTTCGTCTGGTTGCCTTGGCTATTTGGGCCCGTTTTTCTCTGTAAGCCACCGCCGCTGAAGATGTGCCCATTACCCCATGCTTGATGCGCCGGTGCGTCCCCCGTCCGCGGGCGTCGGCGAAAACGGTGTGGATGCCGGCTCTTGCGCACTCCGGGCAGGTGAAGAGTTGTGGTTGTGCGCCGGGCTCCTGGTGCGCTGCCGCGCTGAATGCATTCTCTTCGCTCATGCTTGTCTCCTTAACTGTTCACTGTCCACTGTTGTGCAGCATATACCCTTTTTGAAACGGCGAGTCAACAAAATTACGCGCGTTATCAAAACTCTAACTGGAGCGGCGGCCCGCAATAAGTGCGGATGCGGTTCCGGAAGCCCTCTCTCGGTTTCATGGCAATCGCAGAAATGTTGTAAAACTCTCGCCCTGCGCCCTCACTTTGAGTTTCGATGTGAGAGCGCCCGCCGCACTCGTGGATGTGCCCGAAGAGGTGTCTACGGATCTTGCGCCTCTTGATGGCCTCCCGCAGGGCTATGGACCCCTTGCCGTCGTCCAGAATTCCCCGTGGCGGCGAGTGGGTCACCAGCACATCGATCTCCGCCGGCATCTTCAGGAAGCAACGCCGCAGATCATCTTCCGTGCGCATGAAGGCCCTGCAGCGCGGGTTGACATTCTCAAAGAGATTCGTCCAGGGCGAACCGTAGAAGACCAGCCCCTTGTACTCCCAGACCTGATCGATGAGCAGATGGACGCAGGGCTGAAAGGGATACATCTCAGCCCTGGGGAACTCCTCAAAGGCATTGTCGTGATTGCCCGGAATGAGCAGCACATGGCCGCTCACTTCCTCGCCCAAGTGCTTGCCCAGAGCCGCCGTCTCCGCCCAATTGCCCCACCCAGTCATATCCCCGCCGTGGATGAAGACCTCAGCCTCTGGAATCTCGAAGGGAATCCCGTGCGTGTCGGCAATGGCTGCGATCTTCATGGCCTGTTTAGAAATCGCTGCTGCCACCGCCAAAATCTCCGCCACCACCGCCAAAGTCGCTTGAAGACGAGCTGTCGCTGAAACCTCCTCCACCGCCAAAGTCGCTCGAAGATGAGCTGTCGCTCCATCCGCTTGATGGCTCACTATCACTTGGTTCCGGCTCCCTCGCGGACGCGCGATAGGGTTCATCAAGAATCACGGGCACGGGAACATAGTCCCGGTCGATCACCGTGGTATGATGCTCAATGACCGTTGTCGAGATTGGCGACGAAGGGGCTACGCCGGTCCGGGACGGCGCAGGAGAAGATGCAGCCGTTTCCCGCATCGAAGCCATGGCTGGCGATCTATGCCCTTTCTTTGCGGCTGGCTCGTTTCCCGCCGGGCTACTCCTAGCAAGATCATTGTACTTTTCCGCGATCGCATTGTACTGCGCCACAGAAAGCCCGTTGGTATCGGGATTATATGTTTCGCTCGCAGAAAAGTGCGCAAACTCTTCCGCCCCTGGCCCGTCGGGATGGACATTGATCCTCTCTGCTGCCTCGTTGCGTGCCTGAACCGCCCGCTGTTGCGCGTCCCTAGCCTCCCTGCGCCGGTTGCGGTAGTAAACGGCCAAACCCCAAGCCCCAATCAGAAAGGCAAGAATCAGCAGCCCATCCAACCACTTCCACAAGCCGGAGAAGTCGGTTGCCTGCCGGTTTACCACTGTTGTCGTGGGATGAAGCGCGGCCGTCTGAAAGGCTTCGATCTCCACTCCCACCTCATTGATCCCTGCGATGAATCCGCGCGCGTAATCCCCGTCGCGGAAGGCCGGTGCCATGAACTGGCTGCGCACCACGGAGGCGTTAATGGCCTTGCCGAACTCGTTGCCCACGAAGAGCCCCACCTTGCGGCGCTTGGGAAAGACCAGGAAAACGATCAGGTTGTTTTTCACGCCGCCATCGGCCGACTGCCACGACGGACAAGCCTTCTCTAGGACGGCAACGTATTGCTCCGGCGTCAGCCAAGCCGTGTCGTCCAGGATCACGCGGGGATCGGCGCCTTTGGCGCTGAGTTGGTTTTCGGCGCCCAACACTCGCGCTCCCTGTTCGCTGGTCAAGGCTGCACTCGGGTTGGCGAACAAGGCGGAATCGCAGGAGCGGCTGAACGCTTGGGCGTGTGCGCAGATGGCCGTCAGCAAGGCCAGCGCAAGAACAGCAGGCAGTAATCTCAGAAAAATCTTTCTCATCGTCATCCTTTCAAAGAGGCCAGCAGCGCATCCACCGCCTCGCTGTTTGTGTTATCCTCGGGTACCGCCGCCATCGACTGCTCAAATTTGGCGCTGGCCACATCGTTGCGCCGCCGCATCCGCTCTTCCAGGTCGTCAACGGACTGCGCGTCCACGCTGCCGGTCAGAGACCCGGCTGCGTTCAGCGCCTCGGTCGCCGATTCCTTGGCCTTGCTGTCCCGGTCGATCCGTTCCAGCTCCCGCACCCGCGAGACCATCAGATCGTGTCTGGCCTGTAGATTGGAGACCGCCAGGGTCAGATCATCGGCCACCTTCTGCTGGTTAGCGATGTCAGTCGCCATCTGCGCCAAGTGCTGCCGGTTCTGGACGATCAGGGCGCCCTTGCTGCGCGCCAATTGCGGGTTGGAGTCGAGTATCTTCTTCACCGCCTCGGTATCTGCGGCGATCTTCGCTTCCAGATCCCCTTGTTCCCGCTTCAAGGTGCGCACTTGGCCGCTCTGGATGGCCGCTTCGGTGTTCATCTTGCCGATAGCGTCTTCGAGATCGCGGACGTATTGCCGCAACATTGATGGCGAATTCATGTCGATCGCCTTGTCCAGCAGATCGTGGGCCGCGCCCAGGGTCACCGTCCGCAGTTTGTGCAAAAATCCGTCCATGCTCCCTTCCTCCGTCTGCCACAACTCCGTGGCCGGTTGTTTCTTCAATCTTGTTCGATCATCGCTTCTTTTTCCTTTTCTCTTTGAGTTCACGTAATAGACCAAGTTCTGCGGCCACCTGCCGGGCCAGGGCCTCCAGTTGGGCCGGCTCTCCATTGCCGTTGAACTGCCGCCCGGCGGCGCCGGCGATCAACTGAAGGGCCTTCTCGTAGAGCGAGACCGTCTTCTCCGCCGTGTTGCGGGCCTCCACCGCCCTCAGCATCTCGCCCTCGGGAAACATCAGGGTCATCTCGCGCTCCAGCTCCCGCACCTGCATCTGGTGCTCGGCGGCATCCACCCATAGTTGCGCCGGCAGGCCCATGACCTCCTCGGTGGAGTACGACCTGAGCGTCCTCATCGCGGCTTCCTCTCCGGAACAGCTCCTAACTGCTCGTTTGCACTTACGCAACACTGCCTCTTATCCTTGAACGCCACGCCCTGCCAGAACGCATCATCAAAGTCTAGGCGGCACTTCTCAGAACACACGCGCTTTTTACACTTGCCGTCTTTGATGGATTCGAGAGCAATGGCGCCCACAGGAATATCCGCGTGACACTCAGAGCAGCGAGTTTTGCGCTTCTGCACAACAGAAACGAAGTCAGAACCTATCAGGGCCATCACTCCACCCCCAACTTCTTCGCCTCCGCCAACGCTGCGCGAACCTCCGTGAATCCGCTCAAGATAACCTGTGTGCTGGTATCCAGGCGATGAAAGAATATCCAGAGAAGCAAATCTCCAAACCAGCGCGGCACGAACTTGCGCGGGCGCAATTGGATGCCATCACACAACCAATTTCCGTTCACGGGAGTGATGGTAACATTCTCGCTCATGGGAGCGTCATCCGTCATGCCGCTCACCCTTCCACTCGCTCTCATCTTTCCGACGCATCTCTCTCAGCAGACGCCCAACGTATCTTCCAGTCGAGCGATCATCTTCCTCGGCTTTCTTGTGAAGCCACTCAAGGGTCTCCCTATCCAAGAGAATTGTGAAATTGGTTTTACCTTCCGGTAGTTTTCGTTCGCTCATGGGAGCCTTCTGAAGGTGATGGGCCAAGCCCAGGGATTCGCCGCCCAGGGATTTTTGCGGCCGTTGATCGCATCCCATAAAGTTCTGTAACTATCAACGGCGGTGTAGCAGTCGAACTCAATGAGCCGGGGAGTATAGTTCCGGAAGTGAATCCTCCGCCCGCTTATCTTCCTAAACTCCACACCTTCCGCCCGCGCATCTTCCTCCGTAATCTCCTGCACCCGTTCGGCGCGCACTTGGACCACCTCCAGCAGATGCCGCGAGGCCCACCGGGGCATCGTCACCGGGCTGCGCCACTTGTTATCGCTCGCCCCTCGCCCGCATTCCTGGGGTTCTTTGCCGGGAAAGTCAGCCAAGTAGATCACCCGCTTTCGCCAGAACTCCAGCAGCGCCGGGTCCTTCTCCACCCGCCAAGCAATCGGCAGATCGTACTTTTCCAGCACATCCGGATTTTGCCGGGGTCCCTGCGGACAGGTCTTCGTCCGGGGGGTGGAATAGGGCTCCACGCGCGCCCAGATCTCCCGCGTCCACAGCCGGTCGCCCGGCACACCGTAAGGGCATTTCCACAAAGGGCCGTCGGGCGGGGTCCCCGGCGACAGGTCTTCGTCGGCGGGGTGATCGGCTTCCTGGACCCTCCGCCATCGGCCAACTTTTTCGGGATGCGGCTCAATCGCTCCTTCGGGCTGGGGATAGATCACCCGCCGCGTCTGGCTCTTCAGCCCCTTCTCAATCCCGTGGATGCTCTCCGAGGTAAAGCTGATTGGCCGGCAACTCACAATCCGCTGCCGCGCTTCCGGTTCTGTTGGAAACAATTCTTCGCTCATCGCATCTTCCGGCGCCAGCAGTCAGTGATCAGTAAACAGTGGTCAGCTTTTCGCCTTTAGCTATCAGCTAGAAACTAGAGGCTGTCTTTCTTGTCTGTCCGGTGAACATGAATCTTCAACCCCGCAGCAAAGGCCACGCCGATCATGTGCGCAGTGCCCACGCTCTTGCCGTCCCAGACGGCGATCAGCGCCTCGGCATAGTCGGCCATCTTCTGGTTGCGGATGTAGCCCGCCATCCGGGAATCGGCCGCCCAGTCGGCCGCAAAGCTGGCGATATGAATGTTGTTCTGCTGCGCCCACCAGCGGCCCATCAAATCCACGCCGCGAGCCTCGCCACAGACGACTTCGGTGATCTCGAAGCCCGACTCGCGGATGGCCGCGTAGAGCGCTTCGATGTCGTTAATACTCCGGCTACCGCCCAAGATCACTTTCATGACTGCTCCTGGCCATATCCCTCGGGAAAGACTTTGGGCCGCCGCATCTTGGCGAACCAGAGGAAGCCTGATTTCATCCACTCCTCGTAAGAGACCGGACGATTGTAGTGCTTGTTGGTAACCGACCAGGCGCCCTCCGGCGGCAACATATCCTGCAGGAGCAGATCATCGAAGCCGGGCAGGTCATCCGGAGTAATCAGTCGCCAATCGTACTCCTCCTGGCTCACCTTGCGCGCTTGCACCCGAGGCCGGTTGAGGATGAAGTCAACCGCTTTGCAGGTGCCGCAGCGGCTGTCGATCTCTCTGCCCAAGGTCGGGTCATACGTTGTGCAGCAACTGTGGTTCATGGGGCTCTCGCGGTACTTGCGCAGGTGGGCCATCGCTTCTTCCGCCAGCGCCGGCAGATCGTGCCAGGACCACAGGCCGTTCTTCATGGGACCGCCGTGCAGCGCATTGGCCGTCTCATCAAGGATCTTCCTCATCCGCTCACGCAGATCTTCCTCCTCTTTGAGTTCCGTCTTCAACCGTGTAACGGTTCCCTGTTGAGCGTTCACGCGCCTCTGGATGCTGAGCTTCCGCCAATCGCCGTTCTTCATCCAATCGTGCGCCCAGTCCTGGCGATATTCGCAATAAGGACAGATCCATCCCTGCGTCGTCGCCACCAGAAGGCCCTCCCCGTCGGGATGCTCGGTCCGGTGGCCGCCACCGCAGGTAAACGGGTGCATCACGCTGGAGTTCTGGTACTCATTCAGCGAGAGCACCTCATAGGGAGTAAATACGTTCTCAGACATGCGCGGCTTCCTCATCCTTTTCTTCGGCTACCACCCGGAAGCGCACAATCACCTTCTTGCACAGTGCGCACTCGATGGTCAGTATGTCGCCGCTCAGCACCGCCCAGGTCGGCACGGTGGTGTGGCAGCGCGAGTGCAGGTACAGCGACCCGTCACTCCCACATTCCTCACAATGATGCGGATTGGTCATTTTCCTTTTCGCTCTCCGCTCCCGTTTCCGTTCCTTCATCGCCGGGGTCCCCAACAACCGGGGCCCCCAAGAATTGGTCTTCGATTCTTGGGGTGGGAACGATAGGTCCACGTCGTTGGGGTGGTTCATCCGCGAGGCTCCAGATCTCTTCCACCGGCATCTGCAGCAAGCGCGCCACCTTGAGCGCCGTCCCCAACTTGGGCTCGGCGCCCTTTTCACACCGCGCGTAAACCGAGCGTTCCAGCCCGCACTGTTGCAAGACTTTTTCCAGCTTGACCCCGGCCTCTTTTCTCAGTCCGCGCAGATCCAGCAGCAGCTTCACTTGAGCTTCCATTCTTACCTCTTTCCGCCTGATCTCTGAGCGGGAGCCCCCGACCCACTTCGTGTGTGTCCCGCAGCTCCGCGTCCGTGGGATGGTTGTTCTCTCTCCTTCAACTTCCAGATCTCCTCCACCGGCATCCGCAGAAAGCGGGCCAACTTCAGCGCATTGTCCAGGCTGGGCGTGGCGCCGTTCTGCAGCCGCTCGTAATTCGACTTGCAGACGCCCGACAGTTTCACCACCTCCGCCAGCGGCATCCCGGCCTCTCTCCTCATCCCGCGCAGGTCCAGCAGCAGTTGCACCTGATCCTTCATCCCCTTCTCTCCTTACCGGTTTTCTTTCCACCCTTCTCCACAGACAGAGGCTTACCGCATCTTCTGCAAAGGGAGTTGATGGTTCTGTACTGAACCAAGTAGCAGAACTCACAGCGCACGATTTCACCTGCTTCATTCCACCCCACGGACGAAGACTTATCCCCCCCCTGAGAAGCGGTCTTTGCTTCTCGGGGTGGCAACGGCGGGTTCATGCCGTTGGGATGAAGGTCCATGAGATGACACATTGCGGCAATCGCCTCCCGCACCCACGCCGACATCGACCGCCCCTGCGATCTTGCCGCACGTCTCAGCATCTCGAACTGCTCGGGGGTACAGCGCAGCGCCAGCATCCGGCTCCGCCTCTGGGCGCCCTTCCGCGACCGGCGTTGCTTCTTTTCCACCCCAAGCCTCCAAAATTGCGCTCATAACACATTAACCCATTTAGAACCGATGTGGGGGAAAAATTGCGCCCGCCCCGGCACATGGGTTGCAAGATGTGCAATTTTTCCAGGAGGACAGTGAACAGAGGGCAGCGTGAGTGTGAGGGTGGCGCACTGGCCACTCGCGCTCACACGATTCACTCCCACTCTTCACTGTTTGCCGTTTTTCGTGAGTGAGGCCGGGTCCACCCGCGGCCAAGTGCGCCGGTCCTGGCCGCCCGAGTTCCAGCCGACGCGCCGGCACTTCCGGTTTCTGCACCGTTTCCGCTCTTCGTCGCCCGGCTGGTAAATCCACCGGCCGTGCGGGTCATTCTGGCCGCACACGTCGCAGATGCAGATTTTTCCATTTTCCCCGTCAACGATCACAAAGACAATCTAAACCACTGACTCCCAGCTTGCCAAATCATTTGACACATCGCGCCATATTATTTGACACATCGCGCCAAATAATATGGTACACTGTTCCAGAAAGGAGCCGGGGTCCCCGGCGAACGATCTTTGTTCGCGGGGGTGGTAAAGGAGGGCAGTGAAGTGGCAGGGAACGCTCTCATAGCGGAAAGCGTGAGCCTTGATCGGGGTCCCCAACGACGGGTCCATGCCGTTGGGGTGAAAGGACTGCGAGTACCGGATGCTGGGTTACCCTCCCGCGCCAGCATAGGTTACGCCGGTAAAGTGCTCCACATTTCCACCGTGGAATTATTCAACGGTCTTGAGCGTTGGATGGATACACTCCCCCTGAACCCTGGAATGACACCCTATCCTAAAATTACCATCACGCTCAGCCTGCAGGAGCAGAAACTCTTTCAGCGCGCCCTGGCCCGCGCCGCCCAAGAGGGGCTGCTCAAACGCGCAGTGGCCATGCGCCGCATCGGTGAGCTGGAGGTACTCGGCTGGCAAGCGGAAGAGGCCGAAGAACTCTCCCGGCGGCAACGGGCAAAGATCTCGGAGGCCACCCGTGCGGGCCTGGAACGGCAGCGGCTGACGAAAAAGCCAGGCCCGGCCGGACACTTGGGTCCCGGCCGGCCCCCGGTGAAGTTTGACAGGAAGAAGGCCAGGGCGATGCGCGCGAGGCCGAGGCCGGCCTCCTATGCCCAGATCGCGGAGGCTTGCGGTGTCTCCAAGCCCACCATCGCCCGCTTCTTCGGCAAAAAAAAGCCCCCGCAAACTGCGCCATGAACCCAGGGCCTGTTAACACTACCTGAGCGGATGGCGTTGCGTGAGAAAATCCGGCCAGACGAAGCCGAGCCCGAAGGCTGTGGCGGGTCCACCGTCGAGGGCGAGAATGAAGTATGGCCGGATTTTCGCCGCAACCCGAAGGGACGGGGCCAATTTCCCCCATTTCTTCGTCAATCGTCGCTAGGATACACCCGGCATCCGTCGCTCCTCATTCCTCGAACTGAGAAAAACTGGCTCCCGTCGCCGCCGTCCAGGTAGTGTTAGCAGACCCTAACACAAGGTTACGAAAGTCCCTCTTCCGGTCTTGAACTTTGGTAACACAAAATGATTCCGTTTTCCCCCACGGGCGCAATTTTTGTCATACAATTCTGTCGGGGATGGACCTTCCTCCCCCAGCAAACACACATAAGGAGATTTCGATGATTCCCATTGCAAGCACTCTACGCAGACTTTCAACTCTGCTCACACTCCTCCTGCTCACTTCCGGCCTCACCGCGGCGCGGGCGCAATCAGGCACACCCACTGGCGGTTCTGTCAACGTCGCGGGCGGAACACTGTCGTGGACCGACTACATCTCCACCGGTAACTCCTGCGGCCCCGGCGCGACCTACTCGGAGAACTACTACACCGCATTCGGATTCAAGATCGGGGGCACCGTCTATCTGCTCAACGGCTCGCAACAGATCGATCAAGGCACCAACAATACGAGCTGCCCGAACTTCACCGAACCCTCTTCTCTTACCTTCACCCTTCCCAACACCAACGGCACCACCATCCCCGCCGGCAACTGCACCTACACCTTCTCCAGCGGAAGCGGCTATCTCTCCTGCCCCACCCTCACCACCAGCCAGGTCTACCCGGCATACAAGATCGAGTCCATCCTTTACTCGCCGCCCGGCAACCATAGTAGCCAGGGCTACGCCGACACCACCACAGAGGCCTCCACGACCAGCATCGGAAACAATTTCACTTTTGCGACCAATATGGGCTACTCTGTTGGAGCAGAGTACGAGAACATGACTTGGGGCTCTGGTTCAAGTACCGGGTACTCAACCTCATTGGGAAACAGCAGCGCCTTCACCACCTCCTTTTCTGACGCCGTCGGCCTCTCGACCAACGACAACTACAACACTCTGTACAACCCCACCGGCACCAACGCCATCAATCACAACCTCGACGGATTCGTCCTCTGGCTCAATCCCTATGTTTCGATTCTGTCGGCCGGCACCACGCCCATCACCTACACCGTGCATTCCGCAGCCACGGCCGGCATCTTAACCCCCATGGCCGACATCCTCCCCCCGGTCCCGGCAGCCGACATGGAGGGTCATGTAGTGAGAGACTGGACGGGGTACTCGGCTGAGTATGTCCCCATCACCGGCTACCACTACGTCACCACCGTCCTTTCTTCGACGCTGGAGCCGCAGCCCTATGGAACCGAGAGCGACGTGAATGCTTACATGCCCGGCTTGGGCGCCATCTGCGCGGCCACCCTGACGCAGGGAAGCAGTTCGCTTTACGCGCAGCAGCTCGCCGCCGATCTGGCGAACCCGAATAACCCACCCCAAATCTGCAACCAGCAAAATCAATGCGGATGCGTCCCCAGCGATTTTTCGGCCATTCTGGCCATGGACCCCTTTCTGCAATACAACCCCGCCACTTATCAGGCAAATCCCCTCGCTGGCACTGTGGACCCGATAGATCTGGACGCATCCGGGCTTACAATTTGTGGGCAGAATCCCATCCCCGCCGGCTCCGATTGCCGCTATGTGGCCGTTCCCGTCCAAATGGGAAGCGTCACGCCCCAGCCCGTGCCGCTCAACGGGTCGGCAAACAACTCTTTTACGCAGTCGGACTCGACAACCTCGGCGCTGACCACCACCGCATCCCAGTCCTACAGCACGGGCATCACGATGAGCAGCAACTGGTTCAAACTTTTTGGTGCGTCGTCTTCACAGACATGGACCTGGACGGACAGCGAGAGTACGGGGCATTCCACCGGCCAGGGGAACACCATGTCCGTCAATCTCAGCACAACGACTCCCGCGTGCGACGAATACGTCAACATCTACGAGGACACCCTCTACCATACCTTTGCCTTTCAGGTGCCGACAGGCGTCGCTGACTGTCCATAGTCCTGCTCTCGGATAACAGCCGGGCGGATCGCCCCGCAAGCGATCCGCGCGGCGCAACAGCGCAGCATCTCACGAAAGGAGATCTATGAAAGCCGCTTTCATCGTATTGTTCTTTGCCGCCGCCGCCTGGGCCCAGAGCCCACCTCCGGGTCTTCCTGCGGCCTGCGGCCCAAAGAATGTCATCTTCAAAGTGAAGCTGGATGAAACCCAGCACACGGTGGCCCAGCCCGAAGCGGGGAGGGCGCGGGTTTACTTCGTCCAGGACAAAGGCATAGATGGCCCCAATGTGTTTATCTTCCCGGTAGCCAATATCGGATTGGATGGAGCCTGGGTGGGCGCGAACTGGAACAATTCCTATTTCTCCGTCTCCGTGGAGCCGGGGGAACATCATCTCTGCGCGTACATGCAATCCGGTTATGGGGGTCTCGTGGGGCTCTTGCATTTCACGGCGGAGGCGGGAAAGGTTTATTACTTCAATGCGCGAATTGTTGAAAGACAGTCCGGGCTGAACTTGTTTTTTGATCCGGTTGACAGCGATCAAGCCGTCTATGAGATTGCCACCTTCCCGCTGAGCATTTCGACACCGAAGAAGTAACCTTGAGGAGAATCGCCATGCCTTTGTCGTCCTGTAGGCTCATCTCTATGCTTCGTCCTGCGCTGGTAATTCTCTTCGCTTGCGCCGCGCTTCCGCTCGCCGGCTGCGGAGGCAAATCCAGTCCGCCGCCGCCGCCGCCCCAGGGGGTCGTCATCACCGTCCAGCCGCTGAGCCAGACCGTCCCCATCAGCGAAACGGCGACCTTTGCCGTGACCGCCACCGGTACCGCGCCGCTCAACTACCAGTGGAGCGAGAACGGCCAGGAGATTCCCGGCGCCGTCGATGCCTCCTACACCACTCCCGCCATCGCTCTCGGCGACAATGACTCGACCCTCATCGGCTCCTTTCAGGTGACCGTCAGCAACGCCGTCAACTCCGTCGCCAGCAACACCGTTACGCTGAAGGCGGGGGCGCGCTCACCCAAACCGGGGGACCTGCGTTATCTGCTCTTCCAGCAAGTGGATCTTCCGGGCTTTAACGCAAATGGGCTAGGTTTCCTCTGGACCGCCAACTATTGGATCAGCAACTCTGTGGGCGCTCCCCTGGGGTTGGGATCGGCTTACGATTGCCCCGCTGTGAACGACTGCGCATGGCCCTGGGAGACCTTCGGTCCTGCCCCCGGTCTCGCCATGTATTACCAAGAAGACTTTACGGCGACAGAGATGCCGTTTACCTCCTATCTGGCCTCGATCGCCGCCCCTAATCTCGTGCTCACTTCCATGGACATGGAGTCTGCTAATGGCGTCATGGGTGTGTCGTGGGTGGAGACGGCGCAGACCGGAGGCTTCGATCAGCGCCTGGAAATCGTTCCGCCGGCCGAGATTCAGGCCACGGTCGCCGCGGACGGCGCCTTGAGCCGCATCATTACCGCCGCCTCCTTCGACGCCTCGGGCAACGCCAACCTGATCTCCTACGGCTGGACGGGCGACACCACCACCGTCTATGAAACCCAAACCCTCATCGTCCCGGCGGGCAGCAGTTCATCGATGTGGGCTGGCGTGGAATCCGCGGCATCCACCCTGGCTGGCGCGGGCTACGCCATCAGCGCCTTCGGCGGCAACGATACCGACGGCTATGTACTCATCGGCATCCGTGTCCAGGGCGACACGTTGCCCCGCGCCATCGGCTTCGGCGACGGCCTGGGAGCCAATCAGGACTCCGCCTACTCCACCGTGGTCGCGCATCTCTGCGAAGGCGGCGGCTGCTTGTTCGTCCAGGAGCAATAAGGCAAAAACAGGGGACAGTTTTCAGTGGTCAGTGAACAGTGGTCAGGGATTAGAAGGGCAGCTTTTAGCTTTCAGCTAAAGGTTGGAAGCGGTCTCACGCTTTCTCCCGCTTGCGCCGGTCGAGATAAGCGAAGACGGCCGCGCTCCGCGCCGCCTCTCCTCTCTCGTCGAAGTTCTCATATCCGCACTCCGCGCAAGTAAACACCGGCATGGTCGCAGTCAACGTCACCCGCTCGTCCGAAGAGCCGTACCGGAACTCCTGCGTTTTGATCGATTCGGTAATCTTCGTGCTGCCGCACTCCAGACACCGCTCCGCATCCTTGCTCATCTCAGCCCTTTCCAGCAGCGCATAGTGACCCGCCAGAAGTCTATGCAGGTCGCCGCCGCCCGCTCATATCCGCTCAGCTCTTTGACCAGGGCGCGATGGCCTTCCAAGGCATCTGCGCGCGAGGTATAGCGCCGCTGCTCCTCGATCTCTCCTCCGCGAAAGACAATCGTCTCCCATAAGAGGGGCTGGTAATCCAGTGGAACATCCTCCGGCCGCCGCCAGAAATTAACGTCCAACCCCAGGAAGATCGTCGACACCCGCCCCCCAGGAAACACCGTCAGCGCCACATGACGGGCGGCAATCTCCATCCATCTGCCCCATTGCAGCAGACTGGTCGCCGGTATCGGCTCACCGCGCTCGTCCAGCACATACTGCCCGATCCAGGGCAGCTCCTCCGTCCAGGTCTCCATCTCATTTTTTTCCATCGCCGGCGCCCAACTGCTTTCCACTCACGCCTAGTTGCTTGAGGTCCGGAAACAAGCCGTCCAGAGAAGACGACTTCTTCAGCCTGTGTACTGCTACCTCCAGCTTGGCGGCCTCGATCACCGCCTGCGCCGTCTGCCGCACCGCCGCCGCCCGCTTGATGTTGGCCTCCAACTCCACGTTTTTGCTCTCCCTAAGCAGATCCAGAGAGCGAAATAGATGGTCATACAGCGTCGCTAAGTCTCTTGGCATTTGCTTCCTTTCGTGCCTGAGAAGGCAGGGGTCAAGTGAGTGCGAGTCATCAGCGCACCACACACTCCACACTCACACTCACACGATTCACCGCTTTTTCACACTGTCCTCTGACAACTCTCTTAACTTTCTCTTCAGCGCCCCATTCAATTGAATCACCAGTTGCAACTCCTTGGGCAGGTTGTGCACCGAGTTGCGCCGCATCATCTCTGCGTTCGAGACCAGCTCCAGGTTGTTGAGAGCGATGTGCGCCCTGTCCCCGTCCTTGAAGGCTAATTTGTGGCCTTTGGGGACCGGGCCATGCCTGTCCTCCCAGAGCAGAACATGCGCACTAGCCCAATTGCCGTGCCGGCCCTTGCGCTCCCGGAACTTGATCTCCAGATAGCCCTCCTTGCTCATCCTTTCCGACCACAGCGGCACCCAAGTCCACGGCATCTGCCCCTTCTTGAACTGCGTCTCGGCCATCCGCCCCGGCGCCCATCCCGGTCGCCGCAAGCCTTTGTTGGGCGGCACATGGCCCGGCTTGAAGCGCATTGGCGCCCCTGCCTCCGGATGCCGGCGCAGAAAGCAACCCTCGTCGCTACCCTTCCATTCCGCGCTTTTCCTGATCCCCAACAGCGCGGCCCGGTTATACAGGCAGCACACACTACAGCCAAAGTAGAGCGCCAGGTGCTCGGTCTTGCTCTGCGGATAGAGCCGGCGGAAAACTTCGTCCTCGGTTGGCGACCAGCGTTTTTTCACCATCCCTGATCTCTGATCTCGTTATTTCGCCTGATATCTTCCCCTGCTGACGCACCGTATTTCATCCATCTTCCTCAGATTGGTAAGTGCGGAGGGAAGGTACGATTTGGCGTGAGCCTGTTTCTCAACCGGCAATCGGGGTAGAATCGTTCCTGCCGACCATTCCTTGCCTGGGTGTTCCTTGAAGAACTGGCGCATATCCTCCATGCGCAGGATGGTGGGATCGTTCTTGTCCGGCATGGTAATGTGCGGTGTCCCCGTTGCGAAGCCCGGCGTCTTATGATGCGTCCCCCCGGCCGCGAGCAGCCCCGGCTCCAGGCCGGCGGACTGCTCGGCCAGCAAGACGCAGGCGGCGATGGCTTCGTTGATCTGCCGCACACGCTCCCTGTACTTTTCGAGCTGCGACCGCACACCGCAGAGTTGCGTGTCCAGGTTTTTCTCCTGCTCCCGCAACTGTTCCAGAGTAAAAGCGACCCTTGTTCGCGCATCCCTGAGTTTGCTCTCGATGGGTTTCAGGTCGGCGTCGAAGGGCGAAGGCTTCTGCGGCCAATTCAGGTTGGGCGGCGCAGACGGAGTTGCCAGCGGTTCAGAAGATGGGGAGGGTAACTGGGGCTCGAAAAGAGGATGGATGAGGGTTAGTCGATCAGCGCTTTGCGCGGGCGCGGTCTCAGCCGCGGCAGGTTTATCGCCAAGAAGAGTTGGCAACGCTTCATCCTTGGCGGGCTGCTGCACATCGGAAGGAACGACCTCTGGTTTGATAGGAAGGACTGTTTTAGATTTGTCTTCCAAAGCGGCCGGCGCAGGAACCAGGACCGGCTTTTCACCCCAACGACTAGGACCTGTCGTCGGGGACCCCGGCTTGGCAGCTTCCGGCGGGGGTGGAACTACTGCGATGGAGTGAGCATGAACTGAGAATGGATTCGCGAGTCTGGGCGGAGGCACATAACGGGGAGGTAAACCTGCTTCGAGCCCATGTTTTTTACCTTTTCTGCCAAAATCCGCTTCCGGGAACCCTGGTTTTCTGATGACCTTACTCTGCTTTCGTCGCATCGCTCCCACCGTAGCTAATATCTCGTCATTGCTTCTGGCGACCAGCGCATCCGCAGACTCCAACCCCATGGGCGTCAGAATCCCATCCAACTTTTCCCGCATCGTCGTATTGCGCATCGCAAGCTCCTTTTAGTAGAGATCAGTGAACAGAGAAGAGTGTGGAGTATGCGGCGCACTGCTGACTCGCACTCACCACTCGCACTGACCACTGTCCAAGGACCCCGGTTCAAAATGGGTGCCTACCCGCCTACTCTAAACACAGCAGCCGTTTTTTGTCCACAAAAATCTGCGCGCCTGAATGCTTAGATGCTCCATCCAGCATCACTTTCGCTCCAGCGCACAAAACTCGCGCACCGGTGACCCCGGTAATTTGCGCCCGTGGGCCAAAGGGTGTATACAGAAGATAACCCAATCTGTCGATTACGCCACGGACGCGCATTTGCCCGCAGGAGAACCTGATGGGCTGGGAAGATCGAACCGAGGAGAACATTCATGAACAACCTGCTTCTCAAGCTGTATGTGACGTTCCAGGAGCTGAAGAACCGCGTTCCGGGGCCCCCACGGACAGGTCTAAGTCCGTGGGGCGCTGAGGAAGGCCAGGACCTGGTCGAGTATGCTTTGGTCGTCGCTCTCATCGCCTTTGGCGCAGTCGTCGGCATGACACAACTGGCCAAGGGCCTCAACTCTGCGTTCAGCATCATCAGCAGCACGCTGGTCGCCGACCTCTAATCCCTGCCGGGCAAGAAAGAGTCGATTGTGGGGATCGAAGTCCCTGACGGCCGCGGCCCCTAAGAATTGATCTTCGATTCTTGGGGGTCGCAGTAGGGGAGCGCCGAATGCCCCTTGGTCGGGCGCGGCGCGCCGTTGGGGTAGATCGGGGTTTGCCTTCTCCTCTCCGAGAGGCAAGCCCCGGTCGACAAGTTCCGGTCCCCGCCCGTTCCCTGGCCGCTGACCACTGTCCGGGGTCCCCAGCGACAGGTCCACGTCGCTGGGGTGGCTGACCACCGTTCGAGTCCAGCTTACAAGCTGGACTCGAACTTCGGCTCCGACCACACCTCCACATACGCCGCCGTCTCCGGGTCCAGCGCCCGCGATGGCGCATTGACGACCCAGTCCTTGAGCGGCCCCAAACTGACGATCAGGAAGGGGTCCACCGCCAACTGGTCCACGTAGAACGCGGCTGCGGGAACTTCGCGCTTGATCTCGACGGCCTTCTGCAGGACGAACTCCGGCACCGGTTGGGTGTAGTTGCCGAGCTTGGTCAACCGCCAAGTAGGGTCCTTCATCTTGCCCGTCGTCCAATAATGTTCCGCCATCTGTACCTTGTACTGGTCCACGCTGGCCTGATCCAGAATCTCGATCTCCAGTTTGGCCAGCGCCCGCTTCAGGCTTCCCGGCGCGCGCAGCTCCTGGCGCAAGGGTGTGTAGCCCAGCAGATCCTCGGCGGCTGCGGCCAGAGCTTGGCGGGGATGGCTCAAGTCCAGATCCTGGACCTCCACCGGAACCCGCTTGAGCATCGTCCGCTCGGGTGCTTCCACGACCGTCCCCGCAGCGGTGCTTGGCCCACTGCTGCGGCCGGCGTCTTGCATCACGGTTGCGTAGACGTTTTCAAACCAACCCGTGCGCGGATTCGTGACCGTCACCGACTGGATTTGACCGCCGCCATCCAGTCCGAAGCTGTAGGCTCCCAAACGCGCACTGTCCCAGTAACTGGTCCAGAAATTCGATTGGGCTTCATACGGGCTGGGAACAAAATTCACAAGATTGGGCATGGTTCTCCTCCTTTTGATTGCGTGTGTGAGTGAACAGTGCGCGGCGCACTCACACTCCACACGCACACTCTTCACTGCTTTGCTTAAAAGAACGGCACCGGCACCTTGGCCTTGGCCGGCAGACCTGCGTTATCGATGGCGCTGTTCCACGCCTTGGCGAACTGCCGGTGGGTCTTGAGTTCTTCGTTCGGCTTCGGATGCTTATGGAGCCGCGCCGTCGCCAGAGACATAATCTTGTCCCCTCCGGAGACAGCCAGGATCGCATCAATGGCCGTGATCGCAATGTTGATCGCTGTGGTCAGCAGATTCGACATGGGCACGGTATCCAGCACCGCCTGCAGAGCGTTCAGTGCCTCCACCACCATCTGCGGGATGGTGCCCGAGGTCCAGTTGCTGAGGGCCTTGTTGACCGCATTCACGGCGTTTTGAATCTTTTCAGCCAGGGCGCTGTCGCCCAGCAGATCGAGAACGCCGGTGACCGCCGTATCCACGGCGATGATGTAGGCTTGAATCGTCGATACCCCGCAGCCCTCCAGAAGGATGGTGGGCGAGAGGCAGGTAAGAGTCACTCCGGCTCCGCCCCATTTCAATACTTCGCGTCTGTTCATACATTCACTCCAATTGGGGTCCCCACGGACAGGTCTCAGTTCGTGGGGTTGTGGATCAGTTGCGCTGCGTTGTAGGCAGTCGATGGCGATGTGGCCGAGACCGTGTAGCTCACATTGTTGGCGCCGCTCAAACTGCCGGTGTTCAAGCTGCTTAGCGGATAAGCCCATGGTGCCAGAGCATCCGTCCGAAGTGCTGCGTCTCCCGCTGATTGGGCCATCATTCCACGTTCCATGGATTGTTTGTGCCGTTCCTCTCTTTCCCCTTCGCCCTTGTCCGATTTCGCGGGGCCCCCACGGATAGGTCCACATCCCTGGGGTACTAATGCGGGGTCCCCAAGCACAGGCCTTCGTGCTTGGGGCGTTAAAAAGGGCGCACCACGATCTCCACCTGCTCCAGCTTGTCCAGGTACTCCTCGGGAATCGTCCGCGCCGCCAAAATCGACACTTCCTCCAGCGTCACCGCCAGAATCCGCGTCACGTCGGTCAAGATCGCGCTCTTGACCGTTTCCTCGTTGCCGGCCAGATCCTTCTTGGCCTTGGGGTGATGAATCACCGCGTACTCAAATAGCTTTCCCTTCGCCGCCATCCTCGTCCTCCTTCTCTCCTATCGCGGAGCCTGCCTCTGTTTTGCCCGTCCCGCCCAGGAATCTATCCATCAATTTGTGCGCGCATCCCTGCCCGCACAGGTGAATGGTGTCCTCGTCGTTCAACCTGTCGGTGTCCACCGTGTGCTGCCAGCGCCGGATGACCAGCGTATTCGGATACTGCCAAGCGCAAAAGCGGTTGGCGCCCGAACACTCCTGCCCGCAGATCGTGCATACCGGAACTCGTTTGATGGTCATTGGTCGCCTAACTCCTAGCTCCTAACCGTTCGCTGTTACGGCACTTCGTGATAATTGATCTTCCTCGACCCTTTCATGCTGTTGCACCAAGCGTGCGCCGCGCCGTTCAAGGGTCTCCCGTTTCTCTCGATGCGGTCGTCGCGGTGGCCTCCGTTCATGCCCCGGCCCTCCTGGTGCTCGAAGACCGCGTCGGCCAGCCTTAGTTTTCCGGGGCAGCCCTCGATCCAGCCCTCCAGGCAGCAGCGCCGTCCCTGCCGTTCCCACATCGCGCGAATGCGGCGCATGTATTCGTCGCGCCCCGCCTTGGTAAGCAGGTTCAAGATCTCGCGCCCGTCCCGCAACACCCTTATCGGCTCCCGCTTCGGCTCAACGGCTGCAGGGTTCATACTCACACTCTTCTGCTGCCCGCGCTCGGAAGACCTTCGCCTGCGCATCGGCGATCGTGCATGGGTGCGGCAGCTCGGTTAAAAACTCGGCGAAGGGCAACGCTCGAACTCCCGCATCGCAAACGGCGGCGTGGAAGGCCCGGAGTTCTTCCCGCGCTGCGTAGGTGATCTCCCATCTCCTGTCTACGCGGCCGGCGCGCACCAGCGCCGGGTCAAGGTTCTCAGGATGATTGGTGGTCATCACCAGCAAACGCCCCTGCGAGGCAATGATGCCGTCGATAAAGTTGAGCAGATCGGAGGGCGTGATCTTCTGTTCAGAAAGAGATGCTCCATCGGCGGTCAAGGTCGGCTGCGGATGCTCGGCGCCCTTCTGCCCCGCGTTTTCCGCGTTCATGCGGCTAACCGCCGCCGTAATGCAGTCAATGTCTTCAATCAGCAAAATGGAGTTTGGCGCCACCGAGTCCAGCAACTCAGCCAGATCTTCGCGGCTGCGGAGAGAGGCCAGGCTCAGGTAATAGAGCGGCAGGTGCAGCTCCGTGGCGATGCATTGGACCAAAGTCGTCTTGCCGCCTCCCGGCGGCCCGTAGAGTAGATAGCCGCGGCGCCAGGGAATGCCAAGGGACTGGAAAATGGCCTTCTGCTCCAGAAAGCCCCGCGCATCGGAGAGAATCTCGTCGAGCAGACCATAGGGCAGGTAAACGGTATGGCGTGGGCGCTGCGCCATGGGCCGGGACTTCCAGTAGCTGTAGCGATGGAAGAAGTATTCGAGGGCAGTTGGATGGCTCAGGAGCCATTGCTCACGGGCCTCGGCAATGAGTTCCAGCAGCAACCGGCGCTCCCGTGTGCCCCAGATGGAAAGAGTGACGTTGCGCCGCGGCAACCCGAAGGAGCGGAAATCGCCGCCACTGGGCGCTGTCTGATCGGCTTTCTGCGATGCGAAGATAATGAGGTAGCGTCTCCGCCAGCGGAAGGGATAGACCCCATAGGTAGGAACGAGTTCATAGGCATCGCGGTCCTCCCCGTCTTCGTCGCCCGCGCCCATCGGTTTTTCATAGTTGTAGTAGACTCCGGCTTTTCTGCGCAGTTGCAGTGCGGAGATTCTGCGCTCACTCAGCCGGCGCTCCACCCACGCCTGCAGCCACAGGTAAGCATCGGCATGGTCGCACTCCTCCACCTCAACGCTGACCATGATCCGCCGCGCGGCCATCCCTAGCGTGTGGTTGTAGAGCCACATCCAGAAGTTGCGCAGCCAACCCGCCGCCACGCCGGCGAAGAGAATTGCCCAAGGCGGCAGGGTCTTAGCGAATTGTGTCAGTTCGTTCAAGCGTGACTCCTCACAGAACGAGTGAACCAGTGAGCGAGTGAAGTGGATTCACCCTTTCACCTTTTCACTTTCTTTCTGCTTTGTCGCACCGCACATCATCCAGTGCGCCAGCGCCAAGCTGTTATCGCCCTCTTCCAGCGCAAACTCAATCGCCACACGGCGCTTCCAGGGGTTGAGCCACCATGTGATCGACCGTCCGCAGACCTCGCACTCTCCGTGATCGAGGAAGACATAGCCCGCCTTCCGCAAGGCCTCGGCATTAGCCGGCAACGGCATATCGAAAAATCCTTTCAATAGAAATCAGTGGTCAGTGTGTTCATCGTTTGCCCACGTCAATGACCGGACTTGGCCCGCTGCCGATAAAGAATGTGCATTTCCCTTCCTGAGCGCAAACATCCCGCTGCATCTTGATCCGCTCCAGTTGAAGGAATTGGTCGGGAGATAGCTGCATGGCCTCGCGGTAGGCGTTGTCGGCCGCCGCCCGGCTTTGCTCCGCTGCCTTGCGTTGATCCTCGGCCAGCTTTCTCTGCTGCTCGGTGATGGCCCGCTGTTCCTGCGCGGCGGTTTCGATTCTCTGGTTCTTGATGGCGTCGGGCGGATTCACGCGCCCCACGTTGATAGCTGAGAAGAGAATGGGCACTCCCGTCTGCTGAACGATTTTTAGCGCCGCAGTGGAAACTTCGCTGCCGACGGCGTCTGCCGCTGTCTGTGAAATCGCCATCTCCTGCATGTCGCGCTGCTTCACAGAATCACGAACGGCGGTACGCAGTGGTTGATCGATGTTGCGATTCCAAAAACCCCACCCGCCTTTAACGTCGGAATCGGCGCCGAATTTACTGACAAGTTTTACGGCGTCAGTAATAGTAAAGGTGGCTACGACATGAAAACTCACAGGGACGCCGCTTTTGGTCATCATGTCATCAAACTCCACATCTACGCGCTGCGGAAGCATATTGACATCAATCGCATCGCTTGTGATCGCCCCAAATTCTCTTCCCGGCATGACGGGCCTTTGATCCACTCCCCCGTGGCCGAAGAAGAGAGGCTTCTCCACCCATACCGCTTCGTGGCCCGCATCTGGCGATGCGATGGAGCAACCCGCTAATCCGCACAGCGCAATCGCCGCACACAGCGCCATCATTGTCTTTCTCATCTGTCTCCTCCCGGTGCAGCCTTCAATCTTCTCCGCTGCCAGTTAAAAAGCGGAGGTTCAGACCACTTATGAACTGAACCCCCGCTAAGGACAGCCTCCAGCTCCTAGCCTTCAGCTCAAAGCTAGAAGCTAGTGGCTAAAAACTGTCTTTCAATCCGTTCCTGCGATCCGCCAATCCAGAAACAACCACGGGCAGCAGCGGTTTCCGGGGTCCCCAACGGTAGGTCTATCGCCGTTGGGGTAACAGATCGTTCCCGCCGGCAGCGGGAGATGCAGAACGGTAAAACTTAAAAACAGTGGTCAGTGCACAGTGTGAAAAACCGGGTCTGACCACCGCACACCCACACTGACCACTCACACTGTCAGCAGATCGCCGCCAAGTCCGCCGCCAACTGCGCCTGGTCGAAGCCCGAGGGCGCCGTTCCCGTGCCCATCCAGTCCGGCGAAAACAGCGCGTAGGCCTCGTCCACGTAAGCCCGCCAAAAGGCCATCGTCATCGTCAGCGGCGCGCCCCAACTGATGCAGGTAAAGATTGTCTGGTCGTAGGCCGGCACATAAACGCAGTGGCCGCCCCAGCTTCCCGCCGCGCTCGCGCCCGAACCGTCCTCCGGGACCACATCCCACTCGCTCTGCTCCTGCGCCGTCAGCGGCAACTCCACGCCGATGTAGACGCCTCCAAATAAATCGATGGCTTGTTGGATCTCGGTCAGGTTCAAGACATTCGCCGCGGCAAAGCCGGTCAGCACATGCTTGGCGAAACCGGGGTCCCCGGACGCGGGTCCTTGCGACTGGGGTGGAAAGTTGGAGTTTGTCCAGTCGGTCAGCACATCCAGTTCCACCCCGCCCTGGTCCGTACTCGGGTCCGAGGGGTCGTAGCCGTCCCACTGCTCATAGGCCGCCAGGATCGAGTCATCCCCGACCGTCATTTCGTTCGCTGTGTTCAGCGTCCACACCTGCACCGCGTGGCCGCAGCCGGCGATGGTGCAGTCGCCCAGCGTGTCGTTCAGCATCATGCCCCAATCCGTCACTCCCTGGGTCCAGTCCCGCTGCGCCGGCGGCGCCGGCAGGGCCGGCATGAGGTATTTTGCCAGCCGCAATGTGCGGGTATCGGTCTTGATTGCCTTGCGTCCCAGTCTGCGGCCGGGCGCGATCACTTTCTCTCGGCTCATAAGTTCCTCTCTTCGTTCGTCACAGTTGTCGTTGTCAGTGAACAGTGGTCAGTGTGAGCCCTCAGTGCGCCGCACACTCACACTCCGCACTCACACTCTTCCCTGGTTCACTTTTCGCGCGGTGGCACCAGCCAAGTCGCCAACACGACTAAAATCGCTGCAAGAAGGACCAAGTCAAAACCCATGGGTTGCCTCCGGCAACAGTGGTCAGAGTGCGCCTCACTCTCCACACTCCGCACTCACACTCTTCCCTCACACAGTTCCCTGTCTTGTTCCCCGCAGCAAACCTTCAAAATCTCGCCCATGTCCCTGGCCAGCAGCAGACAGCTCCCGCGCAGCCGGCCCAGGTCCTCGGCCTCCTCAACCTCGCGCTTGAGCCGGTAGATGGATTCGTTGATGAAGCCCACCAGCGTCGGCCGCTCCCGGTACTCGGCGATCAGCAGCTCCAGCGCGTAGCCCTCATCGTCGATGCCATGCTCCTGCTGCCACTCTCCCAAGCCCCTCTCGATAGCCGCGCGCTGCTCCTCGCGCAGCCGCCATTCCATCGTTACCCAGTGCTCGTGCAAGGGTCTGCCCTCGCGGTGCGCTCCCAGAGTGGTCAGCTCGTCTTTGAAATCCCGCGCTTGGCGGGTGGCCGCCTTCAACAACAGCTCCGGGTCGTAGCGCACCTCCTTGGGTTCCAGGCCCAGCCGCTCCGCGTTCTCGATCGACATGGCCAGGAACTGCTCTTTCGACAGTTCGGGAAACTTCTGCGCGATGGCCATCAGGCGGTACCAGTTGGAGCGCCCGATGCCCACCGCGATGCGGTAGGCGTGCTGGTGCTTGAAGCCCAGAAACTGCCAAGCGTTATGCCGCTCCAGGAAGGCCGCCTCCCAGCCGATCTCCATCGACTGCTTTCTTACGTTGATCCAGGTCCGCCGGATGCAGCGGTCGCTCTCCAGAACTGCTTCTCGCAGTTCGGCATCCCGCAGGGTGCCCGTTCCTTCCGGGGTCCCCGGCGACAAGTCCACCGTCGCGGGGGTGGTGAGCACCTGTTCCCGCAACTCATCTCCCAGCACACGGCTGGGCATGGTTATCACCGGCGCCAGCTCTGCATCCCGCAGGGCGCCGCCTACTGATCTCTGATCTCTGATCTCTGCAACCTGATCTATCGCCGCGCTCGCCATCTTGCCCTCCTCGATTGTTTGAATACAGTTGTCAGCCGTCAGTTGTCAGTTTCTCCAGCCCCCAGCGCCAACTGCTTGTTCTTGAAGTGCTGGAAGAAGGTCTCCCCGTCGGAGTGAATCGCATAGGGCAGAAACACCTCGCCCATCTCCGCTTGGTTGGCCTCCACCAGAGCCATCTGCGCTTCCACCCAGTCCTTCACGATGCGCCAAGCAATGCGTTCGCACTGCTGCTGATCCCGCCAGATGGCGCTGCGCTGGCTGGACTTCTTCAGCGCCGCGCTCACTCCGGCCACATTGCAGGGCAACCGGAAATGGATGGCGTTAGCCCCGATCTTCAACCCGAAGATCACTGCGGTAGCCTTGCCGTTGGCATAGTCCACGGAGACGTGCGATGCGCCCTTGCCGCCCAGAATCTCCTGGATCTGTGCGACCGTCTTGGCCGAGGCCACTTTGGTGGTGTAGTTAAGCAGCATCGCTCTCCCCTCCGGATGGCGTATTAAACAACGGCGCATCGCCTTCAATGCGCCTTCTCGCCATCTCCGCATACTGGGGATTCAATTCGATGCCAATGAAATCCCGGCCATAGCGCAGCGCCACCACGCCGCAACTCCCCGAACCGCAGAAGCAGTCCAGCACCGTGCAGGGCACCGGAACTTCCGCGCCGCAAGAGCAGGTCGGCTGCCAATCACCGCTCTGCGTCTTGTTCTCGAATCCGCCGGGGTAGCGGGGCACACTGCGTCCAGGCGTATGAAAGTCTGTGGCCAGCATCTCCGCCGAGACAACGCGGCCTTTCTTCCAGTCGTTGACGTGACCACAGTTGCCGCATTCGTCGGCCTGCGTCGGGATTGGCTCTCCACACTCTTTACAGGCTCGGAAAGTTGGCCGCCTCCACGGTGCGCCGCACTGCGGACAGCAGCCTCTCTCGCTGGTGCCGGCCAGAATGCAGGGCTCAACAAGTTTTTCGGGGAAGGTGGCGAAGTGCGCCTGCGGCCAAGGCTGCGTGGCAATCTCCCACACGCTTCTCTTGTTGCGGCCGGCGCCGCGCTCAACAGAATCCAGACCCGATTGGTCGCAACTCGTCGTATACGGTGTGTGCCGTGGCGTCATACCGCGGCCATGCTTGCTGCCAGTGCTGAAATCGGGGTCCCCAACGACAGGTCCACGTCCGTGGGGTGAAAAGGGATTGTCGTGCGCTCCGCCCGCAGCTCTCGCAGCCCGCACATTGTCCGTCATCCGCCGGCTTGCTGCTTGCGGGTTTTCACCGGACCACTTCCCTTGAGCTGGTGGAGTATCGTCGGGGTCCCCAACGATAGGTCCATATCGTTGGGGTGACTCGTCGGCAATCGTCCACACATCGCGCTTGTTGCGCATCGCGTTCTCTTGCTCGGCCGCTTCGCGCAGACGATAATTCGGCCTCCGGTCAGCCCGCCGCCCTGCGTCTTTGCCGTTCACAAAATCCCGCGGCGTAAGCCGGGCCTGCGGCTTCATCACCCCCGGCTCCTTGATCGCCTCGGCGTCGTAAAAATACCGTGCGCTCTTGGTCAGCAGGAAAAGTTGCTCATGCGCTTTTGTCGGCCGGTCCGTCACGCTCTCGGGGAATGGATTCGGCTTAAACCAAATGATCTCGGAGCGCAGCCACCAGCCATCGGCGCGCAGCGCGAAGGCCAGCATCCAGGGAATGCCCACCAAGTCCTTGGGCTTGAGCCCGGTCAGCCGCTTTTCACGGCCGACACGCTTGCGATTGTCGTCGTCGAGATAGGCTTGCTTCCCGCCGGTCTCGCCGCCCCATTTGCCATCGTTCGCGTAGCAATCCCCCAAGTTCAGCCACAATGTGCCGTCCGACCGCAGCACCCGCCGTGCTTCGCGGAAGACCTCCACCATGTGCGCCACGTACAGCTCCGGCGTGGGTTCTAACCCCAGACAGCCTTTCCAGGCTCCGCAATGCCGGCAGAAGCCCCGCTCGAAGCGCTGCGTCTCCACCTCGGCGCATTTGATCGCCCCGCCACGTGTGCTGGCCGGCGAGTCTTTCAGTCCCAGCCCGCGCCGCATCTCCCGCTCCACCTCTTCGGTGATCCACTCATGCTGACAACTGATCTTTGACAACTGACTACTGGGTTTCGGCCACACGCTGGGCGGAATCTGATAATCGCGGAGTCCAAAATAGGGGGGCGAAGTGATGCAGCACTGCACCGACTCATCCGGCAGTGTCTTCAGTACCTCCATCACGTCTCCCTCCAAGACCCGGTAACTCACTTCAACTCCAGCTTGGTTCCTATGTCCTTCGTTATGCTTCTTCCTTTTCGTAGTAGTTCTTGACCGGCGGTGGCATCTCTCTGACCACTGCCCCTTGATCTCTGCCCCCTGAGACGATCTCCGCCACCTTGCGCCGCGGCCGTGCCTCTGCCCGCTCAGGCGCCTCCGTCCGCTCCATGCGCATGGCCTCCTCCGGCCCCGCGATCCGGTAGTGAATGCGGCTGTGCGCCCGCGCCGCCTTGGTCTGGAAGCGGATCTCCCGCACCCAGGCCGTCTCGTCCTCCTCCTGGTTCACGATGGAGATGCCCATACCCCACTCCCACCAGCCGCTCAGCGCCGTCGAACCGCGCAGCTTCTGAAAAGGGTTCACGCTGTCGCCCTTGTTCAAGTGGTGCAGCAGGACCACCGAGCAGCCCGCCTCCCGTTGAATCCCCCGCAACACCTCCAGCACCTTGCTCTCCTCCTGGGCGTCGTTCTCATCCCCCGTCCACAGGCTGCGGAAGACATCGAAGAAGGCGATCTCGACTTTGCGGTGTTTCAGCGCCTCCGTGATCTCCCGCACCTCTTTTTTGTTCTCCAGCAGGAAGGTCGGCATCTGCGCCCGCGTCGAGAGCCAGAACCGCTCATCCAGCGTGGCCAGATACCTCAACTCCGCAGCCGAGCCCGCCACCATAGAGCCGATGCGCCGCGCCGTCTCTCCCGGATCGTCCTCCCGGCTGATGAGCGCCACCTGCACCGGCCGCGTCACCGGCAAACCCAGCCAGTCCGTTCCCGTGGCGAGATGGAGCGCCAGGTGGATGGCCAGCAAACTCTTGCCCGTCTTGCCGTCCGCCGCAATGACCCCGTTGCCCCCCCTCTGCATCACTCCCCACACCGCCCAGTCCACACCCCTGGGCGCGTCGGCCGCGAAATCCGTGGCGCTGACCAGAATCTCCTCCGGCCGATAGCGGATGTACTTTGGCAACAGGTCGGCAAGAGCCAACTCCGCCGCTCCCAAGACTTCCAGGGCGGTTTCCGATTGGTCGGCCGCGCGGGCAATGGCCGTCGAACAGATGCCCATGACCTTGCGCAGCAGACTCTTGTCCTTGACGATGCGGATGTACTCCTCGATCACCGGCCGCCGCGGTAGCCCCATCGTCAGGTCGGCCAGGTAAGCTACGCCGCCCACGGCTGCGACTTCCTTGTATTGGCTCAGTTTCGCCACCAGGGTGACGATATCGACTGCGTGATCGGTGTCGACCAGCTCGGCCATGCGCAGAAAGATGCGGCGGTGTGAGTCCAGGCTGAAGTCGTCCGACTCCAGACATTCCGCAGCTTCGCGGAAGGCCGCATTGTCCAGCAGGATCGCGCCCAGGATGGTCTTCTCGGCGTCCACATTGGCCGGCAACTCGGGGTCCCCGGCGATGGGTCCATATCGAAGGGGTGAAAGACCTTCGTCCAAGGTGAGATCATCCTCGGGGGGCTCAGGCGCTTTGTCGGGAAGCCGGTAGTTGTCGATCTCGCTCATTCCATCTCTCCGTCAATCTCCGCGATTAGCTCCTCGATCTCGACGGCCGCGCAGCCGTCTCCATGCCCGCTCTTGGCCACCATCTTCGGGTCGCAGGGGCAAAGCGCCCGAGCGCACCGCTTGAGCATCTGTTTCATCTCCGGCGCCTTGCCGATCAGCCGCGCGTTGGCGTTGGTCTCCGTGATCGAGGCTCGGCTCACCACCGTAGCCACCAAGTATCCGTCCGTCGAGTGCACCGAGGCCCCGGCCGCACCGCTGCGCGGCATGACGATCCACTTGCCTCGCGTGATCCTCTCTTTCATGCCGCTCTTCGTCTTCCACTCCGCTGTCTCGCTGGTTTGCTGATTCGTTCTTCTTCCTTCCAGCGCAGCGTGTCCAATTCGCAGATCCGCTTCAGTGCCGCCGTGCGCTCCAGTTGCCCCTCATCGGCGGCCTTGGCGACGGCCCGGCGGAAGAGTTTCAACTCCAGCGGGTTCATGGTCACGGTTACTGCCACGTTGGCCATTCCATGTCCTCCTCGGTTCTCGGTGTGAGAGTGGAGTGTGCGGCGCACTGGTGACTCGCACTGACCACTCACCTCTGTTCTCTCGCTACAGCCTCTTGGTACCGTTGCACCCACTTCTCAAATTGTTCCGTCGAGCGGAAGAGGTGATCCTCCCACTCGCAATAGCTCTTGCCCCCGGTCTTGGGGTCCCGGCCCATGTGGAACTCCGACTGCGCCACCTCGTCGACGACGGCCTTCATCAGCTCCACCGCGCCGACCAAGCTGCCATGCGCCATGCGCACCGCCTCTTCCAGGCGCGCCAGTCCCTTCTTGCGCCGCAGGGCGCTGAAGGTGTAGGTGGCCCGGTTGCGCCGCATCACGGTCAGGTAGTAGGCAAAGACCTCGCGCAATGCCGCATCCTGGAACCGGCTTGCCGTTGGGGCTCCGCTTTTCTCTGTGAAGAGTTCATGATCCTGAGCATCAGGTGAGCAATCGGCGTTCTTTGCCGATTCCGGTATTTCTGTTTTTGAAGATGAAACTGAAGATGAAGATGAAGGGGTTCGAGTTTGTTTGGTGGCATGGTTATCTGGGGTGGTTCGGTTTTGATTAAGCAAAAGAGGATTTCCGCCGAGTTTTCCCGCCGCAGCGCGCACTTCGCGCAGTTTTTCATCGCGCACCATCCGCCGGCAGAAAATGGCGCCGGTCTGGGCCTCGCGGCTGGCCACCCCGGAGGTTAGCAGGGTGTTTAAGGTGGTGGTTAGAGTTTGCTTATCCAAACCAAGCAGCCGGCCGAGAGAGTCGTCGCTCATGGCCTGACCGTTCAGCGTCAGCACCCCGCGGCGCTCGGACTCGTGCATCAGGCAAAGCATCTCGTGCCACACTCCTCGGTCAAAGTAGTTGAGCGACTGCACCCCGACATCCTTCCGCCAGTCTCCGGGGTAGAACTGAAACGCCGGCAGCTTCCCCATTCCATGTGCCCTTCATCCGTCACCCGTTTTGCTGATTCACTGCTTCACTTGTTCACTGGCACTCACACTGTCTCTAAGTACGCTTCGATGAACGCTTGCGCCGCCGGGACACAGATTGCATCGCCCGCAAGGCGAAGGAGACCCACACGGCAGGGATACCCTGTAGCCAAAGGGAATGTTCCGGGTTCAACTGGCCGGAACTTTCCATCCCGGCATCCGATCCAGTCAGCATCCGCCCACCAGCCGTTAAGCGGCGCTGGCCGCACGGGCGGACTTCCGACGCTAACTGAACGAGTGATGATCCTGACATGGCCGGGGTCATCGTCCCGCCTCGCTCGGAATCCGTATGGCTCGGAGTCGTCCACCCCGCGAACTTCATCGCATGTTCCAGCGTCGCCGCGTGTTTCCGGCCGTCCTCCGTCCGCCCCGTCGCGTCCATCTTCTCCGTCGAGACGGAACGGCCGCCGCTCGGCGTGCAGGGGCTGGGCCAGCTCGCCAGGTTCTGCGCATAGGTCGCCAGATTGGACCCTGCGTTCGGTCGCCCCTGGTTCCACTCTGCGTAGGCTTGCGGATCTTTCATCCGGCTCAGGTTGTCGTCTGCTGTCTGCGGCGTCGGCCAGCATGCCAGATGCGCCTGTCTCGGCAACATATCCAGCCGCGTTCTCTCTGAGCCGTCTGGATTGGTTCCCGTCTCGGCCATCCCCGGCGTGTCCTTCCAGTCCCGCTCGGCTGGCGTCGCCCAAGCCGCCAGAGCCGCATCCGCTACCAGGTCCGCGCAGCCGTGTTTCGTCCCGTGAATCGCCTTCTGACCCTTCGAGCGTCCCGTCGCATCGTGCGCCTGGGGCGTCGTCCAAACCGCCATCTGCGCCGACTCCGAGAGGTTCACCTGATGGCCCTGTTCCCGCCGCAGTGCAGCCTTCTCCGGGTCCGCATATTCGCCGCCTCGTCTGCAAGCATCCGACTCCGGCCACGAAGTACAGCCGCTGCCGGATGTGCGGAGCGCCGACGCTGTGTGCTCCCAGTACCGCCGCCGCAACGGCGTAGCCTTCCGCCTCCAGGTCTGTGCAAACAAGGTCGAGCCAGCCATGTCCAATCGCGGCAGCAACCTGCTCTCCAAAGATTGTTGGAGGTCTGCACTCGCGGATGAGTCGCGCCCAAGCAGGCCAGAGGTGGCGAGGATCGTCAAACCCCGCTCTTTTGCCCGCCGCGCTAAAGCTGGGGCAGGGGCAGCTTCCCGTCCAGACCTCGCGCTCGTCGGGCCAGCCGGCTTGGCGGAGGGCAAGACTCCAAAATCCTCCTCCAGCGAACCAGTGCGCTTGAGTGTATCCAGCGAGGTCTCCGGGTTGAACATCTGCAATTGATCGTTCATCCACATCCCCCGGCGCGATGGCGCCCGCCTTGATGACCTCCCGCAGGATCTCGGCCTTGAGCGGGTCGATCTCGTTATAAAAAGCGCGAGCAGAAATCACTTGCGGTTCTCCCCGCCCATCCTTCTAAAAAAGCAAACGCTCCCTTGCCCAGGGGGCACCCAGCCCTCCGGGGAGCCTGCTCCTCCGGCTTCGCTGTCAAGGGAATGAAAAACAGCCGCTGGCTGTTAGCTTCTAACTGTTCGCTGTCAGCTAAGAGCTAGAAGCTGTCTCATGCCGCTCTCTCCGCGGCCCTGGCTTCAATCCATCGTTCGATATCGGCGCTCAGCCACCCCGTCGCCCTCTGGCTCAGCCTGATGGGCGCGGGAAACTTGCCCGCCTTCTGCAGCGCGAAGATGGTGCTGGCGCTCAGGCCAATGGCTTCGAGCACCTGCTTCTTGCGCAGCACCAGCGGCGGCCGGTAACTCTGGATGGGCTTTGCGTTTTTGCTGGCCACGAAATCTTTGCTCTTCCGGGGTCCCCACGGGTAGGTCTATCGCCCGTGGGGTGCCAAGAAACTCCATGGCGATTATCCACGCTATAAATCCCTTTGCAAGCGGTGCGGTGTATCACTAAGTTGAAGATAAAAGTAAGGGGTTCAGTTACGTCGAAACCGTTTATGAATGAACTAGCAATTATCCCATCTACTGAAACGGGGAACCGGATTCCGGTTCCCCGTTCATCTGCCCTCGATTCTCTTTCAGGCTCCTGGATGTCTCACGCCGCGCGCAGACTGCCGGCGCCGGCGACGCGCATCTCGTCCAGGGCGTCGGCCCAGGCTTGCATCATTCCTGTGCGCTGCTTCAGATACTCCGCCTCGTTGTAGATCCCCGCAACTCCGCCTTCCCTGTGGGCCAGTTGCATCTCCACCCAGTATTTGTCGTAGCCCCGGCCGCGCAGGTAGGTGCTGGCGATGTGTCTCCAGCCGTGTCCGGTCATGCGCCCCTTGTAGCCCATCCGCTCCATCCCCTTGAGGATGGTGTTGTTGCTCATCGTGCCCGCCCCGCCGTTGTAATCGGGGAAGAGTCTTCCCGTCCTTTCGCTGATGGCGCGGAGCCGTTGAAGCAGCGTGATCGCCTGGCGGGAGAGCGGGACGATGTGTGGCAGCTTCATCTTCATGTGTTGGGCGGGAAGATGCCACTGGCGGTTCTTCCAGTCGATCTCCTTCCACTCCGCGGCGATCAGCTCTCCGGTGCGCACGAAGGTCAAGGCGATCAGCTCCATGGCTATCCGCGTCAGCACATTGCCGCTGTAGTCCTGCATCCGGCGCAGCAGCTCCGGCACCTCGGCGATGGTCAGATGGGCGAACTTGACCGGGGTGTGGTTGGAGAGAATATCCTGCATATCGATCTCCGCCGCCGGGTTCACTACATCCCTGGCCAAATAGTTGTTGGTCTTTCCCCATCTGTAGATCTTGCGGATGAACTGCAGGTTGCGCTTGGCGATGTCGCGGGCCCCCCGGCCATCCACGGCTTTGGTGAGTTCCACCACATCCGCCGATGTGATCGCGGCGGCGTCTTTGCGGCCCAGCCGGGCGATGACATCGGTTTCCAGCCGTCTTTGCACATTGGCGGCATAGCGCGGGTTCTTGCCCCTGCGCCATTTCTCGGCATACCACATGCGCACCAATTTTTCAAAGGTGAGCGCCCTCCGCTTTTCTTTCCCGGCGCGGCTGACCCGGATGGCCAGCTTCTCTTCTTTGCGCTGGCTCATGGGGTCGATGCCGCTGGCCAGTTTAACCCGCGCCTCGGCGTGCAGCAGCCGCGCCTGCGCCAGCGACACATCGGGGTACTTGCCCAGGGCCATCTGTTTTTGCTTACCCTCGAAGCGGTACTTCCAGCGCCACAGTGTTCCCCCGGCCGGGGTGACCAGCAGGTAGAGGCCTCCCTTGTCGGCGAGGCGGTAGGGTTTGGCGCCGGGCGCGGCCTTGGCGCAATGCAGGTTGGTCAGTTCTCGGTTGGCTGCCATCGTCTTCTCCTCGGTGGTGCTATTTTTCTCTTCCCCTTGAAATAGCACCACCAGCCGTGGTGCTATTTTTCGATAGTACGCCAAAAAATAGCACCAGTAAATAGCTGTTTGCGGAAAAATCGCCTCGTGTCTCCCCGCACGTCCTGAACAAGATTGAGATGCGGGAAAGCCCATGGTTATTGGGTTTCAAAGGGGGTCATTGAGTCGAGATGGGTGGTAACAGGTCGAGAAAAGTAGTAGTCCTTGGCTGCCCCCCAGGGATTTATATGTTATTGAAATATATGGTGTTTGCGGGTCTTTTGGTCAATATGCCACCAAAAATGCCACCATGCCCAAACGGGAACCATCAACCGCCTTCAACTGGGCTACCCGCAGCGAACTCGTTCGCCGAGTGCGCGTGCTGTTGCAGGTACTTCTCCAGTTCGGATACCCGGAACCGGTACTGGCACTTCCCTCGTGAGCCAAAGGGGAGCGCAAACGAAGGTAACCGGCCTTGCTGGGCCCAACGATGCGCCGTCAGGCGCGAAATACCCAGGATTTTCGCCACCTCCTCGGGTCCAATCGTCGGCTCAACCAGCAGTTCGGCATACAGATCTTTCATCTTCGACTCCCTAGTAACCTTCGGTGAAGAATCGGTCACTATTACCAAACTGCGTTAGCCTAACCCTTTTTGAGACACGATGCAATCATTAAATTCTGAGTTTTGCACAGGCTGTGGAAAAAATTTGGGCGAACCAAGGAGGAGGTCATCAACAAACGCAACAGGCCGGCCACCGAGGAGAGACCGGCCCGTCGTAGCGTCCAACCGCAGCAATGAGCGCTTGAAGGCCAAAGTCTGCGGCCGGGCCGGCGCACATGCGGACACACGCGCCATTTGCATTGGACGTGGCTTCCGGTTTCATGTCAAGACCGTTTTAGAATCGCTGGTTTTTGAGCCGTCCAGGATCTGGACACCGGCCGCTGGAAAGAGCGCCCGGCGCCTCCCGGTCAATGCACCGTCTCAGAGCCCATCTGCATGTGGATCACCTTCGTATTGCTCCGCCCCTGAAGCTGATCTCTGAACGCTTCCGCGAAGGACTCTCTCCACGTGGAATCAAGATTGTAGACGGTGTGCGCCAGAGCCACCCCCCCGCAATGTGGACAGCCCAAGGTGATTGACACGACGTGCCCACCGGCACCTGTCGCCCAACACACGACTGCGGCGTGAACATTGTATTTGTCAAAAAATGCCCGCAACGCTTCATGAAATTCCAGGCTGGCCGCGATGGCCTCGGCTTCAAACTTTCCTTGCTCGGACATGATGGCCTCGGTTTTTAAGATGGAACGATGGGCGGATGCGCCCGGCGGCTGTTTCGAGCCGCCGGGGATCGCAACCCTAGCTGGCTCCTTCGTTGCTGGTTGTTTTGGCTACCGGCGGGGCGGGTACATCCTTCTTCGTCCTCCTCTGCATCGGCTTGCCGCGGTACACTTTCATCTTCAGCTTTTGCTCATCCGACGACACGCGCAGATTCAGATTGTTCAGGTTGCTGTAGTGGCGGATCGTGTTCGCCGCCCGGTTAAGCTCCTTCACAGTGTCATAAATCTGGACCACAACGCGCGGCATTTTGTCTTTACCCATCGGAGCGTCTTTTGCCGCATCGATGATGTGCATGTACGGCTCGATATTCACCCGCCTCGGGAACGCTTCGGTGTAATCCTCCATCTGCAACTTGAGTTCTGCCATGGGTCTGTCTCCTCGGTGCTATTCAGCACACAAAACATCATATATCAACACCCCACGAGCGTAGATTTATCCTTACCAGTTTCCGCCAGCCGTCTCCGCTTCTCCAAAACTGCAAGGTCCGCACAGCCCCGTCGCAGGGACGATGGGCGACTCTCCGCACACTTCGCACTTGCCGGACCAGTCCGGCTCCATCTCAGAATCGCGGACTGGCTCGGGTTTCTTCTCTGGCTTCTTCTTTTTGGGGGTCATCTGCGTTGCCTATTTGAGATCACGTGAATCACTCCGAGAACATACCTTCCAGAGACTCCAGGTTGCCCTTTTCCGGCTTTTCCCCGAATTGCTTCTGGATGGTATCCAGCACCAGTTGGAACTGGTCTTGCCGGATAAGCGGACGATGCTGAATCTCGAACTCCCGGTCCAGCAATTCCTTGACCTGCTCCTCGGCAATGCTCAGTTTCCGCTGCAGCTCGAAGAGCTGAATCCCATCAGCGAAAGAGATATGAGTCTTGGGATCGTGGCCCGGATAGCTGTCCCAGGCCTCCCGCTTGCTTTTCTTCTCCACCCCAGCAACTTGGACCTGTCGCTGGGGACCCCGGTTGGCCTGCTTCGCGTTTTTGGAATTCAGCTTGCACTCCTCCGTGTGACCGTTGACCGTTCGGCACTCGGCGCAAATCTCTTGCTCCGGTGGCCGCTGTGTGCCTTCGTTCCCGTGGCCCCGGTTGGGCTCTGCCGAGGTTTTGAGTGTGCCCAGCTCACGCCTGGTCTTGTCCAGCTTCGTGTTCTCCGGCGGCAGGTAGGTTGGCTCCTGGCTGGGCATCTCTTCGTCCACATAGATGCCGCCCAACTCCTCCGGCCAGCCGCGGCGCAGCGCCAGTGCCTCCGCGCACTTGGTCAGTTGGTTGATGGGCATCTTCTCCCACATGGAGTTCGGCTCCACCTTTCCGCTCTGCTTGTTTTTTCTTGTCTGAACGAACTCGCGGTAGTAGGCCGTGGCGCCGAACTCGTGCCATGCTCCATCATTCGGCGAAAACTTCTTCACCCACACCGTAACCCGCAGATCCGGTTTGCCGCCGTCGTCGACCTGTGGCAGCTTGTCAGAGGGCATGTAGATATTGGTCCGGTTGGCGATCGACCGGTAGCCGTCAATGCCGGTCTGAATCGTCATCTTCTCCACGTAGCCGCTCTTCTCCGGGTCCCAAGTCGTGCGCTTGACGGCGTGGATCTGCCGCTGCAACGGGTCCAGGTGGCGGACACGGGCCACATGGCAAAACAACTGAAACTCTTCCGGGGTCAGTCCCGGCGCCACCGTGCGCTGGATCAGCTCCAGGTGATTCTCCCACTCCCGGCTCACCTGAAGCTGAGCCGGTTGCGGCACATTGACTGCAAGTGCGGTTTCAGGCATTCGACACCTCCACCCTGATGAAAGTTCCGGTTTGCTGGTCAACTATCGTCTGGTTGAGTACACCACTCCGCGCCAAAGCTAGGCGGTATTCCTTGACCGCCTCTTTCATGTCGATCAAAATCCCTACGGCGTTGGGCGTAGAATCCCAACCGTGATCTGTTTCCACGGTCATAACAATCGTCGTCTTCAATTTGCATCCTGCTTTCTGTCCGTCTGAACTTCCACATTGATCTGCACCAGTTTGGGCCGTTTGAAGTACGGACAGATCGAACTGTACCCGCACCACTTTTCGCTGCAGCCCCACCAGCTCTGGTTTGCTGGCACAAAGACTCCCGTCTTCATGGCGTGGATCAGGTTGGTGAAGCGATTCAAAAAGACCTGCACATCATCCATCGAGCGCGTCGTCGCTGTGGGCACATACTTGACCGTCGGCTTGGCCGCGTTGGTCCGCACCAGGTAGTCGAGTACCATGCGATCAGGGAGCTTCCCGTCGATTACATGCGAGGCCACGGCGTAGGCCGTGAGCTGCTCCGAATCGTCGGCCGTGCCGGCCTTGTCGCTACCGTCCAGGAACGAGGGCGTGGGCGACTTGGCCGAGGTCTTGGTATCGCGGATGATGAGCTGGTCGCCAATGACCTCCTGAATGTCCTGCTCCCCCACGAAGTCGATGCCGTCCCGAGCGGCGGCGTTGAGCGATTGCGCTTGGCCGTGCAGCAGCTTGGCTGCGTACTTGTCCGGCGCCTGCTCTCCGGCCAAGTGCAGTTCCCTCGCCCGTGCGCGCAGAAAGGCGTCCATGTCCACGGAGAACTTGCGCCGCGTCCGCACCGCCTGAATCTTCGGCGCCGCCTCGTCGTGATGCAGCCCGGAGAGGCATACCGCCTTATCCTTTGCCTCTCCGAGCACCTGGTCCAGGCTCTTGCCTTCTTTTTTTTCTTCCTGGTCCAGCTCGATCGGTTCGGCCTTCTGCTCTGCGTCGAATTTGGCCGCGGAGATTTCCAGCACGTCCTCGCGCTTGAGCAGCTCCCCGGTCTCGATCTTGTGGTCGAGATCCCGCGTAACCGATTCATCCGTGGATTTGCCCACCAGCAGGAAGGCGCTGGGCGGGGATTTGATGCCCAAGATATACCGGAAGAGAAACCGCTGCCCGCAATCGTTGGCCATGTTGATCCCGGAGACGTGGATCTGCTTCCGCTGCTTGGCCTTGGGCGTAATTTTATCGATGGACGGAACGGGTGAGTTTTTATCGGTCACCGGGCGCCTCCTCTGCGCTCCTCGGTGACCTACCAATAAGCCGATTTCCCTTTGGGGTCAAGGGTGATTTTTCCGAGGTCCCCACGGATTCGGGGTCCCCGCAACGCGATCTCTGTGCTGCGGGGTGAAGGGACAGGTTCAAGTCCGTGGGGTGGCAAATTGGTGTAGACGCACAGTTGGCTTTGTCTTATGCTGCGCCCATGAAGAAGACCGCTAAACCAGAAAAACTGACCAAAGCCGACCCGGAATTTTACTCTAAGATCGCCGCCCTCGCCGGCCGTAAGCTGCTCAAGAAGCGCGGGACGGACTACTTTTCCAAACTGGCCGCGAAGAGCCATCCCCGCGCCGAATACCACGGCGGCCGGCCCAAGAAGGCGGCGTAAGGTCTTCGTCGGGAGCCGCATCACTCATGGCGCCAGGATCTCCTTCGCCGCCGCTTGCAGCTTTTCATACCGCTCCCGGATCAACCGGGCATCCTGTGCATAAACCATCTGCATCGTGAAAAAGATCGGGTAGCCGTTGATGCTGCGCAGCGCTGCGTCCTTCATCCGGCCGCAGATCATCGCCGGCGGGTGTTTGCGCAACTCTTTCGCTTGTTCGCTAGAGAACAATGCCAACGGCATGAAGATCATCGGCAGCAGGTGCAGATCGTGCTCAGGAACTTGACGGCTGCTGAAGACTTGCCCGGTGAAGATACCCAGCGCCAGCTCGGCGATCTGCTCCTGCGGCAATCTAGGTTCCTTCCATGCCGCCTTCCGCGCGATCCTCCTCTTCGGTTTGCCGGCGTTCGTCATGATCCGATCCCGTCTCTTTCAACCGTGAACTCGATCAGCCCCTGTTGCTCCAGCCAGATGAACGTCTTCAGAGGATCTCCCTGGTCGTCGGGCGGATAGAAGCAGTGGATGGCCGTTTCGATCTCCGCCGTCTCAAAACCCCAAACGGCCAAGCCGATCTTCAAAACATCTTCGATGCCACAACGCAGGCGCGCGATCTCCGCTTCCCGCTCTCTCTCTTCGCTAGGATTGGTCTCGAACCAGCTTCTTTCCTCGTTCTCGTATTTGAAGCGCATCAAGGCCCTGATTCGGTGCGTCGTCCGGTTCTCCAAGATGAAGCCGCGCCAGAAGGCCGGCCCCGCCGTGCAACTCAGTTTATGCGCGAAGGAGTCGTCAAGGACCATCAGGCACACGAGTTTCTCTTCACCGAAGTTGACCGCCACTCCTCCTCCTCACCGCCGGCGTGGGCCGCCCAGGACCGCTATCGCCAGCAGTAGCAGCAAAAAAAACAGCCCCGAGCCGTTCTTTATTCCGGACATCTTTCCCGCTCCTTCAATTGCAGGTATTCAAGCTGCGTGAGAGCATCCAGGACGATCCGGTAGACATTCGACGGACTCGGTGACTCGGGATCGTACACACCGTAGGGTTCGTTCGGATAGTTGGCGGTGATCCGGTCGCACACCGCGCGCAGATGCGGCAGGGCCAGATCAAGGGCGTTCAGCCTCTTCCCTTCGTGCTCCTCGGCATCCCGAAAAGCGGCTTCCCAGGACTTGGTGGACTGGCCATACGGTCCGAACATCTTAAATGGATCGATCTTGGCCGCGACCAGATAAGCGCCTGTGCCAGTAACGCGAACGCCAGCCTTCGCCCCCCACCGCCGCTTGGCCTCGGCATCTGCTTCTTGCTGATGCATATCAGCCCTCTAGTTCCTCGGTTGACACACGCACCGTCCTGCCCTGCAATAGATCCTCATACTCGCCGGCGTCGTTCCTGAGCAGAGGAAGGAAGTCGAGATAGAACCCTGCACCAACGCGAAGGCCGGATTCAAGTTCCACCATAAGGCTCTTCTCGTTGCCGGAGACGAGTGCCACCCTGCCGCGCACAGTCTGGTCCTCGAAACCCACAGAGATTTGTTGCCCGTTGGTCATAAAGGCAGTTTGGCCAGCCTGGAAGCCTCTGGCCGGATACTCCTCAATGCCGCCCAGCGCTGGCGCGTGGCTCTTCCGATGCGGGCCCGCCCCGCAGGTGTTATGATGTGCTTCCGGATCTCTGCGGCTTCCGGCTTACCACCCCAACGACGTGGACCTGTCGTTGGGGACCCCGGCTTTTTGTGATGGGAGCTTGGTCTAGGTCCAGGCTTCTTGGTGGGAGCCGTTGCCACGGCCTCTAGGATCTTGCGGGCCTCCATCAGCCGCACAATCTCCACATCAATTAGGTAAAGCAGGTTCTCGGTTGCCATGCTGGGGATTATAGACATTCCCGGCCCATGCGCGCAAATTAACCGGGGTCCCCACAGACAGGTCTTGGTCTGTGGGGTGGAAAGTAGAAGGGCCGCCCGCTACCGCGCGGACGGCCCCAAGTATCATCGACGCCGGGATTGAACCGACGACATTCTGATTATGAATCAGACGCTCTGCCACTGAGCTAGTCAATGGGTTGTGCGGCCACGCCTTGCTTGCCGGCCCGGAACCCTGAGCCTGATCCGGATGCTCTACCGCTGAGCTAAGGGCGCATATTTTTATGGGGCGCCCTGCGGGATTTGAACCCGCGGCCTCCGTTTGAGTGATTCCGCCCGCCTCGCTATCGTATCACCGCGATAAGCCTTTGGGTGAAAGCCTGAGTCTGAAAATCAGCCTAAGTCTGAGTCTGAGCCTGGATCGGGCCTTGCGGCCCCACCCAACTTGATGCCCCGGCGCATGAACCCAGCGCACCGGGGCGAAACCGTTACGCGCCCAGCAGCGGCTGGAAAACATACTCCAGCAGCGTTGCGCCAATCTTTTTGTCTTCCTTCTCGATTGCGTAGTCGTTGGCCTTGGAACGAGCCTTGACCACCGCCCGGTACAACTTCTCCACGCGATCCAGCAGCTCGGCCTTCAACGCCGGCGTAATCCGACCGCTCCACTCCTGCTCCAGAATCGTGCCCGTCGGCACATCCTCATCCACCAGCTCCGTCTGCGCCGGATGCTCCTTGGTCGCCTCGTATTTCACGTACACCTTCTTGGTCTTGACCTTGCGCGGCTTCACCACTTCGCGCGCTTTCCAATGGCCCTCGCCGTGTGTGGGATCTTCGGTAAAGCCCTTAGCCGGGTCAAGCGTAGGGATAACCGCGATCAGATCCTTCCATTCGGCAACGCGCTTGGCCAGTTGCAGCAGTGTGGTCGTAGGGATGTCAGTAAGCAGATTCTTCCCATTCTCATCCACCACATCCGCTTTGGCGGTGGTGTTGGCCAAATCAATCTGGTAGGCCGCGTCGACGGCTTGGGCAAGGTACTTTGAGATCCACTTAATTTCAGCGGCGATCGTGGATTGTATCTCCTGCTGATCCTCAACCACCACCTCGCCGTCCTCCGCCAGAGGCCGGAAGGTCTTCTTGCGGCCTTCAAATAGGTGAGGCTTCTTCTCGAAGGTTGTCGCCAACTCTCCGCGCACCTTCGTGGTTTGGCCGGTCGTGCTGTCGTAGGCGGCCAACAACTCGTGCAACTTTGTCATCGTCTTCCTCCCAGAAGAACCACTCTACACCCTTTTCGTAACGGACGCAAATTTAGTTCACCGGACTCTCCCACCAGTCGGGCAGGAGGGGCGATACAACCCCGGAGGTCTCCATCGCCTCTTCGTAAACCACCTCGCCATGCTCACCGGCGTGGTAGGGTGTGCTGATGATGAACGGAATGATCTTCGGACCCTTGATGGTGGTAAAGATCGCATCCACCCACAGATGCGGCGGCATGTTGGCGATGGTGCCATCGTACTGCTCTTTCAGAATCCGGCTATACCGCTTTTCGTACTCCTCAAACCCCAAATCGGCCGGCCATCCGAAGTGCCCAGCGATCTCTGGCATCTTCCCTATCCGGGCATCGGCCTGGACCAGCACCGCCGGCGTCCCCACCTTGCGAAAAACCGGCACAACCAATATCCGCAACAGCGCCCGGCGCGCATCGTCGACGCCCTGTTGAAAAACCAAGTCCTTATCCGGATGTTCTCCCGTTTCATCATACGGCCGCAGCCGGAAGGGGAGGCCAGCGTTTTCGTAGGGCATCTTGGCCCGCGCCTCCAGCCCTTCCCGGTGCACCCTGCGGCATTCCTCGTTCCAATCCATGCCCGCAATATACCACAGGGCTTGCCGCCCAAGCATACGCGCCTTTGGCGCAACAATCCAGATTCTGGACAGTCTTCATTTACTGGACGCTTTTCGGGGGCACCAGCCGAATGTTTTTGGGCGTCATCGCGCGCAGCCGTTTTAGATTCTCCTCGTGCTTAGTCAGTTCAACCCGGTGATATTCAACTTGCCGCTCCGACCATTTGATCTGCTCCGCGATCTGTTCCGCCGTAGGACAATTCAGCCGCTCCAGCCGCTCCCATTCCGCTTGCGCTTCGTTCTCCCGCATCTTTCTACGCCATTCGGCCCGCCTCTGCCGCCGCGTCTCGTAGAACTCCGGATCGCAGAGCAGGTTGGCAGCCTGTTCGATCCCTCGTTCCGCCGCCACAGCGAAATGATGCGCTACCCGCTTGATGACCGCCTCCGTGTAGCGGGTCAACCATTTGCGGAAATCCGGATGCTTGAACTGCTCGGGCAGGTACGGCAGATGGTTCTCGACCAGCTCGTCCGCCGGACTGAACTCGTTCCGCTTCGAGACAACCGCCGGAATGGCGCCGGCTTTTTTCACTGCGTCAGCCCCAGCTTGGCGAACTCGCTGATGGCCAGCGCTCTGACTTCCGGCTTCAGCGTAGCCAGCAGCTTGCGCCGGTTCTCGGCGGTGCGCTCACGGTCCTCCTGCAGCCTCTTGGCACACAGTCTGAAATACTTTGCCTTTCGTCCTTTATTCATCGCCGTTTCCTCGGTTGCAGGGGGCCGGATTGGCTACCGGCTGGGGTTGACAGGCCCTGACCATCCTGTCCGCACAAGTATCATGTACGCTCACCGTTATACCAGGATGGATCTGTCCACGGACTAAGGTTTTGCGAGGTTACCGCTCTGCTTCGGGGAATACCGCCAGAAAGGATAAGAGCGGCTCTCCCCAAGTGCTTCCCCTCCCGATTTGTCACCCCGGCACGACCGGGGCGCGCCCTGCGGGATTACTATAGCAGAGGACGGCCGGGATGGAAAAGAAACTGAAGGATTTTCTCAAATCGGAACGCAGCAATGCTTGGCTGGAATCGCGAGAGATGTCTGTATATGTGCGCAAAGGTCATCATCTTGGTATGAATGGTGAACTTCGTTCCTACTTTGACATTGCCAGCATCGAAGTCAAGCCGAACTTCCAACGGCAGGGGATATTCAAGCGTTTTTTGGACCTCTGCCAACACCTGTAGCCTTACGACGGAATCTTCATTGAAAATGTTCACAGCGCCGTTTTGCGCACATACCTTCGCCGCCTTCTACTTGAAGACGGCCGGTGGTTCGAACGGGAGATGGATTTTCTCTGGGAAAAGTAGTTGGAGCGGGCGGCGGGGGTTGAACCCGCGTCTATGGCTTGGAGGGCCAGGGCACTGCCGCTGTACCACGCCCGCTCATTTTTCAAACCACTCTTCGTGCATCTGCTTGAGGAACTCGTCCGTGAGAGTCGGCGAATCCGGCAAAACAGAATCAACTCCGCAAATAGGACACCGAGCCGTCTGCTCACCGTCAAGCCATTCCCTGATGGTCTGAGGATCGAAGATCGCCAAGCAATAAAAACACCCGGCGCGCTTGCCCGCCAGCACCTTCTCCCGATTCCGCTTGCACTCCTGGTGCGCCGACCGGTAGGGTTCTGGAATTGAATCCAACATCTCCTGATGCGTGTTCATGACCGCAATTATACACAAATCCTTGCCACGCCCGCTCAATCTTCTTCTTCACAACGATGCTGTTCCTTGAGCATCTCCAGGCATTCCTTTAATGCCGCATCATTCGCCCACATCGCATCTGTGTCGCTCAACACCGTAATCTTGGAATCTAATTCGCCAATTTCCTCGTAAGCCGCCTCGTCCAGCTTCCGCATGAAGTCCGTCGCCTGCATCGTGGCTCCAACGAAATTCTCGGCTTCCGCAAGAAATGCGTGACGCCATAGATCATTGTCGATCTCAAAGTAGAAGATGCTCACGGCTTCACCTTGAGGCCATTTTACATCTGGTGGGCGTGGGAAGGATTGAACTTCCAACCTTTCGCTTATCAAGCGAACGCTCTTGCCAATTGAGCTACGCGCCCGTTATTGCTCTTTCAACAACTCCACCAAATCCCGCCGGATTACCTGCCACACCGTCATGGTCTTCAGCTTCCGTTCCTGCTCCGCCACAGTCGCCTTCCACTGCTTCAACTCCGTGCGCAACTCCATCACCGTTTTCAGCGCCTGCTCCCGCTGCTCCCGCACCACGTCGATCGGCTCGTAGTGCGCCGGCGCGGCGGCAATCCTGGCCAGAATGGTCCGCTTCTCATCCCCACTCAGGGCAATGCGCTTGACCTTGGATTTTCCTTTGCCGCCTGGCTTCAGGGCGCCTTCGGGAAGCCCCTTCATGTCTTCGCTGTTGCGCCGGCCGTTGCACTCCCGGCAGGCCGAGACCAGATTCTCCGGCTCGTTGCTACCTCCCTTGTAGCGGGGAATGATGTGCTCGGTGGTTGCCTGATCGGGCGCCGATTCCACCGTGAGCCGCGTCGGCCGACCGCACCAGTGGCATTTCTTGCCCTCTTTGATCCACAGCGCTTCGCGCCGCGGCGGGGTCGCCTCATCGCTCCACACCCTGGGCAACGCCGGGATCTGTATCAAATCTTCTGCGTTCATGGCTGCACTGTAACAAAAATCTGGTGCGGGGTGAGGGAATCGAACCCCCGGCCTCTTTCTTGTAAGGGAAGCGCTCTGGCCAACTGAGCTAACCCCGCGTGACTGACCACTGTTCACTGACCATTGGGAGATGGTGCGCGTGGGCAGATTCGAACTGCCGGCCTCAAACTCCGGAGGTTTGCGCTCTGTCCACCTGAGCTACACGCGCGAAGATGGTAGCCCCGGTGAGATTCGAACTCACGGTCTTCGGTTTAGGAAACCGGTGCCTTCTCCACTTGGCCACGGGGCCCCGCACCCGATACTAGCAGAAATCTGGCGCTGCCGGCAGGACTCGAACCCGCGACCTTGCGTTTAGAAAACGCCCGCTCTCTCCGCCTGAGCTACGGCAGCGTACCGGGGTTCCCGGCGACAGGTCTTCGTCGCTGGGGTGGACTGGTGGACCCGGAGGGGATCGAACCCTCGCCGACTGGTTAAAAGCCAGATGCTCTGCCCTTGAGCTACGAGTCCGATGTTTTGCTGGCCTCTGATCGCTGCTTGACGTTTGGTGCGCGCGGAGGGAATTGAACCCCCAACCTGTCGGTTAAGAGCCGAATGCTCTGCCAGTTGAGCTACGCGCGCACAATCTCTTCCGGGTTCCCTGCGAACAAGTCCAAGTCCGTGGGGTGGCATGGTGGCGCCGGAAGGATTTGAACCTCCGACCCGTCGATTATGAGCCGACCGCTCTGAACCGGGCTGAGCTACGGCGCCACTGCGGAACAAAATCTGACGATACCTGACGATAACCCGGCGATATTTTTGGCACGGGCGGAGGGATTCGAACCCCCAAGTTCGGCTTTGGAGACCGACAGTTTGCGCAGTTAGCTTACGCCCGCATTGTCAAAGAGCATGAAAAACCCCGGCCTGAGCCGGGGGTCTGGGCGTACACCTGCAACTCCAGACCCCTAAAACACGACCCCCCACATCCGCTTGACGCGAATGATTATGCCGTGTTTCAGGGATCTGGACTGCATGGAATTCTCCACTCAATACCACCTTACGCCGCTTCCCCAGCCGTGTCAAGCTGCTCGAAGCGCTCGATGTAGTCCACGATTGCCTCAGACCATCCGTCGATGTGAACCCAGTCCCCATAGCCGATGCCGTTTTTGAAGCTGGCGACGTTGATGAGATAGTTGTTCTTTCCGAACGGCTTTGCGCTGGCAGGCTTGTTCACCAAATCACAGTCCTGCTCATCAGTAATGACAATGATCCTGTCGGCCTTGCCCTTCTCTTCCTTGCGAACATACTCGATCACCTCCTTCAAAAAGATTCCGCCACCGCCGATCTTGCCGGATGTGCGTTCATAAGAGAGCAAATCCCGCAGACCGAATCCGCGCCGTGGGGGAATCAGAATCGTGGCATGAGTTCGGCGCAAGTCGTCCCCGGCAGTAGCGTACACGGCTACCTCTTCGCATACTTCACGCAAGAGCATTGCCAAAGCTGCTGCCGCGCTGAGACGATCCAATTCCGACTTCCCAGAGATCGGTCCGTGCATCGAACCAGAGCAGTCAACAATGAGAATCGACTTACCGCTCAACTTCTCCTGAGCCGCAAGGCACCGAAACATAGTCTCTTCAAGTTGGGGTTCCAACTGTGGAGCATACTTGGCCGCCGAGATAAAGCGGAAGGGCAGCACCCGCTCCGTCTTCATCTTGCCCAGCCCCTCGCGGATCAGGCTCTCGTCCACGCCTGCCTGCTGCATGTTGCGCAGGTTGCGCAGCAGGGCCAGCGCCCCCAGCTTCTCCTCGTTCAACAGGCGCGTGAAGGTCTCCTTCTTGTCCGCGCCGCCGCTCAGCGCCACCTCCCAGGTGTCCGGGGACTCCAGAGTCTTCTCCGTCAGCTTCTTCCACAGCACAACCTGCTCCTCGGTCAAGGGCTTCACATGAGCCAGAAACAGCACATCGCGCAGCTTCACCGCCGCAGCGTCGGAGTTGTACTTGCCCAGCGCATAGGCATCGAACTTGCGGAAGGCCTCTCCCAAGCCCTTCTTCACCTGACTGGGCAGCATCTTGCGCGACTGGATTACTGAAGAACCGTCGTTCTGCTTGTTTGCATTCCAATAAAGCGAGATCAGCTCACCCATCTCGTCCGGCCGCTGGATGACGCGGGCGATGGTGCCGGCCACCAGGGCGCGGATTTCCTTGGTATTGGCATGGATCAGCGCCGCCACCAGCAGCAGCGGCACATGACGCAGCTTCATCTGGGTGCGCGCCTCGTAGGCGATGTCGGCGACGGTCTGGGGACCGTTCTTCTGCTTGAGAATCTCGGCCACCGTCTCCTGGATGCGCTTGGCGATCGACTGGCCCTCCTCGTAGAACTCGTCCTCCCAAAGCATGTTGGCCATCACCGAACGGCGCAACTGCTCGACCGGGTTGATTCTCGCTGCCACAGCGCCCTCATGCGTCCGGGGCGCCGGCGTCTTCACTGCTACATTGGTCCGCATACTTACCTCCAATAAAAGAGCCCGGCCTCGGCCGGGCTCTCGTTTGATCGGGCGGAACAGGCGTTTCGGTAACGTAGGCGCTCTAACCAACTGAGCTACATCGTATTGCTACGATGGCGGGACTCGAACCCGCGGCCTCCCGCTTACGAGGCGAAGTAACCGGAACTACACCAGCCCGAACTTAGAGAGCCGAGAACAATTTGGCCGCGCTTTTACTTTCCAAAGAAGTAAGCGCCGCCTTCACTACGGCTCAGATTTTATCCTTCACCCCAGCGGCATAGACCCGCCGCCGGAGCCCCGAATTATCCCCGGAGAACAGGCGACCTCGGTTAGCCCCTTGCGGGGCGCTCTCATTTGCAGTAAGAAGTAACCGCTGTCTTTCACTACCGGAGAACCTTTATCCCGGAGAACAAGCGAAAACGGTTGTGCCCTTGCGGGCTTCTTTGAAGGAAGAAGTAACCGTTCTCTTCACTACCGGGAAGATTCCTTTACCATCCCACAAACGTGAACCCCTTTGCGGAAGCCCTGGCATTTTGTCGCGGAACAGGCGAACTCGGGTTCCCTTTCGGGATTCGTGTTCAAGGCGAAGTACCCGCGTTCTTTCACCAGCGACAAAAAGCAATATACACCCTTTTTGAAACGGGCGCACAAATAATTTAGAGACCATCCTCGTCCGTGGAGTATTCCCGGATGCCGAGGCGCCGGTAAATCGCCCGCATCCGCTCATTCAAGGCCACCGAGCCGCCAAAGCGTTTGCCTTGGGCCTCATAGTGCTCCTTGGCCGCTTTCAGTAGGGCCGTGGCGTGCCCTTTGCCCGGCTCCGTCGATTCGATCAAAGCCAAGGTTGCCCAATCCTCCCCGACGCCAAACTCTGCGGTACAGGAGCGGTACCTGCACTGCTCCAGCTCCATGCCCAGCACTTTGATCTTTTCAAACTTCAGCTCACCATCGGAAGTTGTCTCCACACCGGTTGCCTTTCACTGATCTGGTGGGGGTAGAGAGACTCGAACTCCCGGCCCGCTGATTCGTAGTCAGCCGCTCTTTCCAACTGAGCTATACCCCCGTGATTCATGGTTTTTTGAACGTAAAGCGCCAGGAGTCTGGTGCGCTTTGCTCTTTTTCCGGTCCAGCAGCAATATACCTGCTCATCAAACGTATACCGTCCGGTTCTTGCGGGTACATAGCGCCGCGAAAAACCCCGTCCACCCAAATCTCAACGATCTGCGCAGGGAGGACGCGGTGCTCGGTGATCCTGAATTCAACCATAAACCACCTTTGGCGCGCCGATCAGTTCCGGCCAAGATGGTGAAACTCGTGGCAGTTCCCGCAGTATCTCTCCCGCACATCGTTCTCGTTCCAGCTTGTCATGCCGCACTTGAAGCAGGTAATGTTCTCGCCTTTGGCCGCAATGCTGTAGGTAAGAGGCTTTAGGCCGGCCTGAACAGCGTTTTCGTATGCCTCTACGGCTCTCTCAAAGTTCGAAACCTGCACTCCGCCGGCCGGAAGTCCATTCCTGTGCGCCACCCAACGGGAGCCGCTCCACGCCAAGTCCCGGTTCGCAGCGTTCACGATGACCCAACGACCAAAAGCGTTTTCAGAAACGTAACAATCGGTATCCATCAGTGCAAACTCACCCGGCCACTGGGGTCGATTCGCAGTGCGTATCGGTCTCTTTCCCGCTCCATCTCGTCGGCAATCTCTTTCTCGTACTCTTCCGGCGTAAACAGTCCTTTGGCGATCAGCAGACGTACCAGGGCGGCTTGGTTGCACATCGCGGAGTTGACGCCGACGCGCAGATGCTTGAGGCTGGTCTCTTTGGGCTCTGGCTCAGTCTCCATGACATAGGCCACACCGCTCTGCATCCCGTGCGCGGCATCAAGGTAGCGCTCTTTGTCATTCATTTTTCGCCTCCGGGAACCCCAGCTTCTCCAGCTCCCACGCCTTGAGCCCGTGCAGGGCCAGATAGTGCCGCGGCACCAGCCACGTCCGGTCTCTGGTGGTAACGCGGATATTCTCCCCCAGTTCATCCACCATCCGCTGCACAAATTCCTGCAACAAGGGGTCGCTGTAGTGCAGCGACCTTCCGCAAGCGCACATGGTCTGCTCATTCATAACATCTCCGGCGACATCAATTCCAGAGCCTTTTGGATGCGGGTAGATAAATCCGCCGTCGTCTGCATGTCGCTTTTCGTTCTCGAATTTAGACAGGTAAAGCGATGAAACGCCTCGCGCTCTTCCCGTGTGGTCCCTGCCCAGACGCCGAGTGCACATTGCATCTGCGGCGAGTGCTCCGGCAGCACTTTCCCTGTTTGAAGGTCGACCATCGCTGGCCGACATCCTGGGCATTGGTCGTCAAATTTTTGTCTGCTCATGCCCGCAATTCACTCACACTGACCACTGTCTTTCGCACCGTTCACTGCGGCACCGGCAGCGGCTTGGGTATCCACTCGGTTCCAAAGAGTTTCTTCAGCTCCGCCCAGGCCAGCTTCCGCCGTCTCCCGCGATCTCCATTGGAGGCGATGTCGGTCATGTAAATGAAGACCAGATAGACGATCTGCGCGGTGCCAGTGCCGATGACGGAAGGGCGATGGGGTAAAGCAAAAAAATAGAAAGCAAAAAAGTCGGCGGCAACCAATAAAAGAAATGCCTGGATCAACACCCTAGAGACTGCGGCAAAAGGATAACGCTTTGTTGTTCCACGGTTGGTGAGCGGCCTCCGGTGCATCCACCACAAGACATAAGACATCAAGATCGCACCCCCGGCTCTCAACCAGATCGTGCCTTTTACTGACGGCTGCAGCTCCATCAATGCCAAATAGAGCGCGATCATCCCTCGCTCTGCGTATTTTTGGCTGATAGAGAGCCACTCCTCCAGCCACTTGAGCAATGTCTCCACCCTTCCGGCAAACCACTCGTCGTAGGCGACCAGCCAACAAATCAAACGAATCATGGCCGCAATATATCATAAAAGCAGTGGTCAGGGATCAGTTTTTTACCAAATCCATCTCCTCCGGCAGTATCCCGTGAGTCTCCCACCAGAAGGATGCGTCCTGGTGCTGCTGTCTCCTCCAGGCACGCCGGGCAATGGAAAGCCGCTGGTTGAAAAATCGTATCTCCTCCTCCAGCATCTCCGCAAAGTTGAAATCCCGAAAATTCCCAGCCTCCCGAATCAGTCTGCGCAGCAATCGGCGACAGACGTACTGCCGGCCCTTGTTCCCCGGCCGTATTCCATTGGCGTACAACAACTCCAGCGTCCGCTTGTGGTCCCGCGCTACTGGCGGTAACCGCTGGTCGAACAACGTGGATGCATCCACCGTCGAAACACCCTCGACCAGCGCCACCAGCCGTTCCAAACCAAAACCGACATCGACCGAATGGTGCCCTGGATTCACTAGGTTCCCGATCTCCACGTCGCCGACAAACATCTCCGAGCAGTAGCTGTCCTCATCCGATTCGCTGGCCCTCCAGACACAATTCGTGTCCGCTTCGGTTTTGTATCCGAGATGATTCCAGATCTCTTGGTGGCTTGAGTCGGGATGAAATCTGAGAACATCAACTCTTATTCCCAACCGCCTGACGACCCGATCCCAAAGAGCGCAATGCTCTTCATAATTCCGGCTCCCAAAACCGAAGGTACCGACCATCGTAAAGCTGGTCAGGTGCATTCCATCGCCGACTTGATTTAGATCATTGGTTCGTATGCAGGATTGAAAACTCGCGTACTGGCAACCATCCGACGACGCAAACCGATGTTTCAGCGGTTGCATCCCGGCAATGACGAACAACGTCGAGACATCATCCTCGGGTGGAATCACATTAGTTCTGAACTCTGGCTTTAAGCCGAAGTCTTCGATGATAGAGGTGATCTCGTCGATCACCTCTTGTGCGCTTCCCGCTGTGACATGGCATCCTCCTTACTAAAAATCTGGTCGGAGAGGTGAGGCTCGAACTCACGCATTTCCGGTTCCCGAAACCGGGGCCTTCCCCACTTGGCCACTCTCCGATTTGAACTCCACTGTGTATTCTGTGACGTACTTTCCTTTTCTTCCGTCAACCAGAACCTCTGTTTCCTCGATGATCTTAGTGGTGGTACTGCTGAGTCTCTCGACCTTCATTGCTTCTCCGATATGGTGGCCACTCTCCGATGCTTTGCCGACTATCGTTCACTCTTGCTGTGGTCGATCAACGATCTTCCCCTTGCGGACGATGCCCCCGATCCTGAACTTCTCTTTTTCTCGCGCCGCCAACTCCAATGCGCAGGAGAGGCAAAGAACCTTCATCTCCCGTTCCATGGCCAGAGCGCGGTTTTCCGGATGGGTGAAAAACCGCTTGCCGCACTTCTCGCAGAGAATCCCCACCGTGGCGTCGCCGCCCGGCGTCATGCAGTTGACAACGAAGACCTCCACATCGTCATCCTTTACGGGCTGTCTGCAGCGCGTCATGCGGTCTCCTCGGGGATGGTGCCGACTTCCGGAGTCGGACCGGATTGGTTGGCTTTTCAGACCAATGCTATGACCGCACTAGCTCAGTCGGCAAATTGTTGATCGAGCCTTTCAATTGTAAGCTGTCCGCTGATAACTGTTCACTATCGTGGTGGAGGCGGCAGGCATCGAACCCGCGACCCTCTGCTTGCAAAGCAGACGCTCTCCCAAACTGAGCTACGCCCCCACATCTTCCGGCAACCCATTATGCCGGGCATCCATAATTCTTTGCTGCTCCCTGCCCTCATGCCGGGCCCACCATTGCCGAGCACGACGGCAGTCCCAAGTCATATTCCATTTGCGATAAAGCCCTGGCCGCATCATCTTCTGCACACTTGCCGGGCCCCTTCTCCCGAATGACTGAAGCAACGCAGCATATTTCAATGCCCGTTGCCACCGTCTGCCAGTCACCTTTCCCGTCCTGTACCGCCGTTCTCCTCGGTCCATCTTCGTCTCCATACTATCGGGCGCGGCCAAAGCCTTGTCCGCTCTGCGCAAGTTTACCTCACGCTGGTGAGCCACGCGCTGCCCATCCGCGCCCGATCTTTAGCCGCTTGCATCTTGCCACCAAGCGGCACATCCATCTCTTCCATCTTTTTGCAATGCTGGCCGTTCCGCCGATTTCCGCTTTGCATTCGGAGAGAAACTCTTCGAGTCTCCCGTACTCCGCCAAAACGTATAGCTTTTTCAAAGCCGCAGCGTACCTTTCCAGTTCCCTAGTATCGCCGCCCTTGCGTTTCAGATCTCCGATTTCTTTGCTGACGCGATTCTGCTCGGTGCGCACTTCCTGCGTCTCCGCATCCCGTTTGCGAACCTTCGCATCCAGCCGAAGAATCTCGTCCATCATCTCGGCCGCTTCCTCCGCGCCCATTCGTCTGGCTAAGCGGCGTTTGTACTCTTCCGGATTTCTGCGGATCTCCTTAATGTCGTGCATCTACGCCTTTCTTGGGGCGGGATAGGAGTCTCGAACTCCTGTATCGGGTGCCACAGGCCCGTGCCTGACCCCTCGGCCAATCCCGCCATCTGACCTCTCATGAATCGAATCGAATCGTTCGCATGTGCTTAGGCGGAGGGCTCAGCGTCCGCAAGATGGTCTCCATTTCTTCCGCCGAATGGTCAGATTCGCTCAATGCGCGAATCATGATCTTGTCTTCGTGGCGCGGGTCGTGCTTCACGTCGAAGTCGCGAAGCTGCTGCCAAAACTCCCGCGCTAACTTATCGGGCAGTTCAACCCTCAAAAAAATCTTCATGCCCGCAATTATAGGACTTGCCGTCCAGGCGTGTATGGCTCCGCCACAAAAATCATTCGAAATGGGTTTCTGGCCCTGCTGCGACACCGGGTACCCTCTAGGCGCGTCGCTGGGGTGATTTGGAGCACCGGGAGGGCTTCGAACCCCCGACCTGCGGTTTACGAAACCGCTGCTGCTGCCACACTGAGCTACCGGTGCCCAAACTCTGGAGCGGTGAACGGGACTCGAACCCGTGTGTCCTGCCTGGCAGACAAGCGTACTGGCCGCTGTACGATCACCGCTGAACACACACAATAGCCAACCTGTACACATCCCATTTGGCGACGATCCGCCACTTGCCATGCCAACGGTCAATAAAAAATGTTTCCCGCGTCCATGGATTGTGGATCGTCTTCCAAATCCACTTATCATCGTCAACTTGGACCATCGCATTTCCCTCCTTGGCTCGGCCGCCAGGACTTGAACCTAGATCCATGCCTCCAAAGGGCATTGTCCTGCCATTGAACGACGGCCGAATACATCCCCCGCGCCGGGGCCTTCCATCCCGGCGTTGTAGCCCCTCTGAGTCACTACCTCAAAGAACGAGAACTTTTTGGCTCCCCGCGAGAGATTCGAACTCCCATCAGAAGCTCCAGAGGCTTCGGTCCTGCCGTTGAACGAACGGGGAGTACATCCGGGGTCCCCGGCGACAGGTCTTCGTCGCTGGGGTGGTTGGCTCCGGGGGCAGGGATCGAACCTGCGACGGTCTGGTTAACAGCCAGATGCTACTACCGCTGAGCTACCCCGGAACAAGCCTTTCGATTGTCAAACAACTCTGCGTAGGGTTCCGTTCTTGCCATCAACCCAACACCGGATCTCTAGGAACCGTTTTCCCACCATCCACCTGAAGATGGGCGCCGCATTCACGACGACGCCTTGGCCGTCCACCTCGATACCGGCACATGCGGTGCCGAGGCTGATCTGCCAGAGTTCCATCCGCGCCGTTCCTTTGCCCCAGTAAAAACCCCCGGCCGCGGCCAGGGGTGGGGTGTAAATGATGCTGCCCTAGCCTTCACACGGCGGTACCCTGCGCAAACGTCGGTTGCGCTGTTGGGTTGGTCGCGAAATGGGCTCGGGTCATCATGGTTGCACTTTAGCGCAGACCGGCGTCGGCTGTCAAGGACATTGCGCGCTTTCTTTTGAGAGCCTCCATGGCGTAAGCCGCCGCCCACTGCAAGTCGCGCTCTGTCAGCCCAGCCCCTTCAAAGCTGGTCATAGACCATGACCCGTGCGCGGTTTCGTCGGTCGCAACAAAGATCAGCCCTAGCGGTTGCCCCTGCCTCAAAATGATCGTGTGTGCCGGCGGCTGCGGAGTATTCCCGTCAATCCAGAAGGTGGCCTCGCCGGTCCAGCCGTTCGAGTCTGCGTCCTCGACCCACGTTACCATCATGGAAGGATAGTATCCGTTGCCCAGGGGCGTCATCGTGCTCATGCGTCTGGCCATGGTGTGGCGTCTGCCCTTCGCTGCGCTTCAGCTTGGTGGGGAGTACGGAACTCGAATCCGCGTTCCAGCCTTGAAAGGGCTGTGTCCTAGCCGCTAGACGAACTCCCCATGAGCACCCCACGGACGTAGAGCTGTCCGTGGGGACCCCGCTTAACCTATCCTAATGCGATTCTGAAAAAATAGTTGGTATGTCCGCCGCAGATGCCGCTCTGCCCTTGTACGTTGCGAATGTGACCATCCCTCCTGCCGCTCGAATTCCTCCATCGCTCGCTTCACTAGGCCATCAATGTTTTCGGTCTCTACCAGAATCCGGCATGGTTCACAGGCTGCCCAGAAATCCTTGCTGGCCAAAACCAAGTTCGTCTGTCCATCGGGCGCACCGGCATCTGCATAGAGCACTCCGGCATCCTCCGATGCGCTGTCGAAATCCATGCACTCGAAGCGTTTGACCACCCGCGGCGAACTGCAGAAATCGCAAATCTCCATCGCCTACCTTAAAGTCTTCCCGGCGTGTTTCGTCCACAAAGCAGTTTTGTTTGTCGGAGGCTCTCCCTCCGCACCATAGCGCCGGGAAGTTCTTGCAGCCGGTGATTCAGGCTCGTAGCTCATCTCTGAGCAAAGCGTCCACACATCTCGCGTGGCACCACAGCCGGCTGCAACTTGATGGGTGCATCGTCCCTACCGAGCAAGGAGTGACAAAAGCGACGACCCCGCTCTCTAGGTGCATACTGCCGCATCGAGGCTTTGCCTAGAGCGTGGCTTTAAGACGCCTCTCAATTACCCTTCAGTAAAGGATCGTCGCCGAGTCTCCGTACCCGCTCCACATCGGATATTCTCTTCCCGGCCGCCTTTGCTCCTCGGTGGCCAGTATCCCTCGATGCACCCAACTTGGCGGACCCGACCGGATTTGAACCGGCGCCTTTCACCTCGACAGGGTGGCGTCCTAGCCGCTAGACGACGGGTCCGCGAAATTCAACCAACTTTGTGTTCAGGGCACAATCTTGAACTGTCTGAATACCTGCCACAGTGGCAATGAAAGTATACATCGCCCGGTTTATACCCAAGGATCATGTGCAGTAGCCGACGCTCCCGGTAATCAGTCCTGCGTTCACTGAGAATCCAGTCCCTACGAATCCGATACTCGCGGCAGATCAACCAGCGAATGATCCAAGGCATAAACACTCCCGAATTTTTCGGGCCAGAGGTTGAGCCGCAACCCCCGCCAGCTTTCCTCTCCTTGTCCGGGACCATAGCGCCAACCGCAAGTTCTCTATCCCGGCGTTTACGGCTGCTACACCGCAGGGTCTTGGCGTCTTTCGAGTTCCACTGGCTGCGGAGGACTATCCTTTCGGTCGGCCGCCGCGCTCCTATGGCCAAAGGCTTGCGCCACGTTTTTGCCGCTTGCGCGGCCAGGCTGACTGCCACAACCTGTACGTCGGCTTTTTCTGACCCAGACCGAACATTGCTTACTGACCGCCCGTCTTTCGCATAGCGCTCTCCAGGGAGTCCATCGACTCCTTACACACCTTACTTTAACACAGAAGGCGCATTTTAAGCGCATTGCAGAGTTGAGGACGCGGAAGGGTGACTTGGTTGCGGGGGCAGGATTTGAACCTGCGGCCTCCAGGTTATGAGCCTAGCGAGCTACCGGGCTGCTCCACCCCGCGAGGCCAAGTGTATCACGGTTTTGCCGGCACCGGGGTCCCCGGCCGCAGGTCTTGGCGGCTGGGGTGGGACGCCGGCTCATCTTCTTCCATCGCCTTGGCGCGATCCTCCGGCATGTAGCTCATCGTCGCCGCTTGGCCGGTTGCGGCGAAATTGCGGACATTGCGCGATGCGGCGCGCACCACGTTCCGCGTTCCCGCCGCCGATGCGTTGAAGGTGATGGCATTGTTCATGGGAATGCTCATCTTGCTCGCCGTGGCGATCGCATCCTGGTTGGCGGCCAAGAACTGAAACTGCCACTTGTACACGTCGCGCTGCGTCTGGATCATCTCCGAGATCCGTTCCATGCTGTACTGTTTGCTGGCGTTTTCGATCCCGTCCGTCATGATGACGATCACTACCTTGTCGGGGCGTTCCGACTCTGGCATATCGTTGAGCCGTTTCCCCACGTCGGTGATCGTCGTGCCGATCGCATCCAGCAGCGCCGTCCAGCCGCGCGGCACGAATTGCTTCTGGCTCTTCTCTGTCGGCTCTGAAAGCGTCAGTAGGGGAGCATCATTGATTTTTCCGTCATACACTTCTTCGTACACGTCGTCGAACTGCACGAACCGGATGGAAACATCCGTGGGCGAGTTCTTCTGCTCGGCAAGGAAAGCATTGACCCCCTCCACCGTTGCTCCCGCGATTGTACTCATTGATCCGGAACGGTCCAAAATCAGCGCGATCTGCATCGCATTGTCTTTCATAAATATCCTCCCGAACGGAAGCATATCACCGATTTTCACCCCGCCGACGTGAATCTGTCGGTGGATTCCCCGATTTTCTGAAACGGTCATATTTTGCCCGTTTTCAAAGAGGCCTCAATCTGGTCAGCGGTGTCGCGCAAGATCGCTGGCACCAGCACCGAGATCTTCATGGTTACCGTCTGCATGGAAAATCCGGAGCCCTTCACTCCGCCCAAAACAATGAGCAGCACCGTATCCGCGTTGGTTTCCTCGCGCACCTTGGTGCACAACTCATCGTACTTCCCCGGTCCCAGTGGCATGGTGCCTCCATGCCCGCAATATATCATAGAGCTTGCCGCCACCTGCGGTGGCAACTGCAGGTGCACTTCAGGCCGGGCAAGCCGTGGTTGCCGTGGTGATATCCGCTGCATTGCTTATGATTGTGCATTCTGCATTTATGTGTCGGATTCTTTCCGGGGTTCTTGAGGTTGAGCGGCAGCCGCAAAACTTTTCTCCCTATCCCGGCCGCCGCTTGGCGCTCCGGGCAGCAGAACTGGTCAATCTGCTCGACAAAGCAGTCCCGGCCCCGCAGGCTACCGCACTTGGGGCAGTCGATCAGCTTCCAGTTGGGAACCGGCTTCGCCATGGTTCCCCATTGTATAATGCTGGCTTGATGGGGTCCCCGCTGATCGGCCCATATCGGCGGGGTAACTTGGTGCATGTGGAAGGAGTCGAACCTCCGGTGTTTACCACAAAGGGTAGCAGTTCTACAGACTGCCGCCGTCGCCACTGAGCCACACATGCATGTTAAACTTCATTCAGGACTGCCTCATGATGCAGCCATAGGGGGAGTGCCAGATGAGGGTTTGCTCATCATGCAGGTGCAGTACAAGCAATCTCCCCCTATAAGATTGGCGGAAGCGGTAGGATTCGAACCTACGGCGCCTATTTCCAGGACGCTTCAGTTTTCGGGACTGCTGGCATAAACCACTCGCCCACGCTTCCGAACGGTACTCAGGTGCCACCCGTTTCCGTAAGGGCATTCATACGGAAGCTGCGCCGGCATCTGGCTCTGAGCTGCGTACTCCGCATCTTCGCGGCTCTCATAGCTCACCTTGCCGCAAGGTTTGCATTTGACGGTTTCCAATACCCAATGCTGCATCGCGTACTCTGATCTGGCGGAGCGTGTGCGATTTGAACGCACGGTGCCTTTTATGGTCACGCCTCGTTAGCAGTGAGGTGCCTTAAACCGGACTCGGCCAACGCTCCGCGGAAACTCTTTCACTTCACTTCAATCTCTCCATCCCTACGCCTCAAAAAGCTGCCCGTCCTCTTCGGCGGCGGACCCCAATCAAGACCATCGTCGACCTCGGCCCCGGTTCTTTGATCGAACTGCCAAGCTCCGCATACGATCCTATCCGCCGTCACTGAGCTGACGACCAGCGGCATTTCCACGACTCGGCAAACATCCGAAATACAGTGTCGCCCGCTTTAGGCACTCCCAACTCTCCTATTTGCGCTTTCTTCCAACCATCTCCGCGAGAAACGATACGACCAGATGGTTCAGACTGACTCCCTCCGCTCTCGCCAACAGAATCAACTTCAAATGCAGACTCCTCGGTACTCGTTGGACCCATTTCCCGCTGGGCAGTTTCTGATCCTGCCCCTCCGATTTCTTTTTCATCTTCCCTTTATACTCCAACCTCTGGTGCCGACGAGGGGGATCGAACCCCTATGCCTTGGGCGCCGCCTTTTGAGGACGGTGTGTCTGCCAGTTCCACCACATCGGCGAATCTTGGTGCCCGTGGAGGGAGTTGAACCCCCACGGTTTCCCCGCGGCTTTTAGGGCCGCTGCGTCTGCCGGTTCCGCCATGTGCGCACAAAATCCGGAGCCCCCGGCGACAGGTTCTCGTCGCTGGGGTGGAAAATGAAAACCCCGGCTGGTTGGCCGGGGTCGCGTCCAGACGAACTGCAGATCGCTCAGACAGACCCCTCCCCATACCGGGGTCCCCGCAGATAGGTCTTCGTCTGCGGGGTGGCATTGGATGACAGGGTCGAACTGAGCGATAACTGCTTCATGGAAACCACTCTACTCCTGTTCCGAATCGCTGTCAAGGATGTACAAACGCCGCCTGTCAGTTGAAGCCGGGCCGGGATCGCTTTTCCACTTGCGCAGGTCCTCTTCGCTCATGGCTCTGATCTTCTTGTCGATGAAATCGAAGATCTCCTCTTCGCCGTAATGCGGCAGTCCCAGCAGATCGCTGGTCGTCGTAAGGTGACGCACGAACCGTATCAACCGCTCCAAGTTAATGTGTCTCGTCCCGCATTCCATCTCATGCAGAATTGGAACGCTGACGCCGATCTTCCGCGCCAGTTCTTCCTGCGTCATTTTCTGCGCCTTGCGCCTGGTTTTGATCCGTCTGCCTACGAATGCGGTAAACTGGCCTACGGTTTTTCGTTCTTCACGCATACAAGTACGTCCCCCACCGCTCATCCTCGTCCATGCCCAGCCGGCGCATAAGGTGCCGGCTGGTGTGAACGGTCAGCGGCTTGGGACTGTGCAGCAGGTTCATGCCCGCCTCGGCCAGGGTCTTCGAGCCCTTGCGGCGATTGCAGCCTTTGCAGCAGGTCACCATGTTTTCCCAGGAACTCGGACCTCCGCGCGACTTCGGTATCACGTGGTCCAGCGTCAGATCCCGCGGCTCGAATCGCACCCCGCAATACTGGCAGTGGTAGTGGTCCCGCAGGTAGAAGTTCTTCTTGGAGAGTTTGGTCATGTGCTCCGGGACCCGCCGGTACTCCACCAGCCGGATGACCGAAGGCAGGGGGATGCCGGGATACACGTCCTGCTCTCCCTCCCGCAGCTCGATGACCGCCTTTCTCTTCACGATCTTTTTGAGCGCATTGCGGGCAGGGGTGATCTCCAGCGGCTCAAAGGTCGCATTCACCACCAGCACGGGTTTGTGAATCAGGCTCATGGAAACCAGCTTACAGTAATCAGCGGATGGTGGGCAGTCACCGGTCCGGCTTTTCCCAAGGGTACACTTTTTGCGGATCGAACTTCGCCGCCTCCAACTCTTTCAGAAACTCTTCGGCAGATTCCCAACCATTCTCTTTACGAATTTCTTCCATTTCCGCTAACGTCTCCTCGGTTTTGCGTTTGAGATAAAGTTCCAAATCCTCTTTGGTTTCGATTGTCATCTTCAATCCTCTGGAACCGCATAGGGCTTGAAATTTGGGTTGCCGGCATAAATCTTGTTCGTCAGACGCACAAAAGCATAGCCCAATTTCTTGTTGTCGTTGCGCAACGCCGCGCCTATCGCCATGCCTAGCATCATCAGAAATTGTTCATTCTCCTCTTCGGTCAGGGTGATGTGGATCTCGACATCCATACGCCTCACTCCTTGCTTTCTGCCTTCAGCATCCCCCGCAGCCGTTTCAGCACTTGCTCATAAGGATAATCGAGGCACAGTACGGCCGCAGCCAATTCTTTCAAATGTGCCACCGAAAATCCCTGCGTATCCCGCACCCAGCGCGTTCTCTGGTTTCTGGTCAGGCTGGGCGCTATCTTCTCCAGATACACCCGCCGGCAGGCCGGCGAGGGCATTCCCACCTCGATCCACTCGTCAAAGCGGGAGGGCCGGTTGATGATCGTGGCCGGCAATTTATCGAAGTGGTTGGTCGTCGCCACATAGACGATACCATCCACCTGCGTCTCCCCGTCCAGCAACGACAACACCTCGCTCTCGTCGTTTTCGAGGATGTCATCCAGCTCTTCCATGATGCAGACAATCCGGCGCTGGGGCTCGATCTTGCGCAGCAAGGCCAAACCCTTCTCGGCGTAGCTGTTGAACATAATGACCAGCCCATCCAGAGCGATCAGCCTCCGGCCCAGCAGGATCAGCGTGGCCGTCTTGCCGCCTCCCGGCGGACCCTGAAGCCCCACGCTGCGCTTGTAAAGCAGCCCGTGCTTCCGGTAGCGGCTTTCCATGGCCCAGAACCTTTCGATCCCCGCCAGGACCTGTGCGCAGGTCGGATCGGGCAACTCGATCAGATCGTCCGTCACCACCTCGACCGGAGCAAGGAATAAGCCCATGTCGTACTCGAACTCGTAGACCCCGGCCTTGATCTTCGCCGCAGTCAAGCCGATCGGCCGGTATTGGCTATCGTTGATTCCCCACTGGCGCATTTCTTTCTCTTCTTTCATGCCTTCGCCTCGATTTTCAACAACTCCAGCGGCATGTAGCCTCCATCGCCGCCCTGGGGCGTGTTGTAGGCCCGGATGCACTCCCGCTCCACACATTCGCCGGGGCGCTCCACCAGCCCATGCCAGAACACGGCCACGCTTTCCAAGTCCACATAGTAAACCTTGCCCAGCGGAACATCATCCTCGATCACGTCCCATCCGTCCCGCGTCGACCGGCTTATCAGCGTCGCCCTGTGCAGCATCAATCGCGCCCCTTGCTTTCTGCTTATTTTTTATATTTGCGCCCGTCGCGCCCCAAGTGCAATGATACCATCATGGAAATCCAACTTCTCGACCCCAGTCTCGAACTGCCCGACCTGCTGGACGCAGAAGGGTTTCTTACCATGTGCCATGCCAAGGAGTACGATTCCATCCTTCCGCAGGCCCTCCGCCTCTGGTGTCACAAGTATGGCCGCTACGGTCTGCCTACCATTGAACTTGTTCATTGGCTGGAAGATCGCATCGCCAACCGCCGCGCCATCGAGATCGGCGCCGGCGCCGGCGACCTGGCTCACGTACTCGCCATCCCAGCCACCGACAACCGGATGCAGGAGTGGCCCGCCATCCGTTGGCATTATGAGATGACTGGCCAGCCGGTGATCCGTTACCCTGATTTTGTCCAGAATCTGGACGCCCTCGACGCCGTCCGGCAATACTCGCCGGACGTGGTCATTGCCTCCTGGGTCACGGAGTGGATTGATCCCGCTCTCCCCCCTCCGGAGACGGGCGGCAATGCCTGGGGGGTCAAAGAAGACGAGATCCTGACCACCGGCTGCACCTACATCCTCATCGGCAACCTCAAGATTCACGGCCGCAAGAAGATCATGGCCGAGCCCCACGACGAGTTCGCGCTACCCTTCCTGCGCAGCCGTGCTACCTATCCGCAACTGGATCGGGTATGGATATGGAGCGGATGAACTAGCCCGCATCGAAACGGCGGATAAACTTCCCGCACCGGGCGCAATGGATATCGCCTTCGTGGAAAGACATTTCATAGTTGCGCATCTCAAAATCCGTCGATCCGCACTCTGGGCAGACGGTGTTCGATAGAATCAGGATTCCCTCCGCAAGATTCTCGTCTTGATTATCCTTCATGCTCAGTTCCTCTGCATCCGTTCGATCAGGCACAGCCGCGCGGCAATTTCAATTTGCCTCAGTAGAACGTATATGTCCGGCTGCGCCTCCCGCAGCATGGCTAGATCCTCGCGTGTGGCCTCCGCCAAGACCATCTCTCCGGTAAAACGCAATACCGCCGCGCAGTAGATACATACGGAGAAGTCGCCGCCTTTCGGTGCTGTCGGGCCGGTGTAGTTTGTCGCTCCGTCCATGATCTTCCCGCAGTGCGGACAGGCGGCGGGCGGCACTCGGCTTGAAAACAACTTTCCTGCCTTCGTCACCGGGAGATCCACTCCATAAACTCCGGGTTGGAGCGCGCGAACGCAGTCCAGAAATCCGCCAGATGGTAAACGCCGTCGTGTTTTTCCCGGTCGGGATTGATGCTATTCCACCAAGTATCTCCGCCGTGCAGACAGGCGCCGGCGTGGAAGATCTCGTGGATGATACTGTTGCGCAATAGCGATGGCGGCTCCGTGGGCAGATAGAAAATGACCTTGATCTGGCAGGAGGTTTGCGCGGCGCTATCCGCCGCCTTGAAGTCTCTTACCCGGATCACGCGCCAAGTTTCCCCGTTGATGTTGAGCTGCGACGGAATTCCCTCTTCGGTTAGGGAGACGATCTGCATTTGCGGCGCGCCGGCAAAGGTGATCGCGTTGGGATAGGGCTGCCGGTGGCGCAACCAATAATTAAAGTAGGCCAAGCTGGCACTTTGCAGCAGCACCAGTAAAAGCATCCCGCAGCTCCAGAACAACCTATTCCGCCGCTCACGCCGCTCCTTCAGTCTGCGCAGCACCGCTTCATTGAATGGGATTCTTTTCTTCATTGGATGGTCTCGTCCTCTTCCAGCTTCAGCGGCACCAGTTTGGCCGTCCCGTCCCTGATCTCTTTGACCCTTCTCTCCAAGTCCAGGCTCACGCCGGCTTTCTCCGCCGGGGAGCCGTGAAAGCTGATGTCGAAGAAGATGGCGTCCAGCACTTCCAGCAGACTGGGTGTGTACCGCAGACCATCTTCCACCTCGTAGCTCCCCTCCAGCAAATGCTGGACACAAGCGTTCGCCTCCAGACGAAAAGGAAGCGCCGCAATCTCCGCCAAGGGCGCCAGATCAAGTGACCACTTCCTCGCGTCCTCCCCGCGCCCATGAAAGTCCAGCGAGATATCCAGCGTCTTGCTGATCTTGTACTTTTTGCTTTCCGAAACTTCCACTTCCATGGCCACTGTGCAATACCGCAATTCTCCGTATCCTTGAGAATTCGGCACTTCCTGGATGAAGCGCGGCGCCGGAGAAAGGCCGGACGGCTCGGGCGCAGAAGTGGCCGGCTCGGGCGGCGGCGATGAGGGAACGGCAAGCGGCTTCACGCCCCACTGCAACTCTTCATAGAAGGCGCTCACATCGCAACTGGAGTAGCAGCCGATGAAGCCGCGCAGGAACTCGTCCCGGTAGGTAAAGGCGATGATCTCGCCCAGCGTCACCCCCTCTTCGACTTCGGTCACGCCATCGCGCAGACAAAGAGCGGACTCAAACTCCTTCTCCAGGTACTCGCGTAGATCACCATTCCACTCCAAACGCTTGAAGCCGTTTTTGGTGATGTGGATCATCGGGCCCCTTTTAACGTTTGCTCATGAATTGCCTGAGATGTTTGGCGCAGTCCTCGGCCGTAGCCTTGATTCCACCCTCAGACGAGTATGCAAAGACGATTTGGGAAGATCGCGCATCTCGCACGGCCATGCTGGCGATGGTATAGGGCCGCCCTTGCCGATCAGAGGCCTCGCTGAGAGTGCTGGTGATAATGTACTCGGCTTTGCTCGGTTCGGTCACCACCTCCAGGGGGACTTGCTTCTTCACCAGGGCGGAGGTCAAGGACAACTCATACCCGTTCGGTTCGATGTAGACGGTGGCGCCGCTCCTGATTCGCGGAGCCTGGGCAAGCGCAACAGTGGAGAACGTAAGCAGCACAAAGGCAAGCACACGGTTCATGCGGATTTCCTCTCCTTCTTCCGGGAGCCCGCTGGGTTCCCCGGCGGCGGCGGCAACCCGATAGAATCTGGACGCCGCGCGCCGCCGACGAGATCCCCGCAGACAGGCCTTCGTCTGCGGGGTGCTTCAACGCATCCTGGGGGATGCACCCTTCGGGTTGCTCCGAAGGAATGCCCCATTCTACGCCTTATCAGGCCATGAGCGCAAATTATCCGAAAACCCGGTAGGTGGCAAAAATTACCGTTGCGGAAAAATCGAAGATGGTCTGATACTAAATCACCCCACGGACTTGGACCTGTCCGTGGGAACCCCGTCCTCGTTGCTGAGAAGAGGAAGTGAAAGGCATGAGAACCGAGATTCCCTCGCCGCCGCCGGTGAACGTGAAGACGGGCTGCACCTGCCCCAATCAAGGCCAGCCGATTGACGGTTTGTGTTATATCGATCCCTGCTGCAAGGTGCATTACGCCGAGCGCGGCATCCCGATCCCCCGGCCGGAGGGCAAAAAAGAGAGTTGGGCGGCGCGGGAAAAGCGCTTGCCGGTCCGCTATCCCAAGATGAAGGTGGCCAAGCCATAACTCGATCGACAAATCCCGCCGATCCGCGCCGTTCTAAGGCAATGCGGGAACTTGTCGCAAAAAACTGGACCCTTCAGGCCATCGGTGATAAGTACGGAATCACCAGAGAACGTGTGCGCCAAATCGTTGGAAATGTAGGTTACGAGAGAATGGCAAGGGCGCAGCACAAACTGCGCGAGTCCCTGGGCCAAGTTCTGAAGATGTGGGCAGAGGGAGAGAGTTTTTCGGCAATTTCGCGGCAGACCAAGGTGCCGCGTTCCGCTATCTATTCACTCCATCTGCCCCGAAACTATAACGATAGACCGATGATCCACGGAACAGCAAACTGCTACGGCCATCGCGGTTGCCGTTGCCCCGAGTGCCGCGCCGCAAACGCAAAAAGGACGAGGGATCGCTACAGCGCTCGCCGCAAAAAGGGCCTTTGTATCCAGTGCGGGGCGCCGTCACCTGATACATGGAGATGCCGCCGCTGTTCTGATCGTCACGCGGGCCGCGCTGGGAAGGCTCGTTCAGGTAGGGATTCAAGGCGACAAAAATAGGCGGAGTCCCCAGTGATAGGCCTTTGTCGCTGGGGTGAAGGGACAGATTCACGTCCGCAGGGTTCGTCTCGCTGGCATCCTCAAAATCATCCTTGCCTCCCGGCTGGCATTTGGGCATGATGCCAGCATGGAAGAATCTCTTGAGCAAAGCAGTGATCCTGTACCGGGGTTCCCCGCGACTCCGCAATCAAAAGGTGGCCGGGCAAGGATGCAAAGCCTCTCGCCGGAGCAAAGAAGCGCCATTGCCGGCAAGGCCGCCAACGCGCGCTGGAGCAAAGATAAGGGCCGGAGATCAGAGATCAGAGATCAGCAAGCACCAGCTCCTGCGACGAAGTTACGTCGGCCCGTGCGGCCAGCACCAGCGCCCAAGACTTTTCGCGACGCCCACAGCTATGCCGAGAAGCGCTTGGCCGCGGCGCTCAAAGAGCGGGCCCAGGCCATGAACAAGCTGGCCATGCTCAACGCCGAGATTCCCTCCCTGATTCAGATCATCAACGCTCTCAAGGGCCAACAAAGTCCGCAAACTCCCGCGCTGGGGACTGTAGAGATCCCCGGTGCGCTTGCCGCGTCCCCGGCATCGCCTCTGGTGGTGCGCATCGGCCGCGTTCAGGGCGGCGCCGGCATCCCCGGCATCGGCGATCCAGTCGACTTGAACGATGACGAGGATCGCTTCCTGCGCGAGAGTCCCGTCGCCGGCGGAGATTGGCATTAAACAGCTAGAAGCTAAAAGCTAGAGGTTTGTAGCTATCTCCACAAATCCATACCGCTTCGACGGCTCCTCCCCCCGATGGCACGGTCCGCGGAAGATGCACGGCACCGGCCAGTCGCAGCCGGTCAACTGGGGATCGGGCAGCGTTTTCATGCTTGCGATTTCTTCTAATTTCTTTTTCGCCAAATCCAGAATCCTCTGCCGCGCCGTCTGCTCGGGCACGGCCAGGTTCACCGTAAAGCAGACATCCTGCAATACGCCGTCCTCCAGCATGGCTTGGAGCCAATCGTGCGTCGTGATCTCGTCGTAATCCTCCCGCCAGATCGGTTGCCAAGTGCTCTTGAAGCCCTCGGCCACGGCGTGCTTCTTGCGGAAGCGCAGTTTTTTGTTGGCCGGATGGCGCAGTCCCTTGGCCCACGGCCCATGGCGCTTGCCCTCCCGGTACTGTCCGAGCACGATTACCGCCATCTGCAGCGGCAACCCATAGGCGCAGACCTCCCCCAGCGAAAACCACGATCTGCACTCGCTATAATGGCGGTCGTCATTCCAGGCCGAGACCAGCGCCACCCGGCGCAGGTGTCCGCCGTCAGGGGAGAGAAAACAGGATGGTTGCCAGAATGCAAGGGCTTCAGGAATCTTCCATGGCAGATCCGACGCCTTGCGGATCGCAGTGGCGGCCAAGTCCGCGATGCAGGCCAAGTGCATTACCTCGCCGTGCACATCGTAGTGGCCGGTTTCCAGCCCCGGCTCACTGCCCAGTCCATAGCACTCCTCGCCGGCCGCTTCGCCAAAGTCCGCCCGTTCCGAAGTAACCCCGGCACGGATTCCCCACTGCAGCATCGCATTTCCATCCAGCTTGGCGCGTTCCCAGCCGCGCCGCCAGAATGCCTTTCTCGGGCACTCCTCGAAGGCCGTGAGCAGTTCAGCGGTAGTCGGCATCGCAGTTTCTCCGGAACAGTGGACAGTGCGAGTGAACAGTGTGAAAACACGGAACCGGCCACTGCACACTCACACTAACCACTATCCACTACTTCACTTCTTCCCTCATTTCATGATTTTTGTTTGCTCGTGCGGCCGGCGCCGCGTGGCCTCTTGCCGGAGTTCCCAGAGTGTCTTGATGGGCTTGGGCGCGGCCGGGGTCCCCGCCGACAGGTCCACGTCGGCGGGGTGTATCGCGGCCGGCAGGTTGCTCCCCACGGGTAGGGGGTTGCGCTTCTTCGCGCCTTCTAGGATGTTCACTACCTTGTCCGCGTCAGCGCGAACGCCGTGGATTGCAACCCCGGTCGCCACCGGCGTCATCTGCTGCTGCAGATTCAGCGTTATGCCTGGGCCGGTGGCCCCACCTCCTGCGGTGCCTTCTCCTTCAGGTGCTCCTCGTCTCGCCGGCGAAGGACCTCCTTGATCCCGGCTAGCCCCCCGCTCTTGTACGCGGCCCAAAGTTCCTCGATCTTCTGCTCCTCCGCCGGTCCCCTGCCTTCCATGGATGAAATCCTCCTTGATCTGCTTGCCGAGCCGCGTGATGTGGATCAGTTGCTCCAGCGCCTTCGGCCCGTGTTCCTTTTCCACGGCGTCGAAATACTGGAAGAGATACACGGCGGCTTCGTCTTCCGTCAACCCGAATTTTGCTGGCGCCTCGCTCAGCAGCTTGGAGCTGGTCTCCAGCACACGTATCTGGTTGCCCTTCTCGCTGGCCTCCATATTGTACCTGTTCTGGCGCAGATCATCCATCATGCCTTGCGGAATGGCGGCATTCAACTCTTCAAAGCGCTGCGCTGATAGATGCCCGCTCCCCACATCCCCGAAACGTTTCTGCCAAGTATGGTTCAACTCCTCCCGGAGAACTCCCAGCGACGCGCGCAGACTCTGGCCCTTCTCCGGAATCGCGGCCACGGTGACATTTCCATCCTTGTCTTTGGCGACCGCCAGCAGCTCTCGCAGCTCTTTGCCGAAGGTCAGATCCATCGCCTCCGCAATTCTCCCGATCGCCTCCACATCCCACGCGGTGAGCGAGGCTCCATTCAGCGTGTACGCGGGATTAACATCTGCGCGGATGCCCGCGCACAGAGTTCTCAATCCGTATCCGCTCAGGTACAGCACCTTCTGGCCGTCCGGCAGGGCGCGAACCTCTCCAATCTCCCGGTTCTCCAGATACTGGATTCTTCCAGTTGCAGCCCGGTACTTGTCCAGCCAGGGTTGCGCCTTTTGGCGCCATTCCTGATGTCTATGCTTCCATGCCAGCATATTCTCCGGAGTGCTCAGGTCGGGCTCCTCCGGCGGCGGCATCTTGTACAACTCGTTTCGAATGTCGCCCAGTTGCCTCCATGCATCGGCAATCTCCGCCGGCTTCGCGGGGGGCGCCTTGTAGATCAAGTTGAAGAGGCTCAGTGGCTGCGCCGTTACGCCTTCTCGCATCTGGGGCGTGATGGGCAGGTAGGGAACAGTGCCTGGAGGCTCAACCTTCTGCAATTCATCAGCATAATGTTGCGCCATTGATCTGGTATCAAAGAAATTCTTCCCTGTGAGGTCCACTCCATCGCTGTCGATAATCCTGTAGGACAAATCCGGAGACCGTTCCACGCGGAACTGCCGTCCGCCAAGGTCTATGCTGTCAACCTTCGCGTCCCACGGTTTGCCGATCTTGTTAGCTATGATGGGCAGCATCTGGTCGTAGAAACCCTTCATCCCCTCCCCGCCAACTTTCAGGTCGAGACCACTGAATATCTTGGCTCCTCCGTAAGAGTCCGCACCTTCGCCCTTCTGAATCTTTTCGGTGAGTTCCTTGCCAACTAGGTCGGGCAGCGCGGTGTTCGGAACGACGATGGCCTTCTCACTATCATCCCAACTAGATCCCGGAATCCGCTCCCCGATGGTGTCTTGCAGAACTTCCCCGTTTTTCCCTGTGATCCAGAGGGCTGTGCGGTTATCGCTTCTCGGCTGGTAGGCTACACGATCAATTTGCTTGCTCAGATCATACCGCTCCGCCTGCTCCTCGCCGGGAGTCCAGGAGATGCCGTCATAGCCGTTCTCCGCCGCGTAGCGAATCATTCGCTTTAGCAGCAGCTCCGGCCAAGTCTTCTTGAACGGGGCATCGGGCACACGAAGCTCTCGGCCTGCTCCGGTCTGCTTTATACGAGCAGCATCAGCAATGGCTTCTTCAGCAGTTCTGCCGTAGAATAAATTGCGACCACCAATACTAATCTGATCTCCAGAGGCATCAGCTACAATCCACGACTCTGGATGATCTTCCGTCTTTGTTGCCTTCCAGCCTGTCGTATCGGGCGGGCCTATTGATCCGTATCCGCCCTTTCTCCCTTTTTCGTGCCAGTCGCTCTGCAATTCCTCCAGGTGCAGCAGCTTCTCCCCGTTCGGCCCGGTGCGGTCATTGAAGCGCACATGGCCGAGTACATTTGGCTCGTCCCAGTGAGAGGTGCGGAAGTTAGTTTTGCCCAGCTTGTTTAAGTCTGGCTGCGTTGCATGATTCCGCACATGCTCCCCAGGGAGAGGATTTCCATTATTATCCACATGGATAACATCTACGCTCCATAAACGCTGTTCACTTGATGGGTGGAACGCGATGACTTTGTCTTTGCCGGCATATCCCTCGACGATTTTCCCCGGTTCAAAATACTTTGCCAGATCGCTCTCCGTGATTTGGTTCTCTGGCAACGTCACCAGCAACTCGCGGTAGTTCTCTCCACCGGGCATAACCCAGGTGCCGAACTTTGGTCCACCGTAGGCCTCAGCTTCTGCGTAGGTGCGCTGCGCATTAAAAAGGTTCCGAGCAGCCTCTAAGAGATCATCAGATGGCATCTCGCCGGGCACATGGCCAGTATCCCTCATCCATTTCGCAATAATCTCGCGCGAACTTTGACCGCCCTCTTGAATTTCACGCGCAATAGCTCCGGCCTCGTGACCAAAGTCCTTCTCAGCTAACTGATAGAATTTATCGTAGGCGGTGTCAGCGGCCCGTTTTAGCGTTATGCTTCCTTCGCCCTTTCTTACTTCTTTCAACTCTAAGTTGTTTGCCGCCAAGTGCTGCCGCATCTCCTCCGGCGTCACCTTGGCCTCGCCCTTCTCCTTGAGGAACTCCTCCATCCCCGTCCACTTCATCTCTTCCGGCTTCACACCGTTCGCCAACAGCATCTTGGCAATATCGCCGGCCGGCATCGGCCCCTTCATCTTCTCGCCCAGCAGCTTCTCGCTCTTCAGATAGAACGGCTGCGTACCGCCCGCTCCCTTGTACGTCAGGTTCATCGCCACGTCGACGGGTGCCGCCGCCGCTGGTGCTGCCGTTGGTGTCGCCGCCGGCTTAGGAACTGGTGTCGCCGCCAGCGCTGGTTCTGTCACTGGCATCGCCGATGGCACAGGTGCAGTCGCTGGCATCGCCGCAGGTGCTGCCACGGCTGCTGGTGCAGACAGAACCGCATTCGCATTCTTGACAATCACTTCCGCCGGGCTGAAACGGATCACATCGTAACCATTCATCTCAGCGTAGCGATGCACTGCCGCGATCCACATTCCCAGGTTGAAGGTCGGCGACTGAGGCCGGATCATCTCCAGATAGCCTTCAATCTTCTCCGGCCGGTCCTTAGTGTTCTTGGCTTGTTGCAGTCCTTGCCGTTCCACTCCCTCGATTTCCGTCTGCAATGCGGGGTTGACCTTCTGCTCGTACTGAGGATGGATCGTGCCCACGTCGAGTACCTGCGCATCAGATCTCAACTGCTTCTCCGTCACTCTAGGCCCATAAGTCTTCGCCCACTTCGGCTTCTCCGTCATGTAGAAGCCACGGCCATAGAGCCCAGAGTCACGCTGGCCCACCTGAGCCAAATCGATCTCGCCAACCTTTACCTTGCTCCCGTGGTAGAGAGTACCCAACTCGGCACCGCTCTTTTTCCATGGCTTCGCAGTCTGCTGCGCAACGAGCTGCTCCTTCGCTTGCGGTCTGCGCATCGCCGCCTCTTTGCGCAACTCCGCCAAACTCACCGGCTTGGGCTGCGTCAGCCGTAGTTCGGGGCCCCCAACGACAGGTCCACGTCGTTGGGGTGAAAGATTGGCCGTCACTTCCACCGGCCTCAGACCGGCAGGCGAAGGCAATGGCGCCGGCCGTGGCGGCTTGGGCAGCGAACCGGGGTCCCCACGGACAGGTCCACGTCCGTGGGGTGAAAGAGTTCCTTCAATCGTTGGCGGGGCTGGCGCCGGCAGTCCCAAAGGCTCCGCCGGCGCCTCCGGCGGCAGGACGACGCCCATCTGCTGCAATCGTGCCTTTTCTGCGGCTGGAACCTTCCCGCCAATCTTTCCCACCAAGTAAAAGCCCAGCAGATCGCCCAGCAGATTCTCCGCCGCCAAACTCTTCGATCTACGCCAATCCTGCACCGCCTCTTTCAGCCGGTCCGCGATCTGCGCGCCGGGATGCAGACTCAGCAGATCAGCCTCGGCCTGCGCGGAGACCCTCTCGTCGGGGGAGTAGAGGTTCTTGACGATCCCCACCACCTGCGGAACCAAGTCCACCAACCCAAACATGAAGCGGCCGGCCCGCTTCAGAACGTTTCCTCCCACATTGGCTGCGTTGGCCGCCGCGTTCCATGCGGCGTCGCGATTCGCCGCCCAGGTGTCCGCAGTGGGCGTGGTATTGGGATTCATCAACACCGGCTCGGTCGCCTTGTAGACCGCTTGGCGTAGCGTGTTCCAATCGGGAGTGACCTGCGGCACATTGGCTACCGGGGTCCCCGCGAAGCGATCTTTGCTTCGTGGGGTGGCCATTAACCGCGCATGTTCCGACTCCTCCGTTGTCTTTCCCGTGAAGTGCGGAGGAGCGGCATGGGTCTGCCCGCGATGTGTCCGGATGGCCGCAACGATCTTATCGTCGGACAGGTGAAAGGGGAAGGCGACTACGCCCAGATCTTTGACCTTCACGAGTTTGCGGCGCTCCGCGTTTTTGGGTTGAGGCTCAGGCATCATTGCACCGGAACAATGGAGTTGGTCGCTTCATCGAAGATGTGCGTATAGGGCTGCGCGGAAGACTGCGGACCGGGCGGCGCCGCGGCGGTTGCCGGCGCTTTGCGCTTGTCGGCCTCATCCCGCAGTTCCTTCAACGACTTCTGCGGTTGGCGCCCAGCCGCAGAGGCGCCCATCGCCAAGGCCCACACCGCAGGATTGATTTTTGCTCCCCTTCCGTGAGCCCCTATCAGCAGCGGTCGCAGATCCTGAAGTGCCTGTGACCTCAATTCCGGCGGAACTTTGTCAATGTCCGCCGGCGTGATGCGCTCCAGCCGGGCAATCACGCCGGGGCGTTCCAAAAAACTTGCAAATGCGTCCGAAACAAATGGCGCGGCAACTGCGCCTCCACCGGCCAGTTCGAGCAGACCCACGCCCTTGAATTCGCCAAGAAGCGCAATGAGACCACCTCCAGCGGTGAGGAGGCTCCAGTCCACTCTCCTCCGGCCGAGGTTTGCCATGAGATCGGCAGTGGCTTGAACGTCAGCGCGATGCCGTGCGCGAATGTCTTCCGGCGAGAGAGTGCGGGGCGTGAACTTTGTGGATTCCGGCACCGGCGGGAGTTCCTTCCGTGTGCCCTTCGGCGCAACCTTCGCCGTCTCGCGGCTCTGACGCAACTCCTGAGCCAAACGGGTGAGCTGCGGATCGTAACGGGACAATAGATTAACCGCGCGATCTCCTGCGTTGCCCAGAAAGAACTTTGCGGCCGTTGCGGGATCTTTCGCAAGAAACGCCTGCGCGACCGGCGATGCACTGCCGCTTGGCCCCGTCGCATCATGAAATGTCTCCATGAACTGGCGGTAGTAGTTTTTGGCGTCGTACCACTGTGGCAGCGCATCGTGACGCCGAGCCATGGCTTCCATGCGGTTCCAGACTTTTTCGTGGACCTCCTGCACAGCCTTGAAGATGTCCGGAGGCAGATCCCCAGGCGCCAGTTTCGCTCCAGTCTCCTCGTAGAATCCCTGGTAATCGTTCCAGCCCAATGTGCCTCCCGCGCCCGTCGTCGCTTCCTCGAAGACCTCGGGAGGCAGTGCGCGACGGAGCGTATCGCGCATCTGCGGATCTGTAATTGCCTCCGCAAAGTTCTTGTAACCCAGGTTCTGCGCGGTCTGGTCCGCAAGCAACTGTGCCGGCGACGTTTTCGGTGGCTGTAAGACAGCCTGAAATTCTTTGATTTTTTCGGGCGAACCACGAATCCACTTCTCCTGCGCGGCCCGTACATCGTCCATCAGAAGCCCGCGGGGATCTGTGTCCTCGCCAACTTTGGCCTTTACGGCCTCGTATTTTTCGCTGGCCGTGGCACGCACACGCTTTTCCAGCGCCTTGATGCCAGTCATGAGCTGGCTTCCCTTGACCTGAACATCGCTGGCAGCTTGACTCCGCGCTGCCTCGCCGGCGGCTACTCTTCGATTGGCCTGAATCGTTTCGCCAATGTCCTTGTGGTATTCCTTGGTCGCCGTCGCAGCCTTCTCGGCCCCGGCAAGGTTTTCCGTCTGCGTTTCCCGAACCAGCTTTCCGACTCCGCGCGGACCGGCGCCGGTCATGACCTTGGCGGCGGGCAGCGCAACTCGCTTCGCTGCGGTATCCCGAAGTTCAGCTAAACTCTTGATTGGATGAGCAACTTTTCCCCCGATCTTCCCTGCCAGCCACATGCCAGCCACGTCCCCGACCATATTTGTCAATGCCAGCTTGGGATCGGTGCGGAAGTCGTCGCGCAACTCCTTTACCCGCGCCTGGATCTGCGCGCCGGGGTGCATCTCCAGCAGTCGCGTCTCCCCCGCCTGAGCCTTTTCGGGATCATCGGAAATCGCTTCCTTCAAGGCGCCCCATGCCTGCGGACCGAAGTCAGCCACGCCAAAGAGTACAGCTCCCACCCGCTTGATGGTATTCAATGCCGCTTCGCCAAGAGCGGGGTCGTATTGGCTGGTCGGCATACCGGGAAAAAGGTTTGTCGGCTGTGTCGCCGCTTGCACTTTAGCTTCTGTTTTCTGCCACCATCCCGGCTCCTGCGGCGCCACCTCTGGCAGCGGACCCTGCGCCCGGAACTCGGCTTCGGTCAGAACCGGCCTCTTCGGCTGTCCGGGCAAGATGGTCTTGTACCAGGGTTGTGCCGGTCCTTCGATCTTTCTCTTGAGCGCCTCCGTGCGATCCCTGGCAAACCGCTCCCGGTCCTCGGGCTTGATCTTCCACCCCGCCTGCGAGGCGGGCATGACTTGGCTGTAGGGCACACCGACAAAGCTCCCATCCGGGCCCGCCATTTGGTATAACCCCTCGCCGACCTGCTTGCCGTTCACGGTTCGCACATTGACCTGAGCGGTGAAATCGGGCGTCTTGAGTTTGGCTAGGATGCCCTGCTTGGCCTCCAGCGTCAGCCGTCCCAGCACAGCCCTCTGCCGGTCCTCGGGGAGTTTCCGAAGCTGCTCAATCGCCTGCTCTGGAGTGATCTGTGCCATTACTGTTTCTTTCCGCCATTCAGCGCATTGACGATGTCGTCGTCGATGCTTGCTCCGCCGCCGAGGTTCTGCTGGGCCTTATCCCTTAACTCTGTCGGTTTGCTCTTGAGAGCCTCCACCGCATCGTAAGCCGCCTTGGCTTGCTTGTGAGTAAAGTCCTGCAATTGCTTGCGCAAGTTCGTTGACAACTCCCCGTGACCAACCTTAGCTGCCCAGCGTTCGGGCGCCTCGGCGATACCGCCAGCGTTGAACAGTTGAGCAATCTCCTGCTGGTTCACGCGGCCAGCCTCAGACCGGATTAAGCTAAGCACAAAGAGCGCGTCCTGTTCAGATACGCTTCTTCCTTCTTTATGGGCCTTCTCCGCGTCGGCAACCAACTGATCGGCGAGGTTAGAGATTTTCACGGCATCACTGTAGGCGCTGCGCGCCTTGTTCAAGGGGCCGCTTCCCTTCGTGCCAAGAATCCGATCACCGGTCTTTGCTCCTGCCAGAGGCGTGGTGCCGGGTTCGGGATTGGCCGGCTGCTTCGGCCCCGCCGCGCCCGGTGCTGGCGGGGCTCCGCCCGTCGGTGTAGTGCCGGCTCCCGGAAGCACCGGTCTCGTTGTTCTCGTCTCCGGCGTCTCGTGAATCCGATTGTCCTCGTCAACCCAGTGATACATTCCAGTCGAAATGCGTGTCGTCAGATAGGGTGGCGGAAGAATACTGGAATCCTCTGTTCCTGTAATCGGCTGGTTGGTTTGCGGGTCGAGCAGCACGGAAACAATCCGTCCGCTGGCATCTTTCTTCCAAGCCCGCACAGATTTGCCCGCCTTCGGCACCATCGTCTGCCCTTTGAAATCCACCTCTTCCGCCTGTTTCTCCGGGTCCATCGGAATGCGCCAGTAATGCTCCTTCCCTTGCGCATCCTTTGTGGTCGCCAACTGCGGAAAATACTTTTCCGGCATCTCCTTTGGCTCTACCGCTTGGCCTGTTCGCGCGAACTGCTCCGCTACGTCCGGCGGCGGCTCATGGCCGGTTATCATCTTGTAGTTGGTTCTAAAGTCATACCACCGATTCGCTAATTCTGGTTCCACCCAGTCACGGCGCGGCGCCGCTGCGGCCATCTGGCCGGCCTCCTGCTCCGCCTTCTGCCGCCTTTGCGCCAGATCTTTCAACTGTCCGGGAGTCTGCTTCGGCCCCTGCACCGTCACCGCCGGCCCGGCTGGCAGCGCCGGTCCCGCCGGCGTCTCCATACCCGGCAGGGTCGTCGCCGGTAGCCCCGGTTCGACTGTGGAAGAGACATTCAGCGCCGGCACGGCGCCTTGTCCAGCATTGGATTGTGCTTGGGCCTTTAGCTGTCCCGGTGATTGTTTCTGTGCCTTCCTGTTGTGCAAAACGTTCGCATACGCATTCGCGTTGGCGGCGTTGTCGAACTTCCCCAGATTCTCTCCTGTGTCGAGGTAGTGCTGCCAGGCCCGTTTGAACATGGCCTGCTCTTCCGGGCTGCCTTTAGGCGGCTTCTTGCCGTCCGGCGTCAGGAACTTTCCATTCACCACCGTAGGCACAAGAACTTCCCGTCCCTGTTCGTCTCTGAAGGAGGTGGAATACTCGCTGCTGTGTGTGCCATCTGCATTCTGGACAACCGGCCGATTCCAGATCGGCAGATTTCCCGGCTCCACCAGACCTTTTGGCTTCGGAATGGCCATGGTTTGCGAGGACGGCAACGGCGCAGTCTTCCCCGGCTGCGGCGCGGCGGAGATAGCATATTGCCGGTAGTTTGGTTCGGCCGCCGATTCGATCGGCGCAGCGGTAGTGGCCGGCACTTGGATCGGTGCCGGTTGCACGGTCATCGACTGCGCCTGCGGCCCCTTGGTCAGATGCAGCAAACGTCCGAATCTCTGCAGGGCGCCGGGATTCTTCGCCGGATGCAGGAAATCGTTCCGCGCCTGGATAGCCTGCGTCAGAGCATTCATCGTCTGCTGGTACTCGGCGCTCTCCGGCGCAAAAGACGAGAGCTTTGTCTGCAGGTTCCCGATGTTTCCCTGGAGCTGATTCCACTGGGCATCCTGCTCCCGCTCTTGCTTCTGCTGCAAGCGGGCCCATACGCCGCCGCCGCCCACCACGCCGCCGAATCCACCCATCTTGAAACTCCTTTAGTTGCCCAATCCGCCGCTGGGATAGGCATTGGAGGCCGAGGTCCCGCCGGTCAGATACTGCTCCCCAAGCTCTTCACCCGTCTGGAAGCTGGTGGTGATTCCGTGGCCCAGAATGCTGTTGGCCCAGTTCCGCATCCGCTGCTGGCTGGCCGCCTCCTGCGCACCGAAGGCTCCCACGGCTGTGCCCAGCAGACCGCCGCCGGTGCTGGCCAGGTTGCTGGCCGAGCTGCCCAGCAGCTTCGCGATCATGTCGTTGATGCTGGCCCGCGAGGTGTCGCCCACCATCTGCATCGCTGCGTTGGTTCCTCCGCCGCGGTTGCCGAACTGCGCCGTGGTGGCTCTCTGTTGCGCGCCCTGCTGCTGGATGGTGTTGATCTCCGGGGTCAGGGTCTTGGCGATCTTCGACTGGTCTCCCGACAGCAGCGACGACCAGAACTGGCTCGCCTGGCTCAGGTTGCTCTCGCCCAGGTTGGTGGCGAAGCCGCCGATCTGCCCGAACTGCGCGATGTCCTGGTTCAGGGTCGGGTTTTGCCCGCCGAACAACGAACTCCAAAAACTCATACCGTCCCCCTTGGGCCAGAAACAGCAATGGCCCAACCGTTTCTGGTTGAGCCATTGCTTCTTCCCCATTCGGGGGGGCATGTCGCTCACATGATGATCGAGGTCCCCGGCGAACGATTTCTGTTCGCTGGGCTGGCCGATTCTTCTTGCGCCTACATACTATCCTTAACCGCGGCCTGTAGCAACGCTTCAATTGCGCTTTCGTCCGCGCGGTGGTCATGCAAAATCGTCTACAATCCAGATCACCAGTGATGCCTTGCGCGTCGAGGGCAGAAATTCATCGGGAAAGATCTGCTGCTGCAGAGCCAGATTTCCGGCCTCCCAGGGAGCGGCGAGGTTGACCTGGTACACCTCATCCGGACAAAAGGCCGGTGGCGTGTAGGGCACGACCTCCGCCGTGTACTGGTCGGGAGCCAGCACCCAGCGCACATCCCATGGTGCCGCCGAGTCGGTCCGGTACGGCTCCTCCAGCCCAAAAGATGGAGGGGGAACATAGTCCGTATCGGCAGTGATCTGTTGGAAACTCCACGGCGCTTGGACTGGAGCTATCGGAACCAGATATGCTTCTTCGACTGAGATCGAAGGAGCATACTCTGGATCGGGAACCGGAACCGGAACAGTCCAGCCTTGATCCCATACACTTTGAGGCCCGACCGCATAGATCTCGTCCAACTGCGAGGGCAGTTGATCCGCGTCGATCGGCAGAGGGAAGAGGTTCCAGGTCGCCGCGGGAGCCGGAACGGGTATCGGCCCCTGCTCGTCTACCGTGATCGCCGGAGCGTAATCGGCATCGAGAGGAAGTTGAGGCAGGGCCCAGGGTGGGATGACCGGCGGGGCCTGAACCGGCGCGTAGGCCTCATCGACCGAGATGATCGGCAGTTCGTCGGGGATGTATGGCTGCTGCGCCGCCGCCAAGGTGGCCAGGCTAAGCGCCAGGATGGAGGCAATCGCAGCCGCGCCCTGCTGCACGCTTATCAGCCACCCATCGCTGCCGTCGTCAAGCGCCGCAGTTACAGCGGAAGTACGGGTTGCGAGGATTCCAGCAAGGGGCATGGATCACTCCGCGATACAACCCTCGCTTACCATGCGTAGCAGGCCGATCCGGCATTGATGGTCAGTGTGCCCGTTCCCACGCCCTTCGCTTCTACCGTGACCGTGGAAGCGGAATTGACGGTGGTCGATTGCTGGACAACGGCTGTGTAATGAGCTACGTAGTTCGTTGTGATGACGGTTGCGGCTACTCCCGTCGTCGGTATTTGCGTAGCGAAGGCAGTGCCAGTCACCCCGGCATTGTTGTACGCCGTCGCCGACGTGAACCACTGAAGGCTCTGCGTCACGAAGACCGGAGTCGCCGAGCCGGTGGTTTGGGCCAGCTCTAGTATCAGCCCATCCGTCGTTGCGGAAACTTGGTACTGGAGGGTGCAGTCGATATGCAGCACCTCAAAGGCGGAGATGTTGTATTCGAAGGTATGCACACAGCTTGCCTCGCAGATTGGGCTAAATGTGGTACTTGCATTCGTGTAGGCCGCCGTCAATGTCCGGGTATTTTGCTGTTGGATGTTCTCCGGGTTCGCGTTGTAGCAGGGAGATTTGAGTCGCCCGCCAGAGAGGTGCTGGAATAGCTGGTTGGTTATCAAACATGCGCCGAAATCCGTGGGGTGTTCGCTATCCGTAGCAAGCAACTGCGCAGCAACCATATAGCCTGTGTTGTTATTCTGCACTAGAAAGTTCGGTGTGCCTCCGGCTCCCGAAGTTCCCGTCACTCCTCCAAAGGGAAATAAGTCCCCCATCACGAGGATGTCCCAAGGTGCCCCGGTAGCGGGAGCTTGCCCATATTGCCATTCCGCCAACTGAATGTCGGTATACGCGGCGACCGCTCCGCCCCATGGCGGGGGAATCCACAGCAATACGGATGCGCCTCGATTCTGGCAGACTGTGGCAACCACTTGGAGGTTCGCAGTTACGATGTTTGCGGCAATCGAGTTATACGAATCGTTCTCGCCGTCCTCCAGGATGCACAGCGCGACGTTCCCCGGCAGCAGGTTGAACCAACCCAAGGCGGTTGCATTCTGGGTCCAGTATGCCGCCACCGCCGAGGCTTCCCCTAATTCGTCCACCACGACGCCTGTAGTTCCCATTGTGGTGATTGCCTCGTACCCGCCGAGATAAGAGGATGTGCCCAGCGAGGTCAGGGTGAAGTTAATGCTCACCAGGCCACCGTTGAAGGTCATCGCTTCGCCAGAGGAGACCGTGAAAGAAGCGGAAAGCTGATAGGTGGCCCCGGAGGTGTTCGCTGTGCCGCTCAATAATGGGCCAACGGTCGTTCCAACCGTGACACCCGATCCCGATGCTACAGTTGCGCCGATGCCAAGTTGGCCCGTTATCGTCCCGCCCAATGTCAGCACATTGCCCGCGATGGTGCAGGAAGAACAGGAGAATGTTTCAAGGCTGGCGGTAGAAAAGTTCTGATTGAAGCCCGTTGCGGTGCTGGTGGTGCCATTACAAGCTGTCCCGATAGAGGTTGAAGCAAATGCAGTTACAGCAGTTACAGTCCAGCCTGTGCTGGTGGAGGTCTCGACGCAGTAGATGTTGACGCTTGTCCATGCCTGACCCGGCGTGATGGTCAGTACCCCTCCGCTAGTGGTCATCTCCAGCAGGGCGTTCCCGTTGAATGAGAATCCCGTCTGTCCAGGCCCGAAGACGGCGGTGCCTCCGGCATTGGATTGTGTGATGGTGCCGCTTGTGAGCACATACCCGCCCTCGCCGCCATCCACACTGTCATTGCCAATGGGCGCCATGGTGAATGGGGTACGCATTCCCGTGGAGTATTGTGCGGTGTATTTGAGCAGCTCATTCCGCAATCCAATCATCGGGTTGTTTGCGGCGTTGTAAGCTCCATAGACGCAGGGCGTGACTTGATAGCATCGTATAATGCTGTCGCCGAAGGACACGATGCGGACCACGCCATTCTGCGACTGCCGGAGGATTGAATAAAACTGGTCCAGCCCATTGCCGTTCGCGTTTGTGAACGTGGACTTCCCCGTAACAGGCGGATAATACTGCGCCCATGCTGGCGAAGTCAGCAGCAAAACCAAAGCTATTGCGGCTGCAAAGATCAGTTTCCTGCCCATGACACATTCGCTCCTGTACTCGCCGCCACGACATACACGACGTTTGAATTTGTTATTTGAAGAGTGATCGCTGCCCCAGGCGGTAGTTCCAATCCCGTTGTCGTGGTAACAGCCGCTCCACCCAAAAAAATGCTGATCGTATTGGTGGTCCTTGCCTGTACCGTGATGCTGGCCGCCAGAATGTTTGCAGGCAAAGGCGCCGCCGTGGTCGTCACGGCCTGCTGCCCGGAAAAAATGTTGCCGGGGCGAACCGTCGCTTGTACATTGACGTTAATCAACGCAGCCTCCTACCCTACGGGGAAGCTGGCCGTCTACCATCCCTCCCCCGCCAGATGACAAACGGACGCTTACACCGGCAATTCGGCCCAGGTCAGCCCAACAATTCCCGTGATGTCGGCTTCTGTTCCACTCACGGACTGAATTTCGATACCTGAGCCGGGAGCCACGACCACCGCACCATCAATAACATCTTTTTGCCACAATGCACCCGCACCCACCGCTGTGAGGATGACGAATGAGGCGATGGTGCGCTGACCCAATACGGGAGCGCCAACCAGCGTTCCAGAGACGTATCCCTTGGCAACGGTTGGGTTGGACGCACCGACAAGAGCGTTATAAATCGTCACGCCAGTAGACGATGTAGAAGTCGGCGTCTGGTTCGGCACAGGAATGATTGCAACAGCCATTGAAGCTGTAGCAATAGCTGTGAATGTAGTCACAGCCACCTGCGTGTCAATCAGATGTAGATTCTTGCCGCTGTTGGGCTGATTGAACAAAAAGAATGCGCCCGTGGATGTAGCGGAAGGAGCCGCGAAAGCCGCCGCCGGAAAGTTGATTTCGAAGACTACGCCCGCTTGAACGAGATTCGAGTAACGCGGTAAAAGTTCCGTCAGCAATAATTCGTTGTGCCAACCTGTGCTGACTGACGCCGGTTGACCTGATTTCTGCGAGGCGGCAAGAACCAGTCCCTGCGCCTGTCCTGTGATCGGCAATGCCATCGTCTTCTCCTTTTTCGGGCCAAAGCAAATGGTCCATACCTAGCTAGGGTTGAAAACCCTCTCGGTTTGAGCCATTGCCTGTTCTCCGCAAGGAGGAGCATGTCGCTCGATAAGTTCAGTTTGAGGATCTCGGTCCTCAGTTCATTTCGTGAAAGTGGTCTTCGGTTCTCTCGAAGTTGTCGAACGCGGAACCGCTCATCTTTTTCGTCGCCTCAAGACAAGCCAGAATGCGCTCCAGCATGTCCACCACCTGAAGCAGCAGTGGGTCGCTCTGGATGGGAAAGGGGCTGAATGTGCTTACCGCAGTCTCCAATCCTTGCGGATTGGCATATCCATTCGCTGAGGCGTAGGATGGCGCTGTCGCCCCGACCAAACCCGTGGACGAATCCATTGCCATTACCGTGTTAGTGACGTTTGCGTTGATCGGAACCGCAAGGACAGCGCCCGGAGAGGTTCCATAGGCCGACATCGTGCCGAGACTGTTTCCGGCCCCGTCCGTTACGATTGCCGCCACCGTCGGCGCTGGCTCGACGTTCGCCGCGCTGAGGATGATGTTGACATTGATCGTACCGCTCACATAGGTCGTGCAGCGGACACGAAAGTTCGTCGAGCCGTAAACTCCAAAATCGATTGGAAACGTCTGGTTGGCGGTCAGCGTGACTGTGGCCATCTGCGTAGCGGATAAGCTGGGCGCACCAAAAACCGGAACCCAGATCGAGCCGTCTTGCGTGTACTCGAAAACAACCACCGTGTTCGCCCCATACGTGCCGCTCAACACCACGCCGGCCACGCCCATACCGATAGTCGAGACGCTGACGATGCTGTTGGCGCCCGATTGCGCCGTCAGCGTACCGAGAGTGGCCGCTAGTTCTGTGATTGCAGAACTGGCGTTGACGCCGGGAACCACGCTGCCGGTAGGTGGCGTTCCGTAGGCCGAAGGCGGACCGAGATTGGTCCCGTCCCACTGGCTGATGTTGCCGATGTTGTTGATCGCGAATGGATTCTGTACAGGCATTATTGATACTCCTGCACACCCAGATACCCGCCCTGGGCTACGTTGGTGCTGATCGCGTTGATGGCGGCGGTGGTGAAGTCAAACGCATCCATCCAGAACGCCCCGCCCGGTCCCAGCGTCGCTCCGCTGTAAAGCACGGCGGCGTTGCTGCCGAAGGCCAAGCTGATCGTCTCGTTGCTCATGTTCATCAGGTTGCAGCCTTTTCTCGCTGCGTTCGAGGCCAGCACCGTCGTAGAACTTGTCGCAATGGAAATAATCGCTGGGGCGTTCCCCGCGGAAGCAGATGCCACATCCGACACGCTAACGGTGTTATTCGGGCTGACTGCGACCACGAGCGCAGGATCGGTGGCAACGGCCGCCGTCGATGCCGCCTTTACCGTAAAATCCTGGAAAGTGGAACTGCCGCCCGCCTGCCGGCCAAACGAAAGGTTGCGGACCAAGCTGCTGTGCATATTGCCGGTAATCTCGTCGCCCAGGTCCGTCAACGCGCCAACAATCGGCGCGACCTTCAGGATGCATTGCAGCCGAAAGACCGTCTGCGCGGTTGCGCCGTTCGTGTACTGGATGCTGTAATACGGGCGCTTCACAGGAAAAACATAGGTCTGGCCGCCCAAAGTCGACGTAATAAGGTCTTGGGCAAGAATGTAAGCAATATCGGCGTCGCCGACATTGACACCGTCCTCCGACCATTGCACCACCAGACCGGTCGTTGAAGTGTTGGCGCTGAGCTGGTCGGTGTCCACCTCCACCGCCAGAGAAGCGAATCCCGTCGCGACAGTAAAGGTTCCGGTGAAAACTCCGTTGGCTCCCAAAAGAGCGGTTGATGAGTTATTCGGATCGATGATCTCGGAAGAACTGCTGGTGACGATCAATTGCCCCGCGGCGGTTACTCCGGCAATGTTCGCCGCCGCAGTCGGGTCCGCAATGCAGATGTTCTCGCGCGCAACGGTATTGGAACCAACCGTGAGCTGTTCGGCGTCAAGGTTGATTCCGCTACCTGGCGTGATCGGGATGGTGGTAGATGTCGGCATTCAATCTCCGGTTACAGTTCAGCGACCTGCGCCGTGAGAACAAAAGGCAGCGAGGTTCCACCGGACGTGGAAAGAATGTCCAGCGACGCCGTAGTGCTGGCCGGCGCCAGCTTCGGAGCCATGTCGGGATTCAGCGCAAACCATGAGCCGGGCCCTGTCGCGCCCATGACGAGGCTCATCATGTACTTCGGAGTGCTGCCCGCCGTGCCTCCCGTGAAGGCGGTATGGGTCGCCGCCTGGATTGCCGGGTCGACCGGCACGATGGAAGCCGCCGTCCCGCTCGTCGATCCTGTGCCATAAGTTCTCACCCGCAGTTCGATGCTGGTCAGAGTGGTCAACCCGGAACTCTTGCCGCCGCAGTCGATCCTCAGCAGGTTCACGCTTCCCCCGGAAGCGGAGGCCTTAAAATAAATCGCATCGACTTCCGTGTTTGCCGACCCGCTGGTTGTGAAGTTTCCCGGCGTTGCCAGTCCATCCACATAGACGCATTGAGCCATAACGTTTCTCCTTAGTTCTTCCCGAAAACGGGACGATCCTTGGCCAGCCGCGCCAGCGAGCTGCGTTCATCTTTTAGCGCTTCCGCAATCTCTTGGGCGGTGAGAATGCGCCCATGCTTCTCCACCATCTCCGCCTCCACCTGGCGCTGGAAGGCGGTATCGGGGACGGCATAGGTTCCCGGCAAAAGCGGGTACTTCTCCTGGCAGGCATCGCACATCCAGCCCACGAAGTTCACTCCGCGCTCTGAGACCAATCCTCCCGGCCTTCCACAGTTCATGCAGAAGATCGGCACATAATTCACCCCTGCCGTCCGAATCATGCCCTTCGGCGCCCTGCATCGCGAATCGGGAAGAACTTCCAAACTGCGCCTCTGGGAGCGAAAATGGAAATGGCCCAAGCCATTTCCTGGCTTGAGCCATTGCTGGTTCCCTTCAAGGGAGGGCATGTTGCTCAATCAATACTTTTTGCGCCATCAAAGTGATCCTCGGGCTCCCCATCGACAGGTCTTCATTGATGGGGCGATCTCACGGCCGTGTGCACTGCACCTCGACCGCGATCTCCGTAGGCGCACCTGAGACGGATACTACCATGATTTCAAGTTTGTCGCCTACGGTAATCGCCGTGTTCTGCACCGCCCCGCCGTCCATCCAGGTGTCGGCGGCGCTCAGGGTGAGATTGCTTACTAGCAGCGGCAGTGTGCCGTTTCGCCGGGCGTTGATGACCGAGCCCGTGCTGCCGTCCGTGTAGCCCAGCACATTGGTTACGGTCGCGGAAAATGGAGCGTACCATACGATCGCGTTGACCGGCCCCGTCGGGGTGAGAATCGTCCCGCCGCGAGTGAAGACGACCGGCGGAGGGCCGAGCCAGAAATTCGTCCCGTCGAAGGAGATAGCGACAAAGCCATTGGGAGGCAAGGTCGAACCGCCGTTCAGCGACCCGGAGGCTGGAGTGAAGGTCACAATCCCCGTCCCCAAATTCAGGAAGGTTGCGTACCACGGAAGAGTAATGACGGGAGCCGCCGTCAGCGTTACTGCGATCGGGGAAGCGTCATTGAGCACAATCAGCATCCCGTAGTCCGATTGCTGGGTAGCGTAGGACGTTGCGCCGGTCTGGTTGTTGACAAAGCCAATGATCGTGGATGCTTGGGTGATGATCGTCTCTGAGCTAGTCGAGGTCGTCTCGGTAACGGAGCTTTGAGCCACCGCTTTGGCCGACTGCGATTTCAGGTACGCAATCGCCTGATTCAGGTCGAGAATCCCCTGAAAGGCGGCTCGGTGAGCGATCTTGGCGCCCTCGCTTTCATGGGCAATTTCCGCCTCGAAAGGGTATCGGAAGGATTCCAGATCGATGCTCATCCGCCCCCTCCGTTTTCAGCGAACGGCTGGATCTCCTTGTAGGCTCCCGTCGATCCCCAGTCCTTGGTCTGGACCACAAAGCCCTCCAGATTGAGTTGGAACGGAGCCGTCGAACTGAATTGGAACCACAACAGCTTCCACTTGCTTGCGCCACAGACCAGTTTCAGCTTGGTCATCGCCCCGCCCGATGAGGGAATCGTGATCGCCGTCGGTCCATAGCTGCCGTTGCCCGCGTCTGCTGCGTACCCGGTGAGCGTGATCGCAGTCGAGGACGAATACTCGACGATCAAGACCGGCCCCAGGGTCTGCCAGCCCGTGCCGCCAATAGCTGCAGTCTGAACAATGGCCGTGCCGGTCTCCGTCCCCCCGCTTGCCAATTGCCGGATTGTTCCATCGCTGCAACCGACCAGCACCCCCTGCTGGCTGACTCCCTCGTTGGTCGCGTGAATCGTCGCTGGCGGAGTGTACAGATCCCACACCCAACCCATCGCCTGAATGTCGAAGACCAGCGTATGCGGATTTCCATCCGTGAGCCCGATGTAGTCGTAGTAGAGGTACCCGTTGATGATCGAAAACTTCTGCTTTTGCGGCTGGGAATCGTCCGGCGGATAGACGGTCACGCCCTGCCGCGTCACCGGTTGCGGAACACTCGTTCCTCCATCCTCGTTTTCGTGCGGGAAGATCGGATACAGATCCTGATCGGTAATCGACCTTGACGCCCCCCCCCCGGAGGAAAGATGAATCCCGTCGTCCACGCGGAAAAAGATCAGTCCGCTGCCTTCGACAGCCACGCAACGGGGAATAAACAATCCGCGGTTGATGCTGGTGGCCTGCAATGTCCAGGTCGACCCGGTAGTTCCGGTCACCGTGGCCAGAGCGTTGAAGAAGTTGGGCATGATGACCCACGCCCGCCGAATCGAGAACAAGACTCCCCGACCGCCTGACATAGCCCCGTTGACCAGAGGCTCGCCGGGATCGGTCACATCCATCTGGTTGGTGTCCGGCGCAGAATCAAGGTTGCTTCCACTGCACCAATAGAGGGTTCCCGGCCGCAGCGGGTCGCCCACGGCAAAGACGAAATTGATGTTGTCGGTCGGCCCCCATATATACGGCAAGGGCTGCGCGGCCAGAATCGGCTCCGCGATCTCGTACACCAGATTCGTGCCGTTCGGGACTCCGGGAATCGTGACTTGGCTGACAAAACCCGCCGGGGTATAGAATCCCTTGTCGGCAAAGGTCACTCCGCCGCTGGTCGTGGGCCCGCCAGAGTCGTTCCATGCCGGCGACGAGCCGCCGGAGATTCCCGCCACCGTCACCAGTTGGTAGTGCCCGGCGGGATCGGTAACGATCCAGTTCGAGCCGTAGTACGTGTTGATCTGGAACGCCGCGGCTGTCGGCCGGGCGATGAACGTGTAGGCCAGCGAAGTAGGGGAGCCGATGAGAATCACGGTTCCGGCCAGCCAGCGCGCATTGAACCCCGTGGCCGTGCCCCCGATCGCTCCGCCCGAGACCCAGCTAATCACGCCGCCGGAGACCGAGCAGATGCCCTTCTGCGGCAGATCAATCGAAGGAAAAGGTTCGTAGTTGTCGAATTGCAACACCGGGTTGGCCGTGATCGCGGTGTCGAGCAGACTGTCGCTGACCGCAGTGTTCGTCCCGCCGCCTCCTAAGTCGTCGTTGGGCCCCGTACAAACGTAAGTGAAATTGTCGATAGCGGTATCCACGCGGTAGTAATCCACCACGTCCACCTGCGGATCGTTCGACCAGAACGAAGTGATCGTGTTGGCTAGGACGGGAATGGACTCCGCGACGGACTCGGGAGATGGGTTGGAGAGGGCCCCGGTCGCCGAACTGCGATAGACGTAGCGGTATTGGGTTTCTTCCCTCACGTTGGCCGGAAGCGGCGGAACGATGGTCGGAGGAATGACTCCTGCCGGCGTTGAGGACGGGATTGGAGAGACCATCAGGAGCAGGATGCGGCCGGAGTGATACCAGTAGTCGTAGTCGATTTCAATGGGATAGATGCCAGCCGCGGGAACATTGACTGTGACAAGTGTATAGACATACTGGCCGCCTAAACCGCTACCCGTGTTTGCGCGGGGCAGAAGCGGGTATCCGCCGACTACGGTGATTGTCTGTCCATACTGCGAAAGCGACGAAGGCACAGACCCGGATTGATTGAAGGCGGCTACCACAACTGGTTTTATTCCGCCGCCGATGCCCCAGATGCAATCATCCTTGTTTGTGAGAATGAGGGCATAATAGCCGGGACCGGGGAAATAGATGTTGCCCGTGAGACAGAAATTGAAGTTGGCAAATTGCGTGTTGTTTGTGTTCTGCGGGGCGGGAACGGTGATGGGCGCCGCAAAAACAGGATTCGTTCCAATCGCTACGCTCTCCGGGCTCAAGGTCGTCCACTCCATCGGCACCGAGGGAGAGCCAATGCCGGGCAGGGACGGGATTCCAGACGTGAATGTCGCGTCGAAGATGAACGAGTTGCCGGTGGTTGACCCCACGGCGTTCGATGTAGATCGTTCCGGCCCGGAACCGCCCGGATCTCCGGGATTCTTCCAGATGTAGGCTGACACCGGGCCGGAGGTCGGAGAGTCGCCCCAATAGTTCAGGGTCAGTGTGCCCAGAATCGACGTGACCGTCGGCAGGGCATTGGTTGTCACCGTCCCCGCGAAGGTAATCAGGCCGGAATTCGGCGGGCTTCCTTGTGTAAACGTATTGCCTTCGGAGTTGATGCCCACCTGAAATACCGCCGCGCCATAAGGGACTGTGATCGGTGTGCTGGTACCAAAGGCAACTCCAACATCGACGATGTTGGGGATGTAGAGCGGAGCGACTCCGGCGGCAACAACATTTCCCGCCCCGTCCGTGAAAGCCCCCACCACATAAGAAGCTGCGGTTGGAGGCAATCCTGTGCCGATCGTCTCGATGAATTGTCCCGGATAACCTGGCGCTCCTGCAGCCACGCGCCCGCTTGAAGTCGCCGTAAGCGTTGGATTCGTGGTCCCGTTGATAACCACCGTTCCATCCAAAGCAAGCGCGGTGATCGTGATCGTGGAAGCATTCTGGCAGTTGATGATGAACGGAGCGGTTCCGTCTACCGGAGGCGTAGTGTTCGGTGGCCCTTCCGTCTCGCCGTAATCGTCGCTGTTATTGGTGTTAATCGGGTAATTGGTCCACGGGATCGTGGTCGCCAACAAATTCCCGCTCCCTCCGCCAAAGGACACTACGGAGTTGCTCGTCGAAACGACAGGGGCCAGTTGCGGCTCCTCGATGCCCATCTTGTAAACCAGCCCGTCGGAGCGCACCTTCATCATGCCGTTGGAGGGAAAGTTCACCGCACTGCCGCTGATGAGATATTTGGTCTGGAGCGTCACCGTGCCCATGGCAGCCGAGTCGCCCACATACATCCAACCCTGCACGGAAGCGTTGGGCCGGAAAGGCACCATCGAGACCGGGTTAGTGCTGAGCCCGGTGGCCACGGAGGTTCCCCCGGCGTAAAGAACCGCTCCCGCGCCGTTGATGAGCGTGTAGCCACTCGACGGCCCGTTGGGCGTGGAATCGTTAAGGCGGCGGATGGTGTGAACCGCCGCCGCAAGCGTATAGAGCGCCCCGGTTAGCAGGTTACGGAAACTGACGCCGCCGGAAAAATAGGCGCGGATGTTCTGGGCAATGCTGACCCGCCCGCTGGGAATGCGGTTGACGGGATGGGTCAGATCGAAACCGTGAAAATCGAGCGCCATGTTGCTTCCCAATGCGGCTGAAAAATCCGGGGTCCCCGGCGACCGGTCCATGTCGCTGGGGTAGAAATGAAAACGGCCCAAGAACCGTTTCGGGTCTTGAGCCGTTGCTTGGTCCGCAGGGGCGGGGGCGCGTCGCTCGATTCTCTCTTAGTTTACTGCTGTTTCTTTTGGTTTGCCGTGTTGTACCTGTTCTGCGCTCTATCCTGCTCCTGCCCGCGCTGCACCAGAATATCCGCGAACGACCCCATGCTCTTTAGCCGCGTATTCTCCGCCGCGCAGGCCTGCACAAACCGCGATTCCAACTCCAGCGCCTGCTGAAACTCCGCTCCCCCCATCTTGAAGCAAGCCAGCGACTGCGCGCAATCCAAAACCGCATCCCAGTCGCTGCGCGAGACCTGCACATAATCCGTATTGAGAACCGGCACCGGAGCGTTGCCCAACACGGTTACCCCGATTCCGGCCCCCACCGGCGCCGCCAGAAAATCCACCCCGCCGATCACCACCACCGGCCCAAAACTCGTTGGCATCGAGTCCCATTCCGGCATGTAGCGGTCCGTGGCCATGATCGAGTCCACGCTCACCGCTTGACCGTTCACCTTCCCCAGCATGATCCAGGGGGTTTTCAGCAGCAGGTTCAATCCATCCTGGTACCGCCGCAGACAGTAAGCCGCCCTTTCCCGGTCCGTAGCCTCCGATTCCCTGCCCAACAGATCCGCCATCGCTCCCCACTCCGCCACCCAAGCAAAGTCATCGGGAATCCCCAGCAGCGTTGCCGTGGGCGGCGAGAAGGCCGCTCCCGATTGCAGAACCACCGCCTCGTAGCTTCCCGGCTGGGCCGGAGGAATGTCCACGTCCCAACTTAGCGGGGGTTCCGATGAAAGCATGAAGGTTTGCGGCGTCGCGCCCGGCGACTGCCAGAAACCGGCCTCGTAAAACTCCTGCGCCACGGTGTCGTCACGGTAGAGCGTCACCGGATTCCCCGTCACCGGCAGATACCGCACCCGCGCCACGTCGATCACTGTATCCGGCAACGTCGTCCGCCGGGTATTCGGCGTGAGCGCAATACCGGTCATGAGCGATTGGTTGCAATTCGAGACTTGCAGCATCTCGTCCCGGTGCCGCTGCAAAGCCTGAGAAAAGTCGGAAATGGTGAACTGGCTGGTCCCCGTCCACGTCCCTCCGCTGGGCGGCTCAAGCAGGTGGTACTCCATCATGGTGTAGGAGTTGGTGTCGGTCAGTGTGCGCAGCCGCGGAGACTCCGCCAGGAGTCCCAGCGAGTTCCACAGGTTCCCCGTGTTATAAACAAAATCCGTCTTCCAGGTATAGGTCAGCGCATTGAAGATGCGCAGCGCCTTCTGGATATAGAGGCCGTTTTCTTGGTCGGTCCAGTACACATTCCCGCTGTCGGCCAGCCGTTGCGCTAGTTGCTGGCGTGCAGTCGCGAATTGAAGCCAGCCGTAAAGAGCCATGTGTCCCTTCGAAGAACAACTTTTAGCTAGAAACCATTAGCTCCGCTTTCCCGCAATCCGTTTCCGTGCGCCCTTTTTCTTCGCTTTTCCCGCGCCGATATCGGGGAATTTCCCATGCACCTTGCGCCGCACTTCGGCCTTCTCGGCGGCCGTCCCATGTTGCGCCACGCGCGCCAGAGCGTTTCTGGCGTGCGCCTTGTCCTCGATCGGATAGCGCCGGCCCTTTAGCGCGAAACTTTTCGCCGGCAGCTTCTTGCGTTTTTTCGTCGTCAACTTTGCCATCGCTCACTCCTTGGTCAGAAACGGCAATGGCCCAAGCCGTTGCCGGTCTTGAGCCATTGCTTCTTCCCCAGGAAGGGGTGGCATGTCGCTCTTGTCAATTGCGCTGCTACTTCCTGATGCTAACTCTTTTCCGGTTCCCAGTCTTGTTCTTTTTTCTGGAACCGATCTTTCCTTCCTTGCGCAGATAGCTCAGCAGGATCGCCTTGGCCTGTTTCTTCTTGCGCACGATCTTCCCGCCCCGGCCCGAATGCAACTTATGCTGTCTGAACCGCTCCATGATCTCTTCGCTGGGCATCTTCGTTCTCCACTCTCAAATCCGAGGTCCCCAACGGCTGGTCGTTGGCCGTTGGGGTGGCAAGTTGCGCGGCTGGTTGGGATTCCCGCCCAACAGGGGGCATGTGCCATTCGGCTTCTTCTATCCCCGCTTTCCTCAAGGGACCGCCGCGCAAAAGAGTCGCTTAGTGTGTTCCATGCGCCGCAGCGGAAGCCAGGCGCTTCATCAGAGAGCGTTTTACATTCGGAGAAGCGGCGGCGGAAGCTGGAGTTCCTCCAAAGTAAGCGGAGAGCCCGGTAGAAACCGCCGGATACCGTTGGTTTCCGAAGAACACCTCTTCAAACCTGATTGTGTTCCAGGTCAGGTTGTCCGAAAGAATGTACTTAAAGCCTCCGCCGATCACAGCCGACACACGGTTGCTCCCGGTGGCCGGAATGCCGTTTCCCGCAGAACCATCCAGGAAGAAAAGCAGATTGCCCGTCGGGATATTCGTCTTCTTCAAAAGCGCGGAGATATCCGGCTGCCAGAGAAGGCCGGCCCCATAGACCGATAAGCCGCAGCTCGGCGCCGAGAGTTCGACGCCTTGAGCGAATACCCGATTCGATTTCGTTCCTCCGTAGTCGAACAGGTCGTAAGCCTCGGTCGTCAGGTTGCCGGCTCCCGAACTCCCGTTGCATCGGATCACCATCACGTCTGACGCGGGAACGAACCCTGCAGGACTCGCTGGCTCCGGTGCGGGAGCTGGAGTCTGTGCTCTTGCCGTCACCGCGCTCAAACAGAGCGCTATGGCGAGAATTGCAATTGTCTTTTTCGCGGTTGCGCTTGCAACTGCCGGGGTTCCCACAGACTCGGGGTTCCCGGCGACAGGTCTATCATCCGTGGGGTTGACTGTTGGCTTCTCGCCGTTCCGGTACCAAGCGTACCAGCCCACAGCCGCGGCGATCAGCAACTGCGCCCATCCCGGCACTTCGGAGTAGATGTGCTGCAGCAAGGTCTGCACTTGCGGCACATTCCAATAGGCCTCGTACAGCGCCCCAGCCAGCAGCAGGACGGACGCGAAGGTGAAGTGTGTCGTGGCCGTGAACCTGTTGAACCAGTTTGTCATCGTGTTCATCTCCATTCCTCTTTCTTTGTCTGCCGGTTGCAATACACGCACGGAAAACTTCCGGCAATGGTATTGAGCCGGCCGCTGCCTCCGCACTCCGGACAACCGAAGATCCAGATGCGAAGTCTGCGCAGCCAACTCATGATCGGTCCTTTCTTACTTCCCTCTGAAAATGGCGATGGCGGCCTCCCCGACCGAAAGCAGAAAAGCTATCGCGGCGCCGAAGCCCTTAATCTTGCTAATGTCCTCGCTATGGACCTCAATCTGATCCTGCTGCGTCTCGATTTTCTTTTCCAGGCGCGTCAGGTTCTGCCCGTAAGCCTCGGTCCGCCCGTCGATCCGCGCCAGAGTCTCCCGGATATCGCCCAGCATCTTGCCGTGCTCGGTCAGCATCAGAGCATCCTGCTCCGAGCGCAACCGCGCCGCCTGGGCCACCTCCGTCGCCAGCTTGGCGATATTGTCCAGTTGAACTCCGTTGCTGCGACGTACCGTCATCTTCGTACCCCTTGGCCTATTGCTCCAGCACCCTCGCTGATCTTCGGGACAGCAAAACCCGTTGCCAATTATTGCTGCGTGTAGTAAAACACCGTGCTCCAAAGTGTGCATGTCCCGGTGAATGAGACATAGGAAGTGTTGCCGCAGGCCCAAGTCATTTTCAGGCCGGAGTTGAAATAAATCGGGTCGATGAGGTGATAGCGCACAGCCGAGTCAGTTTTACCGTTTGTGGTGCCCATATTCATAATCGTTACCTGCCCGCTGGCGTCCATCCACCCACCGGGAATCTGTCCCCCAGGAGCCGATGAGTAGGTTTGAGGAAGTCCGTTCCCGCCAAAATAATATCCGTAGCCGAACCAGTCCTCAGTACCGGATGATGTAATGTTTGGACTTGCAGATCCATCGAGGTACAGTGCAAATGCCCCTTCCATGGATGCTCCCACAGGATTTAGGGAGCCGGGAGCACTATCCTCCAGCCACCACATACCTACAAATCGTCCTGGATTGCCGCCCGTATAATTCGTCAGTGTCGTTACTGTATTCGCGGTAATTCCTGTTACGTCCGTGTTCACATCCACATGAAGAACTTCCGTATATGGCCAAGTGTTCGGCACTCCCATGTGGTAGTCCACCATATACCAGTCGGTAAGCGTCGAAGCCGTAGTGTTGACGATGGCTACCTGTATGCCTGTCGTAAAGGGAATGGGAAGTGTGAAAGAATATGTTGAGCCAGTGCCCGTTGTCTGGTTGTAGCTCGTGAAATAAGTGGAAAGCGCAGAAGGGACTTGTGCATTTTGATAAGCATACGTCGCCAAAAAGAAGTTTTGCAGCGGCACGGAAATAGAAGCTGTTCCAGAACCGTTGATGAAGATTTTTACTGTGCAATTCGATGGATCAGCACCCTGCAATGCCACCCAGACACGGCTCACATAGCCGGGAAGAGGGGTGGCGGTTCCCGATTCGCTGGCAGAGCCGGAAGCGTGCGTGAAATTGGCCTCAAATTGCGAACTTGAAAGCCCCGCTGCTAAGACTGTGATTGTCTGCCCATTAAAGAAAGAGCCGGTCGTAAATCCGGAGAGCAGATATTGTTGTCCAGCATTCATGGTATTACTAGCGGTAAAAGTCGCTACATTAGAGCCATTGATTGACCATGCGGTGATAGTTATAGGAACGTAACTCAGAAGAGTCAATGTGCTGCTTGCGATAACTGTGCCATCTTTCTGGTAAGTACCTAATGTCGTGCCGCTCGGTTTTCCAGGAGACAATATGTCGATACTGCTACCACCGCCGCCGCCAGCGCTGAAAGAACAAGTAGTTCCTGAGCAGGATACCCCTGCTCCTGCGAATGTAAAGGCTCCCGGTGTGCTGTTGATGCTGGAAACTCCGCTGCCTGTGCCTGTAGGAAATTCCGCGATGACGCCGCCGGTAGTCGGGTCGCGCTTAATCGTTGCCGCAGTATAACCAGAATCGACATTCGGCACAGTGGAATTGATGTTGGCCGTACTAACGGATGTTCCGTTAATGCTGATGGCGGTTCCCGCGCCGCTTTGCGTTTGCGGGTTTTGCAATTCCCAGTGGGTGCCGTCGTAAATCACCACTGCAAGAGCCGTCGTGGTTAGATCATTCGCCGCCAAAGCCGTTGCGCCCAGTTTGGTGATCGTCACCGCTCCAAGTCCATCCACATTCAGCGTCGGCGTCGTAGTCGCATTATTCGCAACCGGCACGAACACTTCCTGCAACCCAAGGGAGTATCCCGGTGTTGGCTGCAGATAAGTCAAAGTATAGGCATCAGCCGTTCCACCTGATGTTCCAGAATCTCCTGGACTCCAAAGCCAGCTAGGAACTAAGCCCAGGCCAAGCGTATCGAGCGTGGCATTATAACTGAGTGGCAAAACAACCTGTAATCCAGACTGCGCCGGAGTCGTAAAAGCCCCATAGACAATCAAACCTACAGAATTTATCTGATAGAGCGAGGGGTATCCATCAGACCCGTAATCGACAAGGCTGGCCGAGCAGTACGCATTTGCATAATTGAAAGAAGGCGGCGCTTGCGATGAATTGTATATCTGCAAGCTATAAGGATTCATGGGAAAATCAATATGGCTGTTGTTAAATAAAATGCCTCCGTATGTGCCATCTGAGCAAGTCATTTTTATTTGATTGTTTTTATAAATATCGTCGCCCTGATACCCCGCTATTGTAAACCCATAGACCGCTTTGATGTTTGCTGGAAGCAGGCCGGGGGGGAGGCTAAATCCAGTGTAAGTGATCGCACAAGCTGCGCCTAAGCCTGTGCCGATGAACTCTGTTATCGCTCCGCTGGTATTTGTAGACGCACCTGTGCAATAACCAGAATTTGAAATACTATAGGCAGTAGGATAGAGAATCACATAGCCATAGCTGTCCACTGTCGGAGCGGGCACCATCTGATTCAATCCTGCGGCCACGCCTGATGAGATCGTCAAAACATCGCCGCCAGAAGGCGTAAGCACGATGTTCGATCCTGCCGCCAGAGTCCACCAGGAAGGAACAGCGGGCAATCCGCTGAAGTTTCCAAACAAGTTGAAATTGCCGGTAGAGGAAAGAGAAAATGATAACGCCGGAGTGGAGGAAGAATTAGTCACCGAAGTTGTAAAGAGAGGCGATAGATTGCCCGCTGAAAAATTGGTTACTATCCCGATGCCCTCCACCCCGCCTGTAATTACATCTGTGATTGTTTTCGGCCAATAGGGTGAGATAGGTAGTGGCGTTCCGCCGCTCATCACAATGTCGTATCCCGGTCCCTTGGCCACATAGAACATCCATGAACCGTCTATGTTGGCCGTAAATCCATTTGTCAGAGGCGTATTGTTCGAGTCCGCGTAGATCGTCGCTTTGGTCTGTGTGCCAGTCAGATACACCGTCACCGTGCACAGCGGAACGATGCCCTGTAGATAGTTTGAAGAGGACAGTCCTGATGTCACCGCCGGTGCTCCGCCCAGAGTGCAGTAACCGTTCGCCGCCGCCGTCTGCGCCAGTGCGCTGATCGGGAAGATCGCCATCGCCAAAATGAGAATCAGGCCTCTCACTTCGCATACCTCTTTCTCGTCGCGGGCTTTCTTTTGCTGATCTTTCTGTACTCACGGTCCTGTTTCGCAGTCAGGATTCTTTCCCCCTTCCTGACCTTCGCTTTGCCCGTCCTGCGCACCTTGCCGCCATGGTGGTAAGAGGATGGAGAAGCCGTTGCTCCGTCCCCGCCGGAGCTTTTCTGTGCACTCTTCTTTTGGCCGAGTTTCTTCGTCATGCCGGCACCTCCGCCGCCAGCTTGGCGATACTATCCAGTTGAATGTTGTTGTTGCCGCGTGCCGCCATCTCTTGCTCCCTGGTCCCAGTTCTCTCCAACCTTGGCTACCCTGATTTAATATCCAGTACATTCGAAATCGATGGTGTCGGATGAACCTGCTGTGTTCGGAACCGCAAAGGTGACTGTCGCTGTTGTACTCGACGCCTCCGGGATCATCACCGTGGGACTCGTCTCGTCGTTCGCATGGCAGCTCCAGCCATTGCTTGCAGACAAGCCCGTCGCCCCGTTCAAAGTGACAACAAGAGAACAGTTATTCGCTCCCAATGCGATGCTGCCTGCCGTGGCGCCGCCAACCGTAGTACCAGCGCCGCAACCGCTGGCCGTGAACTTAGTCCCTCCAGACTGCAGACCGGCCGCGCGAATCGGCATGTTGTAGTGGCCTGCCGCCGATGTAGAACAGTCGCCCACATTCAACCAGTTGCCAGACGCATCAATTGTCAAACCGATAGTTCCGGCCTTCATCCGATCCCAATCTGGCCCGCCGTAATAGTTCACCCAACAAAGCTGGCTTGTCCCTTCCAAAATCTCGTTTATAACATTGTCCTCTTCAAAGTCCCAATGTGAGTAGATGCCACGATAGATCCCTGCTATAAATGGAAAATAGTCGTCGCCGGCTTGGTTAGGCCAAAGTCCAATATCCATCGGATTTCTATCATAGTCCGGATCTTCCCAAACCGTCGGATTATCGAACCATTGCTTGACCGTCCAATGATTCTGATTATTTGTAGCCGCACAGTAGTTGAGTGGAGCGCTGCAGACATAGTTCGATGCCGGGACGGTGTTTTGATTTGTGAGCGCGGCATTGATCCAGGCCGCGCCGATCAGGTCTCCCGCGCTGGAATAATGAGTGCCATCACTAAAAAGATAAGAATCACCGTTGTTATTGAGGATCTGGGCGATATCCACGAGCCTGTCATAGTAACCGGCATTGGCGGCTATGTTCGTGGGAGTCGCGTTCTGACCATATAACCAATCGTTGATCGCCATTTCATTCGGATAACAATCTGGGCCACATCCTATTAAGGAATATGCCGGCGAAAGCGACAAGCGCAGAATGGTCCACCCGTCAGCGCGATAAGTCTTCCAAAGGCTCTGCATATTCGCTTCGATCGTTGCCACCGAAGTTCCGTTCATTACGTCCTGGGCGCCGAATTCGTCAATGATGAAACCAGGATTGCCGGTGGCCGCCGGGCTGAACGGATGCACATTGGCCGCATAGCCCGAGATCGCGCTCGCTGTCGTGCCACCAGGAATGCTCAGATTAACCACATTCCCATACAGAGTCGCTGTGCCGGAATCCGGGGTCGAAAGGACCGTACTGGATATAAAATCGAATGAGAAACTGCCGCCTGTCAGGCCGGTCGCCAAAACATTGTAGGCCAACAGGCTGGTCGCCGAATTAAGCGGCGAGCAATTGGGGCTACTCAAGCCCGAAATCTGCACGATCTGTCCGACGTAAGGTTCTGGAGTGCCGGTATACGTTACAGTAGCTACGTTCGAGCCGGAGATCTGACAACTGGTGATCGTCAAGGTCCCGGAATTTGCGCCGCCCTTGTTGATGAAAGGCTGCGTGGCAAACTGCATGGGCAAGTTGCCGATATAATTATTCGTACTGCCCACAATCAGGTTGCCCGCTATGAATCGGGACTCTCCATAGAAGGCAAAAAGCGTATTCGACGTTGGGTACTGGACTCCACCGCCCCCGCCACCACCGCCCGCAAATACATCCGTCAGTGTCTTTGGCCAGAAGGGCGAGACAGGCACAGGGTTGCCGCCGCTCAGCACAATGTCGTATCCAATTCCCGTAAGCGCATAAAACAGCCAGGAGCCGTCCGTGTTGGCCGTGAATGGATTGCCGAGGATTGTGCCGGTGCTGTTGGAGTAAATCACGCTTCCCGGAACCAAGTTCGTTGTCCCGGTATAATAGATCATGACTGTGCAATTCGGGACGATGCCCTGCAGATAGTTGCTGGAATCCAACCCCGACGTAACGGCCTGCGCCGCACCCAGGTTGCAGTAGCCGTTCACCGCCGCCGTCTGCCCTAGCGTCCCGGTCGGGATCAACAGCATGGCCAAAATCAGAATCCAGCGTTTCACTTCACATACCTCTTTCTTGCTGCGGACTTACTTTTGCTGATCTTTCTGTACTTCCGGTCCTGTTTTGCGGTCAGGATTCTCTCCCCCTTCCTGACCTTTGCCTTGCCCGTCCTGCGCACTTTGCCGCCGTGGTGGTAAGAGGATGGCGAAGCCGCTGCGCCGTTGTCACCAGAGCTTTCCTGTGCGCTCTTCTTTGGGGCAAGTTTCTTCGCCATGCCGGCACTGCCGCCGCCGCCACCGCTCTTACCGCCCATCTTTGAAATCATTCCCATGATTCCGCCGAATCCGCCCATCGCATTCTCCTTACCGCGTCACGCCCTGCTGCTCGTACCCGAAGTAGTCGACCGTCAGCACATCGGCCACAGAGCTGCCAGTCTCCGCAATGTTGAACATCGGCGAAAGCACCACTGTGGGTGCTGAGCCCAAGGAAACCGTTGAAGTGGCTCCCGAGTTCACATCCTTCACTGTGAAGATCACCGTCCCGGTGACCGAACTGTTCATGGTCAGATGCAGCCAATCGGCCGCCGACGGAGCAATGCTGGTTGCCGTGACGACTTCCGAAGAGGCTGTATCCATGCAGGCGTTAATATACGTGTCGGTGCCTTGCAGGAAGCGGAAGTAGATACCGTTGGCCGGAATCGCGGTAGCAGTATCAACCGTGCCGAAGCCGATGCGGTAGCTGCCAGTTGCAACTTGGTTAGGAGAAACGATCCACTCGGCCTGCCAGTTGGTCGAGTTGCCCGGAAAGAGCACTCCAAATCCCGGCCCCAGTGTTACGCTGACTCCATGCGTCGCAGTCGTGTCTGTGGTCAACGTGATAAGGCCGGGGTGGTTTAACACGGAGGCAATCGCCGCCACCGGGTTGGTTCCGCCGACGATGACCGTGGAATCCCAGCCATACTCGCCGATCCTGGCGCTGGTGCCCGGCGCTTGGCCCAGAAAATCCTCCTGGATGTCCACTTGCGGCAGAATGAACTGGCCTGAAAGTGATGGAACAGGAGGCGTATTTTGAGCGTGCACGATGGGGGCTTGGTTATGGACGCCAAAAGCGAACACCAGCCCAAGAGTGGCCGCTCCTGTAAGTAGAGTTTTCCAGGTCAGTTTCTTCATTTCGCTTCTCCTTAGTTCGGAATGACAAAGCATGTTGAACCAATTTCCACATTGAGCGTGTCGGTTGAGATGGTGTTGCCCAGAATGGATAACGTTCCTGCCGTAGTGCTGTTGTTCAAATCAACGATGAGCGTAAAACTCATGTCCGTCGCCGCCGCTGTCACCGCCGTGGTGTTGATGCTGGTCGGGTAGGTGGTAGCAACTCCAACTTCGTAATCCAGATACGTGCCTGCGTTCGCGGCCAAGTTCACTTCCGGTGTGAAGGTATAGCCGATATTGGTCGGCGTAACGGGTCCGGTCAGCGTTAATTCAAATGCGCCGCCCGAAGCCGTCTTGTAGCGTCCCCGGCACTCAACGTGGTAGTTTGTCGATGCGTTTACCGGAAAACTCCAGATTGGAGTCGGCGTGACAGTTGCGTTGCTGTACTGGCTTTTCAGTTGATATTTCTGTATTCCGGGAATCGCCTGGCCAAGATTATTCGTGGCCAGCCCGCTTAGGTTGGCGAGGTTAGGCTGCGCCGTTGTTACTGGGATCGCTGCAGGGTTGAATATGCCGAGTTGCGCCAGCGGGAAGTTGCTCTGGTCCACAATGGTCGTCACATTGACCTGCGTGGCGATCACCTGCCCCAACTGACCTTCAATCTGCCAGTGGTTATTGGAATCCAGAATCAGCGAGGCCCAGTGGTTCGGCTGCAAATCGCCCGACGCCAGCAACGATGTTCCACCATTTTTGTAAATCGGATAAGCTGAACCCCCATTGACGCTCAGCGTGGCTACGCCGGTATTCAGCGCGTTGAAGTTCGCCTGGATCGTATCTCCAGCCGATGGAGTAAAACTCGGTGTCGTTAAGCAACTGTAGGCATTAGAGCTGTTGGTCGTTACGCAGTCCCGGATCGCCGAGGAGTTGTGCGCCGTCTGCGCCACCGCTTGGCCGATATTGTTGGTGGCCAGGCCATTCAGATTTGCCGGGTTGGCCAGCGCCGTCGTCACCGGCATCGCTGTTGGATTGAAGATCCCGAGGGAGCCTAGCGAAAACTGTGTGTTATCGACAATGGAACCGGCGCTGATTGCGGAAACCATTACGGAAGGCGCACTCACCATCACGGGGATAGCCGCGTTCGTGACGTGCGAGAGTCCTGTGACATTCACGCTCAGATATCCGGCCACGCCGCTGAGGTCGCCTGTCAGCGCGGGCATTTCCGCTGTCGGGAGCGTGGAAGGCAGACTCAGCACTCCATTGGCGTCATACAGCAGACCGGTGTTCGCGGCCAGCGCCGGCAGTGCGATTCCTTCCAGGCCGATTACGGTCGGGTTCGGGTAGGTACCGCTCAGGTCGCCGCCCGCCGCACCGCCGGGAATCAGGTTGCCGTTGGCGTCGCAGGCCAGCGGATACCAAGTCGTTCCGTTGAGTCCGTATAAGGCAACTTGCGGATAACTCTCCGGCGCCGCAGCGCCCGTCGATGAAGCGACCGGAATCCATGTGCCCGCGTACAGACAGTAGCCTCCCTGCGGCACAAGGTTCCCGGATTGTCCTGCGGCTCCTGCAGTCGTCGCCAAAAACGCCCATGCCAAAATCAGAATCCGATACTTCATTGCCTCTGCCCCTTCCCTACTCCGTGCCGGGCTCCCCGGCGATAGGTCTTCGTCGCTGGGGTGGTTCATCGCGTCCCCTGCAAGGTCACGTTCACCGAATTGGTCAGCGTCTTCAGATAGCCAGCCACGTATTTGGGCCACATATTGCTGGGCATATCCCACCGGCCTACATAAGCTCCAGAGGTTGCGTTATTGGTCACGGTGATGTTGCCGATCTGCACAAAATTCGCCTTGAGATCGTTGTTCGCCGCCATGATGTCCACTTCAAAGGTCCCTGGATTGCCAGAGAAAATCACTTCAAAGGAGATCCCCCACGGATAGAACGTCCGGTTTATCCGCGCCATCTGATAGGCAATGCTCAGTGTGCCGGTGGCGACTGTCTCGTTGTTCCAGAAAAACGGCTGTTGATTCTCGCGCCATAACGTTGCTTGCGAACCGTTTGTGTAGTTCGGCATCGTGCGTCTCCTTTCGGGGTCTCCGGCGACAAGTCCACGTCAAGGGGGCGATTATTCTCCCCATCCGCCGACGTTGAGTTGGCTTTCCACTGTCATGTACGGCTCACCGAAGGCCATAGGCTCTCTCTGCATCTTGGTGAAGTAGAGATCCACTAGGTGCCTGTCCATGATCCGTATCCGCTTCAGCCGGTCGCTGTACTCGGCCCGCGCCGCGCCCAGCAAAAACTGCCAGTTGCTGCCCGATCCGCGCTCCATCTCGTCGCCCTTTTGCGACTCCTTCCACAGGTAGAGCATTTCGTAAGCCCGCAGCTTCACCACTTCCTCAGTCAGCGGATACGGCACCGTGTCGGAAGGGTTTTGCAGTGGCGGCCAGTTCGTCTGGCAACTAAAGGTGTAGGGGAGTTGCGTGATCGGATGCGGCCATAACTCGAAGAGCATCTGTCCCAACGTGGCCGACCCGGCCCTGGTGTCCATCTTGTAAGGCACCACGTAGAGCGGCTCCTCGAAGTTCGTCCTCTCTGCATCCTCCTTGGCCAAATCGATCTCCGTCTTCGTCCACCAGTCCATCTCGTTGTTGTTGGTGGTGTCGCGGATCGCGTACCAGCGTTTGAAGGCCGCCGGCGCCGGATAGTAAGCCTGGTAGATCATGTATGTCCCGAGAGTCTGCGCGGGCTCCATCCACGGCCGGTCCAGCGTCAGCACGATAGCGTTGGGATTGGTTGCGTTCGCAGCGATGATCGAGTACAGCGAGTAATAAGGAACCCGGATCTGTTGCTGCGTGAGCAGCGGCGGATTCAGGATGAACGTCGACCACGCCGCCGAGGCCGTCGCGTCTCCAGTAACGGTCGAAGTGAAGGGCGTGACGGTGATCGTGCCCGGACTCAGGAACGAACTCGTGGCTCCTCCCAACAATCCCGGCGTCAGCCACCCGCCGTCGCTCAATTGGAAGCTCCAAACGTTCTCGTTCTGGATCGCGGCCAGGGCCTCGTTGATCTTGGTGGTAGCCAAGCCGAAGTTGACTCCGGGAATCCCCAACAGTTCCTGCCGCATGTTCACCAGCGCCATCTGCCACCACCTTGCTTCAAAATCTTTCTGCGCCGAAGGCGCGATTGCCCGGACCATCAATCCCCTAACCAAAACGCCTCCTGCGAGTTTCCCCGCAAGAGGCGTAGTGGTTTGTCTTCCGGGAGAAAGACGCCATTGGACAGTGGTCAGTTCCGGGCTTTTACTGTTCACTGTCGGCTGTTCACTGTCCCCTACTGTTAGAACTGCCCTCCAAATCCCCCGATCTGCACCTGCTCCCCAGATAGATTCGTTCCCGCAGGCATCTCTCCATACGTCGTGCTGGGTCCTCCGACGGTAAGCAGCGCGGCGGTGCCGAATCCCAATGTGCCTGTGATCACGGCGACACCAATAAAAGTTGTTGCATTGATAAGCACATTGCTCAAACTGCTGCTCGTGACCTGGGCCACCGAACCGTCAATTGTCCCGCCAAATGTCAACCCTTGAACGATGAACAGGTTGTTCACATTCCAGTTCTGATAGGCTGGCAGGGTAATCGTACCCGCGGCAGAAGTGGATACGATCGATGCGGCAATGGTTGAGCCGTAGACCGGAACTGGAGTTCCCGTGCTGATCGGCTGATTGTTGCCTGTTACCATCAGCGTAGCCGTGCCGCTGTCGCTGGCGTTGCTCACGTTCTTGCATTGCGTGGCCATGGTGAAGGCGCTGCTGGTTGCGCTGAGAATCTGGCCCCAAATGCCCAGCGTCACTTCGTTGGCCGCCGTCCCAGCAATGTAAACGAAGTTTCCCACCGAAAAGTTGTTGGTGGCGGTAACCGTCAGAAGACCGCCTGTGACGGCGCAACCGGTAATGGTCGCCACATTGGAAGTTCCCGTCAGGGTCGAGAGCTGCACCGGAAGGCCGTTCGCGCTCTGCAGAACTTGGAAGGTTCCCGCGTCGTTAGCTTGTGCAACATTGGAGAACGCCACCGTGCCGTTCGCGCCCGCCGGACCCCACAAGAAAGTAAAGGAGGATGAAGTCGCGCTGGCCACTTCCACAATCTGCCCGTTCATGAAGATCAGGTGGCTGGAAGTGAAACTGTTCAGCATCACGAATTGGCCGGGAGAGAGCGTATTGGCGGCGGTAATCGTGCCGGTGACACCGCTCTCGGCCCATTGCGTCTTGGTCACAGCCTGCGTGGGACCCAGAACAAGCGGCGTGCCGGCAAGCTGCGCCGGGCTCCACTTCAGCTTCCATGTCTGCCGCGGTCCTGCGCCCGAAGGAATCGGCGTGACCAGATAGTTGCCGCTCACCGAGTACACTGGGCCAAAGACGGCATCGATGTAGCCGCCATACTGCGGAAGCACAATCGGATCACCGCCGGCCACGTAAGACGACGGGCCATTGCCGTAACCGGCCCATGCCTGCCGCTTGCCGATGAAATCCGGATAGCCCTTGAGAAGTGTGAGATTCATTGCCGCTCCTTGCTGCGTTCCGGGCGGCGACTCGCCGCCGCTCGGAGAGTCTTAGTCCTGAAGAACCGGCGTCGTCATGAAAATCCGGAAGAGTGTCGAGATGACCGGAAGATCAATCGCCGTTCCCACCGTTGCCGTCGTCACTGCCGGCGTTCCGGTTTGCACATCGGCCAAGCCGCTGTTTCCGCCAATTGCTGCGCCCACCGCAGCCGACCCGGTGAAATTCGATGCTTTTCCAAGAACTGTCGCCATGCCGAGTTCCTGCACAAATCCGTAGTTGCCCGGCGTGATCGAGTTGAGGTATACAATCGATCGCAATCCCACCGCCGCTGGCGTGTTGTAATCCGTCACGATGTTCGGCGTGTAAAACATGTTCGCAACAACGGTGCCCGGAGTGCCGCCAGTCGCCAAAGTGAAGGTCGGAACTGAGGTATAGCCAGAACCCGGTGTCAGCAGTGTTACCGTGATCGCGTTCGCTGCGGTTACGATCACCTGAATCGTTGCCTGTGCCGTTGGGCTGCCTCCGCCCGAGGCAGTCACTACATAAGTGCCGAGCGTCTGACCAGAGCCTTGCGTGGCAACCGAAATCGACTGGACAGAACTGCCTTGCGCCATGTATCCAATCCAGCCTGTTTTTACATAGCTGGTATTTGCAGCCGCTGCTACCTGCACAAACCGATAGCGCCCCGAATGCAGCAGTCCGTTGGTGGTGTACGAAGCCTGGTTGGCCTCCTGCTCCGTCGCGTCAAAGTAGTCGCCCAGGTTGAGGCCGCCGGCCGCGAAGGGCTGCCCGGTGCGCAGATCGGTCAACGCCGTCGGCGAAGTGAAGTTCGCGTTGTTCCACGCAAGCCATGTCGGTACTATTTGCTGTTGCGGCATCGTCCTTCTCCTTGAAGTGCAACTTTTAGCTGTTAGCTAAAAGCTGAAAGCTGTTCTTACGCCGTCGCGGTCCTCACGGACAGGTCCAAGTCCGTGGGGTGACCTTACGCCGTGAAGCCGAATGCGTAGCAGTTGTGCCGCGGCTGGCAGTTATACAAATTCGTGCCCAGCCGCATGAACAAAGCGTCGATCGAGACGTTGTTCGGCATCGGCGCGCGCCGCAGACCAAAGTTCCAGCCCTTCTTGTTCGTGGGCCGGATCTTGAAACTCTCCGGCTCCAGGAAGTAGAGAACCTCGCTGGGTTGAATGGTGGTGGTCGAGGGCAGGTTGGAGCCCGTGGGTGAAACCGTCACGTTGGCGCCGGACTTGGTGAACTGCGGAGTGGTGAAAGCCACCGTCTGGGTACTCGATCCCACGCCGTCCGTCAGGTTCGTGTTGCCGGCCGCACCCTGCGCCGGGGCGAGCGCGATGAAGTTCGCCGCCTGCGCCGAGGGTGCCAGCGGATCGGCGTAGATGTCCACGCCGTTGAAGTTCAGCCCGTCCCACTTGATGTCATGCTTGGTGTTCGAGATATCCCGCCGCTGCGCATCCAGCGCCACGGCCACGGCCTTGAAGCCAAAGACGTTAGTGATCCCCAGCGTCGGATTCCCGCCCGCTACCTTGCACTGGCTCCAGAGCTGCATCAAGGCCGCAAAATCGATCTGGCCGGGTGCCCCGCTGGATGTGCCCAGGTAGATCGGCGTCGTGTTCAACGCAACGCCGATGTTGCCATTGCGGGCCTGACCACCGTAGTTGATGTAGATGTTGCCGTACACTGAGGGATCGATGCCATTGGTCAGCGCCTCATCCAGACCATTGATGGTCTTGATACGGTTGTCGAGAACCGTCGACGAGGATGCCTGTCCATGACGGAAGGAATCCATCTCCTGCATGGTGTTCATGGTCATCACCATGCACTCCATGAAGAGCTGGTACTCGTCCACGATCCGCGTCGGGCCGGAGTTGATGACCCCGCCCGTTCCAGAGCCGTCGTCCATCTCCCAGTCGTCCAGCGGATACCAAGTGGCGTAGGCCTTGGGCAGAAACTTGATGCCGGTGTTGATTTGCTGGCGGGTTACGGTCACCGTCTGGCCAGGATTCACCGCGGCTCCCTGCGTGCGCCCGTAAAGGATGCCTTCCATCATGCCCGCGCCGCCCAGGAACTCATCCCATACGCCGGCTTTGCGGAGCTTGGCCTGGAAGGGAGTGTCCACGAACAGGTTGTTGAAGACCACGTTCTTGCGGACGCTCTCCAAGTTACTCGCGTCTATTTCGTTGTAAAGCGGATCGGTTGGCACGGTTCACCTTCTTGGCTTTGAAGTAACGGGGTCCCCGAAAACAGGTCCTCGTTTTTGGGGTGCTAATGGCGATGGCCCAAGGCCATCGGTCTTGAGCCATCGCTTCTTCTCCGCCAGGAGGGGCGTGTCGCTCACGTCAAATCTGTACTTCGGGAAATCGGGCTTTTTATTCCCTATTCCCTAATCCCTGCTCTTACGCCGGAGCCCCCACGCACAGGTCCATGTCCGTGGGGTGGCTTACGCCGCCTGCTCTGCAATATCCGCGCGAATCGCCTGCGAGGTCGCCTGCCGGCGCTGCGCTTCGTTCAAATCCAACGGGTCGGGCCTCTGCTTGTCCTTCACCGCGCGGGCCACGTCCGCAAATCTTGACGGCTGCGCAATCCGCACCTCGGGATTGCTGCCGATCTTCTCCGCCCACTCGCGTTCCTTCGCCTTGACCGCTTCCTCTTTGGCCTTGGCCGCTTCCGCCAGCTTCGTTTCGTAGGGCGCCACCGCTTCTGCCCTCACCTTGGCATCGTGTTCCTCCGCCGCCTTGCGCGTGATCTCCGCCTGCTTGCCGGCAAAGTCGTACTTCCGGGCCACATAATCGCGGAAGGGCAACCGGGCGTTGTTCGCTTCCTCCACCAGCTTGTCGAAGGAGTCGGGTAAAAACTGTCCGGTCAATCTCTGGTACTCCTGGATCGCCCATCCCACGTTGCTGATCCCCGAGCCCAACCGCTGGTCGATGGCCTCCATGGTGAAGGTTGGGCTACCCGGTGTCGCGCCCGGCGCATTGGTCACATAACGGCCTTGCGCATCGCGCATCTGATTGTTCGGTGGTTGTCCATTCTGCGGTTGGTTGTTTTGCGGCACATAGCCCGGCGCCTCGGCAGGAACGAATCCCGCAGCCCGCGCTGCCTCGTTCTGCGCCCGGTAGAAGGCTACCTGGGCATCCAGATTTGCCTTCTCCGTGCCCCAGTTGTTCAGCGCCGGCGCGATGCTTTCGTCATAGAACTTTTTGTTAGAGCGCTCCGCAATTTCGGCCGCTTCTTGCGCGGCCTTCGCCGCTGCCGCCTCTTGCTCCATCTTTTGCTGCGCCTGCTGAATGGCTTGGCGTTCCTGCTCGGCCTTTTCCGCAGCCTGCCGCGCTGCTGCTTCCTTCTGCTCGGCCGTCGTCAGCAAACCGCCGAAGGCGTTGATCGCCTTGGCGTCGAGGGCCGCGATGGCCTCGTCGCTCAGACCGGATTGCTTCAAAATATCTTGAACTGTCGGCATACTCTCTTCTTCTCCCGGAATCTTTTAACTGTTCACTGTCCGCTGTCGGCTGCTAACTGTATTGCGGTTGCTGCCCGATAGGGGTTGGTTGTGGAGGACTGACCAGCGCTGTCTGCGCCTCCTGAATTCCCTGCGCCACCTTCTCCATGCCGGCAGCTATCCGCGGGTCTGAGGCAGCCATCTGCTTAGCCGTCTGGTACCAGCGCGCGAGCAGCATTTGGAGGGGATTGGCGGGAGCCTGCGAAGCGCCGCCCTGCGGAGAGGGACCCTGCGGGGGAGCGCCGCTGTCCATCGGAGGAGCGGCGCCCTGGCCCTGCTGGTCTGGAGTTGGTTGGGGAGTCGTAGCCATTTGGTTCTCTCTGTCGGAGAACCCGTCGTCGGGGTTCCCAACTATCGGGGTCCCCAAGAATTGGTCTTCGATTCTTGGGGCGGGAACGGCGGGTTCATGCCGTTGGGTTGGTTAGGCCTTGACTGCCGTCTTCTTGCCGCCGCGCTTGCGGCCACGCTTGCCGCGAGCCTTCTTCAGATGGGCGCCCTTTGCGCTTACACGCTTGCGATGTGCCATGATCTCTTCTCCTTGGTTGCTGAAAATGGAAATGGCCCAAGGCCATCTCGGTCTTGAGCCATTGCGTCTTCCCCAAGGAGGGGTTGCATGTTGCTCACGCAGTTCTTTACTACCTGTAGGCCGTATCTTTTTTCATGTCAAGTCCTATTTCACAAAATTTTTGTGCCGATGCCGATCAGGGCCCGCACCTGGTCATCCACGCCCTCGGGAATCTTTGTCCGCTGCTCCACGTTGACCCCCATGACACCGCCCATGTTGTACAATCCCACAATCCTGCCTGTCGCCCTGGTCGCTTTGAGCAGATCGTCCAGCGCCCCCAAGTCGGTAGGCAGTTCCATGCTCACTTCGGTCAGGTAGTAATTCTTTTGCACTTTGATCTTCACCGCCATAGTTGCCCTCCGGGGCTTAGCTATTGCCTGTCGTGCGCGGCTTTGCCGCTCACGATTCCGTCACCACCGTCCGCGGCTCCCCGCCCTGTAACCCTTTCTGCTTGATCCTCGGCCCTTTCTGGCCGCTGGGGCGGCGCCCGCCGCCGCCTTTGCCGCCGCCACCTTTGCCACCTCCGCCTTTACCGCCTGCCCCGCTAGGCGCCTGAGCGCCGGGAAGCTGGGAGGGGTCGATGCCCAACTGCTTCAGGAAGAGCATCGCCTGCACCTGCGCCAGGATTTGCAGCTTCTGCGTCTCCAGCTCCTCGTTGAACCACTTTTCCCGTTCCGTGTTGCCGGCGATCTCCCCATAGTTCTGTACATCCAGCTTTTTCATCACCGTGGACCATGAGATGGGGGCGTTGCTGCGCTTCAACTGCAGGTACTTCAACTGTTCCTGCATCTGCGTAATGCGCAGCAGAGTGCTGGGCACCGATACCAGCCGGATCTGCCGGGCGAACCAGCGCGCCCGCGTCAACTGGTCATATCGCGAGGGCGACTCGGGAAAGTTTCCGTTCACCATCTCGTCCGGCAGATGGCTCGGCACCAGCTCGTCGGGATTGAAATCGAAGACTTCGCGGGCCATCGAATCAGGTCCCACGTACTCCATGATCCGCTGCGCATTGAACCACTGCAGGATGAGAAACTTCATGCGGTAGCCTATGGCCTTGTTGCCCTTTTCGATGCGCGCCGCGATCCCCTTGGCGATGGGCCCGATCGACTCCAGCATCTTGTCCGCCGTCTCGTTGGCGATGTTCATCTTCATGTTCTGCAGGTTGCCCAGGTCCTGCAGACCGAGCTGGGACTGCTTGCAGAGTTTCAGATACTCTAGGAACTTGAAGTGCTCACTCTGCACCCGAACCTCTTCCGGCAGGACGGATTGCAGCGTCTCCTTGGGCTTGCCATCCACGCCCACGCGCACGTCCTCCTCGAAGATGTCGAAATGCTCAATCTTCGGTCCCCCGGTCATTGTGTGGTCGTAACCCAAGGGCGGGTTCAGCGTCACGGTGATGACCTGATCGATCTTGCGCTCGATCTTGCGCGTCGTCGTCTCGATCGCGGCCACGTCGCCCACCAGCGACCGCCCCAGCGGCTCCCAGGCCCAGTCGTCCACCGTGTACTGGATCACCGGAATCTTGCCATCCCAATCGAAGGCCGGGCCGTCGTACATTGGCCTGTCCAGCCCCGAGGCGGTAATGATGAGTCGCAGGTTAGGGTAGACCCGGCAATCTTCCACCGTCGCCGGCCGCATCGTCGGCTGCCCGTTGCGCATCCCCCCGAAGATCTCCTGGTTGATAAAGGGCACTTTGTAGAACCAAGTCGTGCCGGGATCGCCCATTGGCAGCTCGAATCCCGTATTGTTGATCCGCAGGTCGCGCACGAAGGTATAGCGGATCTCGGTGTAGAGGTTGCCGAAGCTCCGCCCCTGCTCGCCGTACCTATATCTCTCGGTAAAATCCAGTCTCCGCGCCTGCATCTGGCTCTTGTAGTTGCGCGGACCCACCGCCTGAAGTTGTCCCTGAAAGAGCGGAAAGCGCCCATGCGCCTCCGCGATCGGCATGTAGTCGTAGATGGTCACGGCGTAGGCATCCTGCACATTGTTCGACTTCGGCATCTGCACCGGGATCACGTCCAGCAGACCCAGCGCATCAAAGACCATCTGGCGCTCACCCCAGCCGTACTCATCGCACCGCACTTTGGGCCACAGATAGCCGATGCCCATCACTGCGGCATATTGCAGGACCTTGAGGATCTGGAAAGGAAAATCGGATTCGAGGTAGACCGCCTTGGAGACCTTGGTCAGCATCTCCGCCATTTGCTTGTAGACCGGGATGTCCGACCCGTAGCCGGCAATCTCGCGCACCTCGGCCAGAGTCTCGCAGAACTTGCGGATATCGTATTTCAGCTCGTTGGTAATGAGCGTAGAGCGGGATTTATCCCGGAAGATGGCGTCGAAGATGCGCAGGTTCGCGCCCAGATTCTTGTAGCAGCTTTGGCCTTCGAGAAAGCCCTCGCCCTCCTGAATCTGTTCCTCAACCCAGCCGACGCGGGTCTGTGGAGAGGTTTCGAACTTCGGCACCTGCCACTGAACAGTCTCCGGTTCCATGCATCATCGCTTTCTCCTCGGTAGTGCTGGCCGCACCGGCGAAAGCGGCTTCGCCGCAAAAGCCCAACATTATGCGCACCATAGAGCAAAAATGCTTGTGCGTCTACGCCAAAAATAGTGAATCGTGTGAGTGTGAGTCGTCAGTTTGCCGCGCACTCGCACTGTTCACCCACACTCTTCACTGTTCAATGACCATGCTCATACGCCTCCGCGTGCAGATAACTCTCCCGCTTCGTCTTCGTCCTGTCCCCCCGTTTGTCGTAGAGTTCCAGGTGCCGCGCCAGAAAATCCCGGTTGACTTGGTTCCGCGCATTGGCCATCAGGTTCAGCATGTGCAGCCGGAGCTGCTTCCGCATCGGTCCTTCGATCGCCTCCCGCTGCTCTTCCTCGACCTCCTCGCGAATCCTCTCCTGCTTGCGCATTTCATTCGACCAATACTCCGCCGCCAGGGCGGAGCCACAGATGATCTTTTCCCATCCCCATGGCGCCGGATACTGCTCGGGAAGTCCCATCCGCAACTCCCGGTTGAGCGGATTCCGCCAGTACACGATCTTTGTTCTCAGTTGCGCGCTCATCACGCCTCCGGCGCTGGAAGTTGCTCGATCACCTGCTCATGCTTCCATTCCAATCGCATCCGTTGAAAATCCTCCCGCGTCAAGCATTTTTCGTCCATCCTGATCGTGGTTACTTTTCCCGATTCATCTATGTGCGTAAAAAATCCTGCGCCTAGACACAGCCGATCACCGCATTCGCTCTTGGCTTCACTGCCGCTTTCCAACGCGCGTAGCGCCATCGGCGTTGTCATCATCTCCACGAACGTCTTGCTCCATTTCAACTTTTGCGCCACTTTGGCGGTTGCCTGATGCCTTTCCATCGGTGTCATCATCGCCGGGTGCTGCCGTTGGCCCTTATCGATCTCCCGCATCTTCCTTTTGAAATCACGGCGAAGACCGTTCCAGAATCTTTCGTTTTTCTTGCTCTGGGCATCCAGAGTTGAAAAAAGAAAACAATCAAAACAGCGCAGCCGATCCAGCCGGCCTGCCGCATCCCACCCAAAATAAAAGACCGGTCCCCATAAACGCCTAAAAACCGGTTCATCCGATTTTTCCTGGACGCAGAGCGTGGTTCCCCAATCGAAAACAACGGTTAGCCATGGCGTCCGCAAGGTAACGCTTCGCTCCCGATTGTCATTCCGCCTCTGCAAATCAAAAAATCGCATCGCCTCTTCTCCCGATTTACTCGTTCACTTTTTCACTCGTTCCCTGCCCATTACCACTCCCCCACACTCACCGCGCTCATCGAGCACACCGCCCGGCTCAGCGGCGGATTCTTTTCTGCTGGCAGCGCATACCGCTTTTGCGCCCGCTCGGCCAGAATGTCGAAATCGTGCGCGGTGAAGAACGATTGCGCCGCCGCCCGCACCCGGTCATCGTGCTGTCCGCTGCGGTGCTCCATCTTGGAGATCCTCCCTGCCGCCGCATGACGTTCCAGCATCTTCAGCTCCTCGATCAGCCACTTCGACGCCGGCCGGTACCACCCGCCGTTCACCGCCTCCGTGAAGCGCGTCATCAGGATCGGCACACTCCAGACATTCGAATACCAGCCTTCTTTTTTGGTGCTGTCGTCCCTGATTTTTTTGCTGTCGTACCGCCGCGGCTTGTGATGGTAATGGAAGCCCATCAGCTTCAATTGGTGCTGGCAGGTATCGCCAGGCCGGTTGATTTGCTCCACGCAGAACTTTACCCCCCGCGGATCGCGCGTATTCTCCCCGTACCAAGCGGCCATACAGGCCGCAAAACCCACGATCTGGGCGGAGTTGATCCGGTTCGAGGTAAGCTCGGCCACTTGGTAATCAAACTCGTCTCCAAAGCGGTTCCGCGTCATGGAGGCGCAGGTCCGGTCCTCGTCCTCCTTGCCCAGCCCGTCAGCCGTATCGATGCCGCAACTGTAGTCGTAGCCCGGCTGCGGTTCCTCGAAGACCAGCAGCTTGTCAAAGCTGTCCGTCTCCACCTCCTCGTTTACCGGCTTCAACGGCACCAAAACCCAGTCATATCGTTGCCCGCGGTGCGATTCCCAATGCACACGGATGCGCGGCCGTTCGCAATCGATCTCGCTCTCCTCCGGATCGAAGCCGTCGTCAATCGAATCTCCGGTGATGGCGTAGGTCTGCACCGGCTTTCTTCTTTTCACGCCCTCGCCTTGCACCTCGTATACGTGCTCTTCGATCTCTCGCATGGTTTCCAGGTCGAAGACGCTGTCATGCACCCCGGTCAGCGCCTCAAAGTCGTCCGCCGGCATCCGCGCGAACCAGATCTTCTGCGTATGCTTTTCGCAGGCCTCCCGGTACCCGAACTCCCAGAACCATTGCTGCTCCAGCGGCATCCGCCAATGCGCGCCGGCGATCTGGGCCAGGTAGGGAGTATTGCGGATATACAGTTCGCAGCGGAGAACATGCTTGCGCGTCTCTTCCAGCGGCCTCCAGCCTGCCGGAATCGGGCATTTGCGCAGCCAATCCGCCTCCGGATAGAGATCGGTGGCCATCGGCCAGGGGATAAAGATCGGACAGAGCCGCGTCAGGCCCTTCGGCCAGTTCTTTTTGGCGTCGCGCCAACTGTCGGCCAGCCATCCGGTATTCCCGCCTCCGGTGCCTTCGAAGACCATGAAGAGATTGCGGCTGCTGTGCGTGGCCGGCAGCAGCCCCTCTTCGATGACTTTTTTGGGCTTGGGAATGTCGGCCAACTCGGATATGTGGATGCAGGTCGGGGTCCACCCCTGGGCGATGCCCGTGGCCTGCATTCCCGACTGGATAGAGAGGATTGATCCATTGTCAAAGGCGCCCTTGGGCATCTTCCGCGGCACCAGCCACCACGGGCAGCGGTTGTAGGCGGTATCCAAAATGCGCCCGATCAGCTCCGACTTGTCGGCCTGCACCGAGGCCATCACGGCCTGGGTATGGGGAATGAACATCAGCCGGTGGATGAACTTCAGGGCCGTTTTGGTGGTGATGCCCACCTGCCGGGCCTTCAGGATCAGCAGTTCGATCGAGACCTGTTTCAGGTCGAAATCGGCAATGATCGAGTCGTAGACCGCCTGCGACTGGCGGTTGCAGAATTTGAAGATATGGCCCTTCTCGTCGCAGACGTAGGCGTACCGGCTCTCCCAGTAATTCGAGTCCAGGGCGCACAGGACCTGTTCGTTCTCGATCCAGCGCCGGATCTCCTGCTGGCGCCTCTGGCTGATGGTCTTGACTAGGGTAATCCAGGAGCTGCGGGTGTTGGTCTCCATCTTGATGAGCGAGTCGATGTAGGCCTTGAACTCCTCGATCTGGCCCAGGGAGTGATACTGTGGCCTCCATCCCTCGCGGGCGGCGAACTCGTCCAGGTTGGCGAGTATGATGCGCTCCGAATACATCGCTCTCCGTCGGTGGCGAGTGAAAAAGTGAAGAAGCGAAAAAGTGAATGCGTCCGCCGCAGCGGATTCACTCGTTCACTCATTCACCGCAAAACCGCGGAACGCGGATTTGCTCAACCTTTGTTGGCGTGCGATTTGCTGTGCCGCTTGCCCAGCATGTGCACCCGCTCCAGATTCTTCTTCGCGTTCTTGTTGTGGATGGACTGCAGCGCGTTTACCTTGATGCCTTTTGGTTTTGCCATGACATGCTCCTTCTCCGAGGTCCCCACGGACAGGTCCACGTCCGTGGGGTGGAAATTGGCTGAAAACAGAAATGGCCCAAGAGCCATTTCGCTCTTGAGCCATTGCTGATTCCGCCGGGGCGGGGGCATGTCGCTCGATTATCTTGTTTACATCTATGCCGAATCGGCGCCGCTGTCAAGCCGCTTTTGGAAACTCGCGGTACTCCACGCCGTCGAGCAGTGCGCCGGCGGTTTTCTTTGTTAGGCGCATCGGCTTGCAGGTTCCATTCTCAAATGTTCCCAGCGCATCGCCATAGCTCCCGCGCTGGCCGGGCGGCAACCATAGACCCCATTGCTTGAAGAAAAATGGCACTCCGGTCGCCGCGCACTGGTCTCGCAGACTCCTGGCTATTTCAACGGCCGATTCCACGAAACGCGCCTTCCGTCCGCTCTCGAAGCCGCAGATGACCCAGTCCAGATGGTCGGCAAAACCCTGGTAAAGCGCGTTCATCGGTGCTGTAAATTCCTCGAATCCGACCCAGACCCGCCGGGTGAGGCAGTCCAGATTGATTGCCTCCAGCAGCGGCTCGGCGCTGACAAAGCGGCAACTTGCCGGCGTCGCCAGCAGCACCGGAATCAGATCATCGGCCTCCTTTTGGGTGCATACCGATACGCCCTCACGGACGTTCTTCATCGGCCAGCCAACGTTGCAGCCCTCGGCAAGGACTCCGTTGATTGCGTTGGTGATGTGGCACTTAGCTTTGGCCTCCCATAAAACACCGTCTTCGTCCGCCAAGAAGGAAAGATATTGTGCCCATTCACCCGCGTTCTCGAACCGGGTCAGGAAACTCTGGCGCCGCTCAGGCCGCTTAGTCAAGTGCATAAAGGTGTGCCGTGCGCAGAGGGCTTCGACCGCATAAACCTGCGCGATCCATTCCTCCGGCACGAACTCCGCGAAGAGGTCCGTCATGGAGCAGACGAAGATATTGCGCGGCTTGCGCCAGCCGAGCGGCTGCATCAGCACCTTTTTGTCCAGATACAGCTCCACCTCGTCCAGGCCGGGCACAGTGTAGTCCACGCCGTTGCCGCGCCAGATGTTCATGGCCGCAGCGTAGCAGTGTGTGCAGCCGGGCGAAATCCTCTGGCAGTAGTGGCCTTGCTTCCCTGTGGCTTTGTTACGGGCGCGAATCGGGTTCCAGCTCTCTCCCTGGGAGCCGTCCGCATTCCGCGTCCACTCAATCTTGGTCGGCATGGTTATTTCTGATTCCTGACCTCTGGAAGCAGCCTCTGCCGGATCGGCACCAGCTTCTCCTCGATGAGATTGGCTGGCGGGAAGAGCTGGTCCAGATCGTCGTCCCCGTCGAAGGTGGCCGCCAGATCGGGCTCCTCCTTTTCCCTGCCCGCCGCTCCGAAGACCGCCTTGCCGATGAAGGTCGGGCCTTTGGGGTCGGGCAGGAAGCCCAGGCCGCGGTGCACCAGCATCCTGTCCTTGTCCCCGCTGGGCATCATCGCGTACTCAATGGTCTTGCGCATCACGGCCGCGTGTTGCGAGAAAGCGATCACCTTCACCGAATTCACGCTCATCTCTCTGAGAGCGAAGAGAATCGCCCCGGCCAAATGGCGCAAATCCACATTGGCCGCGATGGCGATCGCCTCCCAGGGCAAGCTCTGCCGGTCTCCGGCTGGAATCGCGTCGTACTTTTTGAGGAAGGCCGCGATCACCTCGTCCTGAGCGGCAAAGCGCATGGCGCCCAGCACCGCCTGCAACCCTCCTTCGGCCTGGTTGAAGAGCGGCGTGATCTCCGGAGCCCTTTCCAGCGTCTCACGCTTGACCTTCAGCCGCCGCAGCGCCTCCGCCAGCCGGTTGCTCTCCTTGAGCGGCTTGGGAACCGGCAGGGGAGCGCTGGCCTTCGAGGTACTGTCGCTCCCGATCACCAATGAAGGGCTCGTTTTCGAGTCCGCCAAGCCACTCTTCGAGGCTTCCGCCGCTGGCGCCGTGATTTTCCCGGATGCGGTCTTCTTCGGTGGGGATACGAGTGACAACTGCATCCCGTTTTTCTTTAGGTTCCGGCCACCGCCGTCCGAATTCTCTCCGTTTGGTTTCATCTATTCCCGCCAATGCCTGTGCGATCATCTCCAACGCCGCCACCAGCCGTCCTTCCTGCTCCTCCATCATTGGATCACGCTCTCCTTCTTCTCTGGGGCTGGGGTCTCGAAGGGCAACTCCGGCCCCAGCCTCTCAGCTAGTTGCCAGGGCGTCTCCAGCGTCGGGTTTTTGCAGTCCTTGTGCTCCACGCGATCCACCCAGAACGGCCCTACCTTGACATGGCGGTACTTGTCCGTCTTGAGAATGCGTCTGCGGCACAACCGGCAGGTACGGTGGCGGACGATATGCCAGTCGAAGATGCTTGCCAGCCATTCCAGCCATGCCAGCTTACTTGGTTTCATCTTGGGCCTATTTCTTTGTTGGCAACGCCGGCTTTACTACCGGCTTCGGCGGGTCGGCTTCCACAGCGAAGGTCTGCTGGTTGATGTGGAAGCCCGGATGCGCCGAATCCCATTCCCTCAAAATGGTAAGTTCCTGTTGCTCGGCGTCCTGCCATTGCTTCTGCGCATCCTGCTTGCTCTTCTCGCAGGCTTGGATGGCGATGTGCTCTGCTGTGCTCAACTGCGGCGGCGGAGCAGGCGTCTGCTGGGATGCCTGCTGCGTCCACGCTGGCATTGTTGATGCCAGCACCAAAACTGCGAACCAATGTTTCATTGTCTTTCCCCCTCACCTCGTATTCTATTGCCGCTTGAGGGTTTCTGCTTAACTTCCATGCGCGGGCCGTCCCTACCGAGCAAGGAGCTATTGAATTATTCGGCTCGAAAGCCTATTTACCGGCCGCCTTCGCTCCTCAGCGGCCAGCATCCCTCGGCCCGCGCATCTTCCCCCGGCCGGGAACTTGTTAGACCGATTGGGCGATGGAGCCGCCGGTCACGTCGGTGAGCAGGGCGACGATGGTGAAGGTTGCCGTCGCCGTTGCCGTGGTTCCATCTGCGTTGGTGTAGGTCCAGGTCAAGGTGAACGTATCTCCCGCACTCGCCGTGGAAGGCAGGTTGACGGTGGCGCTCAAGCCGGTCGGGTCGGAGGCGTTCTGGGTGACCGGAGCGTTGACGGTATCGGAGCTGGTCCACGCCGTCGAGGCCGCCAGCGTCGTTACGCCAGCGGGAAGCGGTGTGACTTCAAACTGCGGGCTGTTGCCTGGTGCGATGGGAAGCAGAGCCATTGGATCTCCAACTTGGGTCATGACGCCGCCCAAGACGCGGTTGCATTGCATGAGGTATCTGAGAATCTCGCGCAGCAGGAGCGTGTTCTCCCGCACATGCTCTTCAATCGCGCGAAGCCGTTTTTCCGACATGAATCTTCCTTATCCTGCCGGCCGTTCAAAAACCTGGTGCGTCAAGGGCCACAGGTGGTCTTTGACCTCTGCTGTATTCTCATCGCCGGCAACGAACATCAGGATCGGCTGCAGAGGGTGGTTGAAGGTCAGCAGTTCTAGGAAGATGTCCTTGCCGTCGGCGATAGCCTTTCGCTGCTCCTCCGTTGGAGACCAGCGCGAGAGTACGGCGCCGTCGGGTCCCAGGCTTTTCAGGGTCCGCAAGGGCTTGTAGGCTGGCTGATCTTCGGCATAGATCTTCTCCCTGCGTTCCTCGCCGGGGAGTACGGCGCCATCCTTCGGCTGCAGGTAATCGATCATGAGTTCTCTGTGCCGGCCTTTTTTGGTTTCTTGGCGTAGCGGTGTTTCTTCACCACCGTTCTGCCGGTTTCATCCTTGCCCAGGCTGGGTATTTCCTGGCCGCTGCGTTCTCGTACCATGTTCAGCCGCGGCTCCAGCTCGATTTCCACACGGGCGTCGACCTTCTTTGCGTTTGGGTCCTCGCTTGCTGTTCCTTTGATGATCTTGGTGTGAACCTGTGCCGTGTCCAGCCCATGTAGATTCAGGTGGACCTCGATCCACCCGTCGTAGCCGCCGGTATAGGCGTCCGTATCTCGCAGATTGCAGTCCCCTCGCAGCTTCGTTTCCACTTGTTCCAGCAGGTCGTAAATGATCTCTTCTCCCGTTAACCCTTCCACGTAATCGTCGTCCACGTTATGCCACCTCTCCTGTGTTGTGAATCTCGCGGTCCTTTTCTACTGCGTTGATAAACTTGAGCATGTCCTCTTTGTTGAGCCCGCCGTCGATTTCTGCCACCTCTATGCCCCACCCGTCGTAGGCTCCGTCCTCGGCGCGGAAGAAGTGCGTCGTTCCGGTTGATTCGATCAGCAGACTACCCTGTCCGTTCGGCGCCGCTTCTCCAGCTCGGATCGTTCCAATCAGGGTGAGTGTTTCTGTTCGGCCGTCGCAGCGCATTACTTGGATCTTCATGGTTCCACTGTCTTTCCTGCCCATTTATTCAAAGCATCTGCCAGGATTTGTAGTCCAGACATTTCATCCTTATTGCTTAGGCTGAGGATGACTGCTTGTTGTTCTTTTGTGTCGATACAGAGGTAGGCGTCGGGGCAGTCTTCGAAGGGGGATTTCTTGACGTAAACCGAGCCTGTTAGTTTCAAACTCACTCTATGCCGCCTTTCCCTCGTTGTACTTTGCCTTCAGCGCCAAAAACTTGCGCAGTGTGCCGGGCAGTGGTGTGCAGATGCAAGCCTCGATCTTCTGCACCGAGCGTCGGCTGATTCCTAGAACCTCTGCCAGCTTGACTTGTGTAAACAAATAGTCCTTACGGAATTTCAGCCACTCCTGCTTGCGTACTCGTCGTTCTTCCAGATCCTCTTCGTTTGGCTTCGGCCTCGGCATGGAACGGCGTTCTCCCAAGTTCCACGTGGAACCTGTGCGCTAACCCTGCGCCTATCTCAGTTACACGTCAACCCTAATTTTTAAGCTGCGCTTAAAGTGCGCTTCTAACTTTTCTCTGCTAGAATTTTTTGAATAATACCCTGCGCTTAAAGTGCGCCTTTCGTTTTCGGCTTATAGGAAACAAGGGCTCTCTGAGGCGTCAATGCCGTCGCGCGGGGGGGGGTGCCGGACAACTCCCGCCCCGCCGCTGGCCCGCCCGAGCTGCCAACCCCCGCCCTGGCCAACCGCCCGCCGTGCATCCGGCCATCCCGCCCCGCCCCGTCTGAATGCTGGGGCGGGATTCCTACCAACCCCCAACCCCCGCCAATTCAGCGCGCAACCCGCCCCGCCCGGCAAAGTAGCACCAAACGATACCCCCGCCCGCGTCCTGGTCATCCCCCGCCGGATACCCCGCCCCGCCCGCCCCGCCCCGCTGATACGCTGCGCCCGCTTTGATAGGGGACCATCAAACCGCCCCGCCCCGCCCAAGGGCTTACTCTCTCCGCCCCTTTCCGCGTCACCCCCGCCCGTCACCTCCGCCAGACCAGGGCGGTATAGCATCCCGCCCGGATGGGCAACCGCACACCCCGTATCCTTATATATAGGTGTGCCGGGCCTATCTGCCATTATGGGAACGGATGCAGAATAAACCGTAATATAGTCACGATTACACTTGACACTCTAATATCACTTGGCCTAAGCTATCCCTAGTCGCACAGGGCACGGTAGAGCGCATCAAGGCTCACAGTTGCCCGGAAAGGTCACCCCATGGAACTGTTTCACGCACATCAACAGTGGGCTACTCGCCCCGCCGATGAACGGTTTGAAAGTCTCCAATCGCTCTATGACGCAACCAAACTCTACGCGGCATCCGCCCGCGAAACGAAAGTACCCGTCTCCACCATCCGCACGGAAGCGATAGACGGGAACGTTCAACTGGTAGGCCGGACCAACATCCCCGCCCTACTCACTCACTGGGCATTCGGCCAACTTTCCGCCCGAGTGGGCGCGCCCGCATCCTACCTCCGGGAACTGCCCGCCACTCTGGCCTGTCAAAACCTGAACCACGGTCTGGCCAAGTATGCGGACCGCTCGGACATTGCAAACCTGCTTTTTCACAATAACGCAGGTCTGCTGCTCCGGGCTTTTACCTCCGATGAATACGCCCGCATCTGGAATTACGAGGTGGCGGAGAGGTTGCTACAACTTGAGGCGCAAGGATGGACGCCCGCCCGCCCCGATAAACGCTTTGACGGCGGGGACCCTACCATCTGCCAAACCTGCAACGGGACCGGCACGGCCCCCGCTCTTCCCGGCCCGTTAACGTCTCCCTGTCTTCCCGCCCCTTGCTCCACCTGCAAAGGTACGGGCAAGGCTCTACCCGCCCTCTACGCTTCCGATCACGATATGTTTGCATTCGTTCGGAACGATACCGCCATTGTCCGTGAACCGGGCAATCCAGACGGCCTACAGCGGGGCGTGATTGTACAAAACTCTGAGGTGGGCGCATCGGCCCTGAAGCTGGTGCGTTTCCTCTACCGGGCCATGTGCGGAAACCACATCATCTGGGGAGCATCCGATGTTCTGGAGATCAACGTCCGACACGTCGGAACTGCCCGTCTCCGCTGGCACCATTACGAAGCAGAGTTACAGCGGTATCTGAACCAGGGCGCCGATCAGGACGAGCTGAAAATCTCTGAAGCCCGCCGCGTCTTCATCGGCGAGACGAAAGAGCAGGTCCTAGATCGCCTCTTTGGAATGCGCGCTGTGAACCTCCCCCGCAAGACGCTGGAAGCGGGTTACGACGCTACAATTCCCGAGCAAGACGGCTCGCCCTCTTCTGTATGGGGAATCGTCCAAGGTCTCACCCGCCACTCTCAGACGGTCCCCTTCGCCGATACCCGCACGGCCATCGACCAGGCAGCGGGCCGGATACTCTCGATTAACTTCTAACCTCAACCGGGCGGGGGGAACCCCGCCCGCCCCGTCTCCGGATTCTTCACTCCGGGCCGATGATTCCCGAAAGGATGAAACGGGCAACACCGAAAGAGGGCAACTAACCCTGATGACCTTTGACGTAATCCTTACCACCATGGAAGCGGGCCAGATCGTAGAAAAGCCCATACACCGGGCAAGGGTCACACTCCGCACTGACGTGCGCGCCCTGCTAGACGGTCTGGCCTTGCAACGTTTCGGGCCTGTGCATAACGTCCGCCGGGACTCTACCCTGTTTGGTTGGGTTGCGGTCTCAAAAAATGGCGATACACTCCACCTGCGATAAACACCCCCGGCCCGCCCGGCCCCGGCCCGGCGTCCGGATTCTGGACACCCACCGGCCCTTGATAGCGGGCCTTTGATAGCGGGGCCACTTTGATACCGGCCCATTTGATAGCGAACCAAACCAACCGCCCGCCACGGCGGGCAGAAACCCGAGGAAAGAATGAACCCCAAGAAAAGCAAGCTGGCATCCCGCGCCGAGCGCATCCTGCGTAAAAACAGTAGCGATGATCCCGCCCGGATGAAAGCCCTACGGGCGAAGTGGGCAGACGCAACACTCAAGCATTACACCCAAACCGCTGGCGAAAAGCCCAGGCCCGGCATGACCAAGGCACAGCGCCTCGACCTCAAGCGTCAGAATCTCTCTGACCTCCTCTGCCAACTCGCCCACCTCTGCGACCGGGACGGCATCGACTTTATGAGCCGTTTGCATGTCGCCGCATACCACTACCGGGAAGAGGCGGGGCGCAAGGGAAAGCAGCTCCCACCTCCCCCGGCCAAGTTCCCCAAACCATCACCCGCCGCACTTTCCGGCGCAGTGCGCGACTTTGTGAAGATGGCCGCTGCTGGAAACACGGAGGCCGATGACCTTCAGAAACTCGCCTGTGACCTGCTAGGCCGGAAGCATCCGGCAAAGCCCGCCGCAAAGAAGACGCCGAAGACCGCCGCGCTGCGTCAAGCCATTGCCACTTGGAGAAAAGCCGCCGATGGCGATTCCGACGATGCGGAGCATGACGCGGGCCATGAGCTGGCCGACCTTGCCGAATCCTTCCTTAATCTCGCATCCCCCAACACCCGGCCCGATCTGCTCACCGTCTGCAAAGCAACACTGCAAACTCTGGAGAACATCACCACCGATGCCTTTAGCAAGGGCGGCGACAAAGCCCTGCGCGATGCGCTGAAGACGGCCATCGATAACGCCGCGTCCGCCCCAACCCCCAACCCTCTGGCGGACCCCAGCAATCTGGCCACTGTGCTTTGCGCTCTTCGCCTCTTCCAAAGGGAGTACGAAGGCTGCGAGGCCAAGGATATCTACGAAGCATGGCCGGATCACTTCCCCGTGGTGGACGGCAAGCAACCCGAGCCGCTGGGTACCGATGACATAGATACCCTCTGCGAAGAGCTGAACTGCGGACCGGCCCAACCCCCCGCCCCGCC